TGAAACGGGTTACACTTTTAAAGATCCACACGAAGCAGATTTAAACTCATTAAATGACTACGGGTACTTTTTGAGTGATCCGCCGCGGGTTATAACTGATTATGGTACCTTTGCGTTACGCAAGGCAACCCGGGAAGAATGCCAAAGAACTTTGTCAGGTATGGAAAGTTTTCGGCAGATCGAGGAGAATTGGAGTAACCAGGAAGTTAAACCATTAGAGGGCTTAGAGTTGCGCCAACAGCACGCCGAGGATCATTGGCAAGATATTAAATACGATGGGGAGTTTCGGGAGCATTATGTGGAGGAGCCTAAAAGACAAAAGTCTGGCATGTTTGACTTCCTTACAGGGTTCTTTTTTGGAAATTACTTTTAATAAAGCACTTGACAAAGTCTAATTAATAGACTATACTAAAGACAATCAAGAAACGAGGGGGAGCATATGGCAAACAAACGCAAAGCCGTAGAAACACCGTTAGAGTTATTTATTAAGAACCATTGTTACAACAGGAGCTTAGAAGAAATTGGTAGGACTAACTACGTGCCAAAATCTACTATGTACAGTGTAGTCTACAAACGGCAACCAGTGGAGTACCTATCTTTAAGAATCTTAGAGGCCTTACAAAAGAACACGCGTCACGCGATGACCTTAGAGCAAATTGTGGGGACTTTAAAAGATTATCAAAAAGAATACAAATAAGGTATTGACAAAGTCCATTATATAGACTATAATAAGAACATAAAGTTAAGCAACTAAAGACAAAAGAAAAGGGAGTAACTAACATGACAAATTATAAAGACTTAGCATACAACGTTTACAACGAATTATCAAGCAAGGTACTATCAGTCGATGAATTAGAACCCCATTATGATACACGTAAAAGTTTCTACAAAAAAGCCTATGTAATTACCTTAGAGAACGGGGCACGCTTATTACGTTCCTATGAAACAATCGTAGCAATGATTACAAGCGACGGGCGTTATATTCAAGATGACGATTATAGTGCCACCACAAGACGCCACCAGCATGATTTTTCCTTTCAGTTTGCTACAAAAGGGTCTGATACAATCCATAACAATGTTGCTTACAGCATTCAGAATGTATTACAACAGACTACGCCACAGTATTATAAATTATTTTCATAAAGCACTTGACAAAGTCCATTATATAGACTATACTAAAGACAATCAAATAAGGAAGAGGTAATTAACATGACAACTACAAACTATGAAGAACAAGCAACTAAACTATATAACTTTAACAAGGAAAACAACTGGGTATTACTAGAAAATATCTTAATTGATCTAGCAGATACTAACGGGGAACCTATTTTTGACCTGGGGGAATGGTTAGATGAGTTTGACAACAACGCGGAATTAGTCCAGATTGTACAACAAAGCGATCATTTTGATATTAATGATAATTACATTAAAGAAGGTATCTACTACCGGGATTGCACTACTGGTGACAGTATTACGGAACTCATTGGGGATGAAAAAGCAATTGAATGGATTGCCAGTGCCTTAGAATATGACCCGGAAACAGTAGAAGACCTTGATATTTACACGGAAGACTAAAGGGGGGTACTAACATGTTAAATGTAGATAAGCAACTTACAAAGCAAGTTATGAAAGACTTAATTTCAACCATTGATGATGAACCAGCCATTACAGACTTCGAAGACTTATTAAGTAATACTAATGATGTATTTTATTGGGACGATGAAACCGTGGATTTATATTTCAGCAGTCTATCCGGTTTAGACTTATTTAATAAGCTAAGTGATTTAGTTGCCTTTTATCATGATGATACACTATTGTATAAATTACTTGTTAATAACGGTGATGATCCTAGTTATCTAATGGAGTATTTAGCTTACCAAGCACTTTATAAGTTACTAACAGTTAAACAAGGCTTCAATAATAAAATTGTAGACTTTATTGGGGACGACGTTAAGCGTAATACTTTAATTAATAATCAAGCAGACTTACAAAAGGTTGTGGAACTATCAGAACTAGTAGAGGACTTACTAGAAAAGGATTGGGACTAATGGAAACAATTAAACAGTGGTACACGCAACAATACCCAACTGATGAACTAGGGCAGTTATTAAACCGGTCAATGACCTTCCAGCAACTTTACAAGGGACTACCAGGAGTCTACGAATTACTAGGGGTTGATGATAGTCTTGTACGTGAACGGGTATTTGATAAACTAGCTAAAATCATAAATGTGTCTTATGATAATATCTACAATAAATGGTTAAATTAAGGTACCTTAGCGGGTACCTTTTTATTTGCTTTTAAGTAAACTTTTAAGTCTCTCAATTTAATTATACAGGAGTTTACTCGTTAAGTCAATAGCAGAAACTAAAATGTAATTTATTAAAGTTCACTTAATAGACTTTACAAGTAACACAGAGTATGCTAAAATATACTCATAGAGATATAGAGTAAAATTATAAAGTATTCCAGATTACTCTAAACATATCTAGTAAGGGTTGGACTATGTACCCGTGTTTCTTATTTATGTACTTAGTATAGTCTATTAATCGTACTTTGTCAAGCATTATTTTAAAGTATTCTAAAACAATCGTGAAGTACCTTGTAAGGTATTCCGGTGTAACTAGCCTAGTTTGCTTTTATAGTGTACTCTCGATTAAATTAAAGTGCTTCAAGGGTTGCTAACGTCTATCTAAGGTGCTATAATAAGTGCATAAAGTTAATAAGGGGATGTAATTATGACAATCATGGAGCTTTTCTATGATCCAACGTTACTCGAAAAGAACAGCAAGCACTTTAAAGCGGCTTATGATGGAACTTTCCGGGTACTTATTGAGAATACTGAAACAGAATATGAAGTGTACTTAAAGATGTATGATAACGGGGTACTATACACAGACAATTACAGTAATACCGTTGCAGTCTATCCAGAAGATTCACCAATTGAAATTGACGACGAACTAAATTGTATCTATTTTAATTAAAAAGTGCTTGACAAAGTCCATTAGATAGACTATACTAAGTAATGTAATAAATATTCAATTGTAATTGATAAAAAGTCAATCTGAAAGGGAGTTTTAAATATGATTAGTGCTTACAAGAAGATTTTAGATAACGTGGTTTCCAAGTTAGAGAGTCGTCCCGTACTGAAAGGGGTCCATTATGAAAATGGGAACGTCGTGGCAACTGATAGTCATCAGCTAGTTAAGTTCTCGGATATCAATGAAGATACTAAAATGAATGCTACGATTGATCTAAGTACGTACTTACCTATTACAGGACTTAACTACCCGGAAACAGATCGGATCATCCCAACAACTCGCACCACACAGCTCATTTTCCAGGATCCTAGCGACTTAACAGGACTAGTAAGTTATCTAAAAGCATGTAAGAAGCAAGTTGTAACACTTAGTATTAATCATGGGGAGTTACTACTTAAGGAAAAGGATAATACGGGGATGAGTTACTCACAAGCCGTTGACTGGGAAGGTGAAGACTTAGAACTAAGCTTTAATGCAAGCTACCTTTACAATGCCTTAGCGTACCTTGATAGATTACACAAGGCAGAACGTTCTAGCTATAATGGAGATATTACAGTTAACTTTACGAGTCCACTACGTCCCTTTACGGTGGAGTATGGTAAGATGGTCTATGTGGTTACTCCCGTACGTACCTATTAAATAACATTAATTAGCCTAACAAGTCTCTTGATTAATTTCAGGAGGCTTTTAATTTATTTTAAAAAGTGCTTGACAAAGTACGATTAATAGACTATACTAAGTACATAAATAAGAAAGGAAGTAATTAATATGCTTACATTAGATACCGTATATCAGTTTATGAGTGGGAATAAGGAATTAATTAAGGACTTTAAAATCACTAGTTTTAAGCAAGTATCATTTAGTGATATGGATGGGTATGTCTACCGGCTTAATATTAAATTAACGACTATTGATGGTTATAAGAATAAGCTACTTAAAGTGGTTACTAACAGCACTTACCTAGATGAGATGGGTGAAACTATTAAAGACTTTCAATATAATTTGACTGACTGGTATTACACAGCCCTAGCATAAAATATTAAAATAATTACTTGACAAAGTACGGTATATAGACTATACTAAGTATAACAAATAAAGAAAAGGAAGTAATTAACATGAAAACTACTATTAAGAACTGGATTAAAGCAAATTGTCAGGATCAACCAACAGACACTAAAATTGAGTTTTACAATCCTATCAAGGACACAACTAAAACGGTGTATCTTAGAAAAGACTACAAAGGCTATTTAACTGATGATTTAGATGACTTTGGGGATTTTGAATGGCGTGCTTGGGGGTCTAATCTAAGTTTAATAGATGATAACCTAGAAATTATTATCTATGATACAAATATTACTAATCAAGTATTGTACTAAAGGGGGGTTATAAATATGCTATACTGGTTCGCTTGCGCTATGCTATGGATAATGTACCTTGCGGGGATGTACCTGCTATATAAACATGAAGTCACTGATAAAAAACAGTTCTTTAATGGGTTCGGGGTTACTACCGCGTTACTGCTATCAGTTAATGCTATCAGTCTTTTACTATTCTAAGGAGGTACTACAATGATTATTGCTGTATTAATTCTAGCAAGTTGCTATGAGGTCTCACAAGGGATTACAGAACGGTCTCACAACGTGCACCCGTCAAGTACCCGCGTTAAGGTTCGCAAAGTCCTTTACGGGGTTACACTGGTCTCGCTAGTCCTCTATATCATTTACGCGTTTATGTTTATGCAAAGCATGAACTCATAGTTACAAAAAGTACTTGACAAAGTCTAGTTAATAGACTATAATTAAAACAATCAAATAAAGAAAAGGAAGTTATCATCATGATCCATACATTATTAGTTATTTTCGTAATTACCGCTATTTCACTATCGAGAGCCCGCATCAAAACTAAAGAACACAATGAGAAGCTAGCAATTAAAAGAAGCCAGTCTGCTAGCAATCTATCACGGAACCGCAACAAGTCTACTAAGTAAACTAAGGAGCAACTACTATGGAAACTGATACTATCAATCGAGGCGCTTTAGCTAAGTCTCATCAAGTCTATCAACAGATACGCTATGCACTTGCTGGCTTGAATACCTCTATCAGATACATTAAGGTGTATGGGGATGACTACAAGCAAGCTATGCAGATCGAACTACTAGATAACCCATACAAGTCGTCTAACAGCTCATCAGTCCACTATGATACTATTATAGTATACTGTACTGGCAAGTCCTGCATTGTGACTACAACGGACTGCATGGGAACGCTCGCGGTTAAGTATCCGATGGGTAACGTCCATCAGATCACTAAAGAGATCGTGTACTATGCACGTGCTTAGCAGTCCTTTAAAGTTTATTTACAGTCTATTAAAAGTCCTTGACAAAGTACTTTCGTTGTGCGTAGGTCCTTGTCAGGTACCTAGCAGACCCCCCACCTGTCCTTTTGGCCATCCTAGGGGGTCTGCTATTTTGCCTACCCTGTCTGTCTACCTGGGGTACCCTTTAAACCCTCTAAATTTACGCATAAAATACTCGGGGTGAAACAGAGAACCTTGCAGTCTCTTCTCTAAGGATCCTATCGAGTACCTTTAATAAAGTACCTTAATAAGAACCCCCACCCCCCTGTTTACATAGAAGACCCCCCACCCTGTCCTTTTGTAATATCTGCCTTAGGTACTTAGGTTTGGGTAATCAAAAAGGTACCCCAGTTTTGTTTCACTGAGATACCCTTAAGCTCCTTATTTGAAACTCTTAATATATACTAGTGTAGATACACTGTAGTTATGTGTGGGGACACTAGCCGCCCCTTAATGGATTCTTGCTTAGATCTTGGGATAACTTAAATAAGTCTTTGACCATTATCCCGCAAGGACACGGCTTGATCCCATACACGTTTTTGGACTTCATCCCTATTTAGTAAGTCCATTCTGATTACCATTGGATGACGAATCTCTAGTTCTTCCAATTTTTTATGAATAAACTTTAGCGGATACTTAGGAGTATCTTTAAGATTACTAGGGTCTAAATCCCCGGATGCTTCTCGGTACCAAGTGTAATTAGCCGAGTTCAATCTACTCTGTAAATTAAAATAAGATGCAACTAGACCCTGATAGCGCCATAAGCTATCTAAAATAGAGTCATCTAAAGAAACAAATACTTTATTTCCATGGCTCAAAATAAAATTAGTATCTTTAAAATTAAGATATTGCTGGGCCTTGGACGTTCCTTCTTCTCCATGATAGTTTCCAGCAGGATAGTCATAATGGTTATCCAAAAAGTATACTTTAGTATCATTGTAAGGATACTGATTAAAGCTCTTACTTAATACTGCCGCTCGAAGAGTATCTTCAAGAGTATCCAGTAGACTAATAATATCATCTATTTGGTCATCATAGTAGTCTTCGTTTTGGGCAAAACGTGCCTTTAGAACGTCTTCCTTTAATTTGGACTTATCCTTTAAAGCGTTATTCTTTAGGTGTTTTCTTTGAGCTTCTAACATGTAACCATTAAGCTCTTCTGCTCTACGTTGTATCTTATCATTAATTTCTTTGTATTCTTTTCGCATTTTATTATTCCTTTCTTAACCGGCTAAATAGTCTTTCAATAACACCTTTAAAGATTCCTTAAAAGTCTTTTCCGATTCAATAGAACCAAAGTTACGCTTTCGTAGATAGTTGATGAGTTCCATTGCAGGTACAATGTCTTCGCTTGAAAAATGTTCGGTTCCACCATGCCATTCATCCTCTTCGGTGCCATAGTCTCGCCATTCGTCATAAGATACTTTGAAGTTATGGGTATCGGGGTCATAGCTTAGAACAGTAGTTTCTCCATCATACCATCCGTCACCCTCTTCAAAAGTAACACTATGGGTACCTAACTCGGTTTCTAAAATATCTAGGAGTTGCTCATCTGAAATACTATTAAGTAGCTTATCTGTATTTAGATATAGCACTTCAAAAGTAACATCCCCTGTGTAGTCTTCCCGAAAATCCGCGGGTGTTGCTATCCAAATATCCCGTAAAGGTATTTTAGAAAGGACCTCTAAGTTCTTCTGGCAGAACTTCTGTTCGTCCTGATAAGAATCCTTGTTAGCTTCCCAAATACCTGGATTTTCTAGGACATTATACTGGGTGTCTTCGTTTCCAAAGTCTTCTTTGATTACTGCTAAAACATTATCCGTTGATAATTGGCTAGACTTATCCATAATTGATTCCTCCCCTTGTTTACTAGCTATACTATCACATAGTTTTGAAAAAGTCAAGATATAGTTTTGTTTACATACTTAAGCATGTTTGCCGCCAGATTGTCCTTCACATCCAGTCGGGTTCCACAATGGGGACAGACCCATGAAGTTATTTGGATTAGTTCCTTGGGTTCTAACATCAAATTGTATTGGCTGTTAAATCCACATACTGAACAAGACCATTTACTAATATCCTTATAGGTTACTTTTAAAAGTATCTTATGGGATGAACTCATTTTGTATTCCAAATATTTAATGAGCATGTTTAGTCCGGTCTGTTTTCGAGCCATCGTTAGTCTAATAGGGAGCTTTTTAGCGTTATCATGCGTCATATATGGTCGGTTAATAATAACCACATCATAGGTTTGACTAAGTTCCTTAGAGACTTTATGCAGGTAATCTTGTTTACTATGAAGCTCTTTCAAACAATACTTGTTATATAATCTTAAAGTCTCTTGATACCGCTTAATCTGCCGCTTAGAGTGAGAACTACTGCCCGACTTGCGAAACTTTACTAACTGGTGTTTATACTGTTGTACCTGACTATTATATTTACTAGATCTACGATAATACGTTTTTACACATTGTTGATTAACATAGACTTTTGCCATAGGATTAACGCCTAGCACAACGGTGGCTACTTTATTAGATTTACTTAAAGTGCTTAATGAAGTCCCTGGAAGACACTTTTTTGTACTTGTGACCTCACCCGGAACATTAATTGCTAGGTAAAAATGATTAAGGCGATTCTTGTAGACAGTACAAAAGTAGGCTTTTCCTGGTAACTTTGCAAGTCGGGAACTGTTGGTACATGCCACTAACCCCAGACTCGGTAATGAAATTTGTAGGTACTTACTGTTAGCATCAGCTACTACTAGGTGCTTGCGTTTACCTAATCGAGTATTATATGAGTAACTACTTTTCTTAATCACGGGTGGGGACACTTTAAAATGCGGGGTATGGCTATAATACTTAAGGAATCCATCAAGAACGTTATTAGCTGTTTCTTTAATGTTGATCGTTCCGGCGATTTCAAAAACCGGATACTCTTTTAGATACTCGGTGTTTACGTAGGACAAGCTAATCTTATTTGGTACTAATCGGGGCTTTAACTTTCTATCCAAGGGACTTCTCTCAATATTTCTACGGCGTTCTTTAAAAGTCCTAATAAGTGTATTATTATAATCTTTAGTAAGGTCTAAGATTAGATTTAATTTATCTTCTTGAGATTTACTAGGGTATAGTCGAACAGTAATTGATTTATAGTTCTTAGCTGTACTTTTCAAATATAGATCACCTTGATTCTTTAGCGACGCAATATGGACTAGATAGTCTTTTTAAAAGTCACGTACTCGTTTCCGAGTCCCCCAGCTAATGCAGTTAAATACTCAGGGCTTTCTTTACTAAGTGATCCATCAGTAGAAATTATGTGGCTTCCTGATGTGGGCATAGCAAGCGAAAATAAATTAGAGGTAGTAATAACCAGGGGAATCGTGTTGTCAGATCCTCCGGGAACATATAGGGGGCAATTGTAGTCAGTTCCTGTGCATTTATCTTTGATATGCATAACAGCATGAATTTCTCGTGGAGTTACTCCATCGGAAAGACTTCCAGATGATTTATAAGAAACTAAGGAAGGGGCATAGTCTTGAGTTTCATGAAGGTTCCATAATTTTACAACATCACTCAAAGGAATGCTAATACATCCATCTCGGTCTTCATCCCGTTCTTTAACAGCATCTTCTTTCGAATTCGAGTCTTCATGAGCGGGTCCCATTCCATCTGCAAGGGTAAACTCTGTTACTGCACAAACATTTCCTTCATTCTCATCATCGTAAGCTTTAAAGGATACATGATACAGAACATTACTATCACTGGACTCATTACGATGAACAAATTTAGACTTCCAATCACGGCAAAAGTCTTCATATAATTTGTCTACATATTCATCAACAATGGCGGAAGTATCACTACTTTCAAACCCCAAGTACTGCGTATTAGTTAGGGTCAATACATGACTACTCTGTTCTGTTTCTTGATATTGATATAGGTTATATGTTCTCATTTTATAATTTCTCCTTTAATTAAGCCGAGTTACATTAGTAATTATTCCGCTTGATGCTTTTAGTTCCTTCAAAAGACTATCCGTTAGTGCATCTAGTTTTGACCGAGAATTCAGTGGGGTATGCCTAGTAATCTCAAAAGTATTTTTCTCATTTTGACTTTCAAAAACTACATAGTACACATATTTATGTCTAAAAGTTCTTTGCATATTCTAATCACCTTCCTTCTCAATCCTAACTATACTTAGAATATGCCCATCGGGTAGACTCCACAAGTTCGGTGAACTACATCGGTACTAAAGTACCGAGCTTCTAGGAACAAGCATAACTTATCTAGTATTACTAGTAATACTAAACAGCGGTTTACTCTATTTACTAAGGGCTGTCCCATCCCATGTTAGTCTTTGTATTTATGATGCTTGTAGGATATTAATTGCTGCATTTATATCTCTATCATGGTTGGTACCACATTTAGGGCACGTCCACTGTCTAATATTTAACTCATGCTTACCATCATCATAACCACAGTTACTACAAATTTGACTAGTCTTTCTAGGGTTAACAGTGACTAACTGTTTTCCATACCACTCACATTTATATTCCAGCATACTTCGGAGTTCTCTCCAACTTTGGTTTGCAATAGCTCTAGCTAATTTGTGGTTCTTTAGAAGATTTTTGGTTTTCAAATCTTCAATTTTGATCACATCATATTGATGAACTAGATCCGTAGTTATCTTATGCAGATAATCCTTTCGCTGATTAGCTATCTTTTCACTGTATTTAGCAACCATGATTTTAGCTTTCTCAACATTCTTAAAATCTGCTAATACACGAGGCTCTAGTACCTTATTATGTTTATCCCCTGCCATTTCTCTTTGAGCTTGTAATCTACGTCTAGCTAATCTTTTCTCCCAATAATGTTTCTTTTTAGCTAAGATTTTATCAAATCTAATAGTAGGGTATTTAATACCATCACTAGTAATAACCAAATCTGCTACACCCATATCCAAACCTACGTTCTTGTTAGTTTTATCAAATAATGTTTGGTTTTCACATTCAGTCAATAAAACACAATAGAATTTACCAGCTGGACTTAGTTTAATTGTAGCAGATTTAATCTTGTCAGTAGTTAAGCGACCTTTAAACTTCATAACCCCTAACTTAGGTAATTTGAGATAATGATTATTCACTAATCTAATGTTATTAGTAATCATTTTAGCTTTATAACTTTTCTTAGGGTATTTACGAGATTTGAATTTTGGATAACTACCAATATGTTTGAAGAACCTTTGGTATGTCACTGCTAGAGTTTCACAAGTATCTTGTAATGATGTACTATCTACTTGTTTTAACCATGGGTGTTCAGATTTTAATTGTTTTAACAGAAAATTCATAGCAAATCCATTTAAGAATTTGCTATCTGGGTTATTCTTATACCTTTCAATCTGCATGTTTAACATCTGATTCCACACAAACCGACAACAACCAAAGTTATCAACTATCTGTTGTTGCTGTTCTAAGTTTGGATATATTTGAAGTTTAATTCCTTTATACATATATTCTCACCTCCTTTGTTTATCTCTATTATACTACTATTGCTATATTTGTCAATCAGTAATTCATCACGTTATTGAAATAACGTGTCTTCTTGCCCTAAACAAATAAATATTTGACTAAGTACCTCATTTGGTCCCCATTTGTTATTTCCCCATCTAGGCTAAACTCCGCCTGAACTCTGTAACCATTAGAGTCCATAACTATGTGATACCGATGTTTGGTTTTCTTTTTCTTCCTAAAGAACATAATATCCTCCTTCCTACCCTGCATCAAGATAAATCCATAGTTTAGCAAACTTCTCTTGATTCTTTTTATATATCTGTTTGTTCTTATAGTCGCCTTGGTAGAGCCATTCAGTAAAGTACTCGCAGTTGCTTGTATTACACAGAGCGTCTGCTAAGGCATCTCCACTAGACTTTCTAGTTTTAGCATAGTTGATAATAGTATTAGGAAATAAATCAGAAAAATCATCATGGCTGGGACCTTTAATATCCTCTGGATCATATCGCATATCTTGAGAGGCATCAAACAGAAACTGTCTTCCTAGAAAGATACTATTAGTGATCTTCTCATTATTTCTAATAAGAGAGTATCTTGCTAATAGTGTATCATATTCCTCACTCATGTGGGAGAATGCCTCATATAATGCAGAACTCTCTTCTGTTTCTTCTTGATTCAGGCACTTAAAGCTTTTATCATCCAAGTTAGATCACTGCCCCTTCTATACTTTAATTTTGACCCGACCACATTTAGTACACTCGTAGGCGTACCGAGTATCCACCCCAACCGGAACGATGCCGTCAAATTTATAGTCGTGCCAACAAAACGTTTGCTTAAATTCAACGACCTACCACTGCAACCAATCTCCAATCATTTTACTACCTCGTAACCATCTAGCCATGCACGCGCAAAATCATCGGGGTGCTCGCTAAGATAGTCAAATACTTCTAGAGCGCCATTACTAGGCACCAGATATTCCGCGTTTAAGAATGCGTCATTCAGACTCCAATGTTCCTTACAATATTCAAGATATCGCGACACAGGTCTAGTTAACTTTGGCAACTTCTTGTAGGCCTTTTTGAAAGTCTCATCGTGGACTGGCCAGTGTTCACCTTCGGCTCCTGTTGCAATCCAATCACCAACGTTAAGATTTAACCAACCTTCTAATGATTCTATCTGATATGGGGCTATCTGGTATTCCAGCGGGTCATCAGAAATCAGGTATTCTGTGTCTTTTCTAATGCTATACTTTTCGCACATTTCATCTGAACCATCAAACTGTTCAAACTCGGTTGTTCCTGTTTTGATGTATTTAGTCATCTTGCACCTTCTTTGCATACTGTTTGTAGTCACTCGGAATGTAATTTAACTCTTCTTCTGCGAAAGTTTGCTTAAGCCTTGCGTTTTTAGGACAGGCAAAGAATGACACACTTTCTGACCCAGGAAGTCCTCTCGCGGATAGATACTGAGGGTCGCCTTCTGATGTTGTCAGATAAGGAAGTGGAATGTTATACAAATCAGGTTCCTTAATAACAGTATATCCATTAATTACTGCACTAATTAGATCTAGTTTATGACTATTCACATAACCTGCACGCTCAGCAGTATACAGATCCTCCTCTGAGTGTTGCTCCCAAGGACAGCCATCAGTACCATCCAAGATCTTTAGAGGATCTGTAAAACCACAACCATATCCTTGCTGAGTAAGCTTATGGATTGCTAGTAACTTAACTTCTTTTGGATAAACATTTAGTCCTTTAAGAGTATTATACCATTCATCAAACCATTGGGGAACCTCAACTAGATCGTTTTCTTCGGATGTCTCTGAAGTACAATCAGCGCCCCAACACCAACGACCACCATCTAGGGTAATATGGAAAGAACCGTCCGAAAACACCTTTGTAATAAAAGCTACGTTATTGGCATAATGTAGCATACCATGAGTTACTCCATAGTCACTTTCCCCATTCATGTATAATTTTTTTAAATCTTTTCTAATTCTAACTTTGTCCCCAACTTTATAGACTTTTTCACTCATTTAAACTACCTACTTTCTATTTCTATGCTCTAATACTAACTCCTATTGCCAAGATTGTCAAGCACTACCTACAAAGAATCTATAGCTAATTGTACAGTTTCCACTTTAGCTTGTGGGTACTTGTGAGCAAGACTATCTGCTAGTTGCTTATCTGTGAATGCTTTAATAGGCTGTTTAGCATAGACTACAAAGACTTTAGTTATCATCTGCATAGTTAATTAGATTCCTTTCCAGTTACTACTGCTTTACGACAGAGAGTCTCATGATTGTTATTATTGGATAAAGCACCTATGGGAATGCAATCGTAGACTACGGGGTTCCCTCCAAATTTAGAAGCCGCTTTTTTAGCGTACTTTTCTGCACTAGGAAGACTGCTTGTTAGAAAGACTACTCCGATATTGTAGTTTCGAAAGTCTTCTCTAAGCACCCTAGTCTGACTCGCAGGTAATACAAAATTCTTAATGGGTAGCTTGTCCGTTGTTCCGTGATATAGTTTCAATGTATCTCCCTCTTTCTTTCATTTAACTAAAATAAGGATACCACATAGGTATCCTTAAGTCAATGTGTTCACTATAAATTAAACCCAAAGTTATCCGAGCGGACTGGCTTAATCTCAATATGGTCAATATCTTCTACCCGCATCCCACTTTGAACATGTTCCTTGAGCATGTCATCTACATGAACACGGTTAATTTTATCACCTGAAACTTGTAAGAACTTATCTGTAACTTCAAAGTCTTTAGATCGGAAATCAAAATTAATATCATCAGTGTTAACTTTAACATCCTCAGCAAATAAATCAATATCTGTAGAAGGTACATGATATTCATAGCCACTTGAAAAGACTACGGTTAAGCTATAGTCCATATCGCCAAAGTTCATCAAGTTTAGTGAAGGTAGTACTTCCGCAAACTTATGCCCGTTATTAATTTGGAATACCAAAGTATCCAAAATATCATAACTTAAAGGTACTTTAAAGCTAAACCGAGTAATTAAATCAATTTCTTCTTGTTTGCTTTCAAGACTTCCCATAAGTTTATCGGTTAAGTACGCTTGAATATCTTCTGGTGTAGGTTGATTCATTCGAATAGAATACATAAAACGACCTGGACGATTCAAAATATACGGAGAAAGATTGATAATATCATTAACAGTAATTACATATAAGTTCTTTCCACCAAGGACCCCATCGAAAAGGCTTAAAAGATCATTTTGAGTATCCTGGTTAACTCCCTGCATAGTATCTTGAAATTTCTTTTCAAACTCATCAAACATAACAACAGATGATGTGTCAATCCGAGAAATGAAGTTAGCAACTCCTGGATTACTATTATCATTAACAAGCACCGTAGGCATTCCCATACTATGGGCTTTATAAGATAATAACTTAGAAAATACTGTTTTGCCGGTACCTTTGTCACCCGATAAAATTACACCAACACTCTTTTTGGACTTACTAAAGGAGTCTAAGACATCATCTACGGTACTAATTTGATTACCGTAAATTTTAAATTCAGGTTTCGAGAATGGTTCACTGCGAGTAAGGTGCCAACCCACCCCATTCGGACCACCTTCAAAGTGAACTTCATAGTTCTTTTTTGCGTTAAGCTTGTTGGAAGACTTTAAAGGTTCTGAGTAAACTAATAAGTGCTTTCCATCATCAATAATTTGCATGTAACTTACCTCTGTTCTTTATTATTTTGTTGCTAATTACAGTGTACTGTACTTTCTTCTGTGTGTCAAGTGGTTTTAAGAAATACTTTTGAAAGCTTTACTCATCTTAGGAAACTGGATTGCAATCCAATCAACTAGTTCCTCATCTCTTGCCCATGTACTCTGAGTATCTAAGCCAGACTCGTACAAGAATGCATGAACTAGCTCATGACGAATTACTTCGGCTTCGTAAGCCTTACGCTCCTCTGAAAAATACGCAATGTAAATCTTGTGCCCGAGTTCATTAACACAGTCACAGTAACCATCAAGTCCTTTAATCCTTGGATTATCCGAGTCTGTAACTTCTGTAAATATTTTATATGTTACTCCAAGAACTTCAACTTCTGCCTTTAGTTTCACATTAATGCTTCCCTTCTAAAATTTAGGGTGTAGACCATGTTGCTTTTGCTTATCTCTCGATCTTTCTTTTTGCTTATCTCTCGATCTTTCTTTTTGCTTTTCCTTAATCTTTCTTAAACGGTGTATAGTTCTTCCAAGCCCTTGAGGCTCCTCTACTTCTAGGGGAATACTATTTATTATACTCTTCGCAGATTGTAAAGGTATAATTTTTAATTTTAATTTACGATTTTCTCTACCAGAGGACGATAAGTAATTATGTTTAGCTCGCATAGCTTCCTTTAACGAAACTGAATCCCTTGTAAGCATCTTAATTACATTATTTTTATTCTCTTTTGGAGACATATAGTGGAGTTTATAATCCAAAGATTCATACCAACCTCCCCCAATCTTTTGAGGAAGAACTACAGTCATCATCCATAGACGACCTCCATAATGGGACATGGCGAATTTTAGGTTCTTCAATGTAACTATGCCTTTAGCCCTATCCTCAATTAAGAATACATATTTGTTACTCATTAATAATCACCCCTATCCTAAAAGTATAAGGCACAAAGAATTCCTGTAGTAAGGAATAATGCAATATCTAAGCCGTCCCATGCTCGATTTAATTTGCTAGGAACTGTTAAGTGTTTCTCAAATAAACTTGTAGCAGACTTATTCTGGTATAACTCAATAATAGATATTAGAAAATCTACTAATAAGAACCATAGTGTAAGGCTCAATAAGTATCTAGTAAGTCCTCCGTAGTTTCCATAACGATATAGATACCTTGTAGAGAGCATAAGAATACCATAAGAGACTACCAACGTAAACATAATCACGTAGTATAAAAATTGCTGTCCAAAAAATCTCTCACAAAATTCCAGTTCTGATAAATTTTCTTCTTGGACCCGTTTATCTTTTACATGCCATGTTAATTTTAATGCATATAACGCATGAAATATAAGAACTCCTATACAGATTGCTTTTAACATATTTATTTCTCACCTACTTTAACTCTAGACTTTTCAATATCAATTTTATATCCATGAACTTCAGTGTCTCCTAAATTAATTAAAGTACTTAATCGAGAAGGAGAAAGCCCAATTAAAGAACCTACAGATTTTAAACTACATACTTTATGTACCTTATTAGTCTTTTCATTAGTCACAATATATGCCTTTTTAATGGTGTATACTGGAAGATTCTTCTGACGTAGATATAGTCTAATTGTCTCTGGGTACCGATTTAAACACTCGGCAATCTCTCGAGGTGTCCACCGATCTTTAATTAGTTCTTTCATTGTCTTATATTCTTCTAAAGTAACATTACGACGCTCAATCTTGGGGCGCTCTGCACGTTCTTCTGCGGTCATCTGAGCGTTTAGCTGGTGCCCTAACTTGATAATCTTTTGGCACACCGGGCAAGTTTCTACTTTGTGTCCTGGAGAGTTCTCTACTACGTGCTTCCCCCACCCTGCCTTGTACAGATCCTCTAAAGTAATTTTCTTAGTAACTACTTTATTCTTCTGCTTTTTCTTTGCTGTCAACATGTATCCTTCTTCCTATTATACTCAATTTTCCATTACTTGTTTCTTCGTGTTCTTCGAGGTGTTCCCAATAATTTCCCTAGTGTTATCTTTATCGTATGCAACATTCTACCAATAACACCTCGGTTACGCACGTCTGCAAAAATTTCGCGGAGTTTTCTAGCTTCTTCACGGTAAGTCTGGGCCTTAGCCTCGTCTAGCGTAGTATCCTTAGTTTTCTTACCCAGGCGTCTTTCATATTTATCCGCGTTGATCTCACAGAACCCGATTGCCCATTCCACAGGGTACTTACCATTTTCCATATCCCAGAAAATATCATGTCCTGATTTGCCTTTATAGTATTCTGGTCTAATTGCCATTATATTCCTGCTTTCTTATTATTTATTTATTTTAAACCTCATGCCTAGCACATTTTGGATATATACGAGGGGAACGCCTTAAAATACGTATCAAACATAATGTCTTGTACCTAGTAACATTTTAAGTACATACTAGAGTCACTGTACATAAACACCAGTGAACCGCCCATCTCATACCTAGTACATTTTGAGTACATACTAGGGTAAGTAGTAAATTAAATTTATGTTACAATTATCTCATACCTAGTACATTTTGAGTACATACTAGGGAGTTATTAAGACTAATAAACCCTATTTAGTATACTTATACTATTAAAATGTCTAGGTCTCAATAGGCTATTACCCACTCAATAAATTGAGCTTTGATTAACACCTATCATGTTTTTAGGGTATGCTGAGTAGTGTCTATAAAACATCTATAGCTCACGGAACCCGTAGTTAACCAAGGATTGAGAAACCCCATATAGTCATTAGAAGACTTGCACTTCTTAGTAGGCTTGATTAACCTTATGACTTACTTACATCTATTATAATACCTCTTAATAATCCTTATGTCAATACTTATTTTTAAAATTAATCAATAACTTCTAACCCTCTATTTTTAATATTGATAGCCGCATTAATGTCACGATCATGATGTTTCCCACATTTAGGGCAGTCCCATTCACGAACAGAACGATTGTCACCACCATTTGGTACACCCAAGTTTTCATATAAATAACCACAATCATGGCAAATCTGACTAGTATAGTTTTTGCTTACTTTAATAAACTGTTTTCCATCTTCCTTACACTTGTATTCTAGATATACTAATAGCTTGTTCCAACTAGCATTACTAGCACTCTTGGCGCTCTTATTCTTAGTCTTACGACCTGTTTTCTTACTTTTACCACCCTTCATCATGAAACTAGCGGTAATGTCTTCTACAACCACTGCATCAGCAGAATCTACAATGCTTCTACTTACTTCATGAAGATAGTTATTTCGTTGATTTGCAGTGTGCTTATATACTAAAGCTCTTCCCCTGTATGCTTCATTAACACTAGGAAAATCATGTTGAGTAAGTGGAAACAGCTTTGCCTTATTCTTAGAAGATCCAATAACCGTTTCCATGAATAATCTTCTCTTACTTGCTTTTCTGCTCTTAATTGCTAGGGTTCTTTCATGATTCTTAGTGAAAGGAATAATCTTATATTTTTTACCCTCACTAGTAATAGCTAGAGTATCTAACCCTAAGTCAATCCCAACTACTTTTACAGGCTTAACAGATTTAATATCCTTATGATATTCAATAATAATACTCATGTAGAATTTACCTGTTTTATCCTCTGTAATAGTAAAGTTCTTTGGCTTAATATTTTTCAATGATTGTGAACCAGAGTATTTAACCATGCCTAACTTTGGTACCTTTACCCAATGTTTTGTTACACTATACATGCTTGGAACAGAACCACTTTTCTTTGTTGATGAAAACTTAGACGCTTGTGTGTATCTACTAGTATATGAAGTAACCCATTTATGCTTCTTAGGTGCTTTTGCATTAATCATTCTAGGATTATATTGATTTTGAATCGCTTGATAAAATGAAGTGGCCGTCATTTCATAAACGTGGCTGTCCACCTTACTTGCACCTGCATCTTTATGAAACTTTCGATAAGGTGAAGCTAACTTCATCAAGTCAAACTTACTTAGATATACATTTCCCTTATACTTAAACTGAGGTTTACCAGTTTTACTTTCATTACCCTTCTTGTCAAATAGTATAACTTTACCATTCTTATCTTTTCTATATCCACCTTCTCGATCTCGCATAATCCAGATAGCTTTGGTGTAGTCTTTCTGGTATTCAACCAGATAGTTATAAAAGTTCCGTGCCCACATAAATGATAATCTAATTTGTCCCACTTGCTCTTCATTAGGAAATATTCTGACCTTAATCCCCTTGTTTAACTTTTCTTTCATATCTATTTCCCCTTTACTTTGTATACTTATTATACTAGCACACTGATACTCGTTGTCAACACAAAAATAAAGAAGTCACCCAATTTATTTTGAGTAACTTCTTTTAGTGTTATTTAGTAGGCTTCCAGTTTACTAAGCCTCCAATACTGGTAAGCAAATAGAACGCATAGTTTAATGCCAGAGCCATTGAAGCACCAGTCACACCTGATTGGATCATAGTAGCTACGAATAAAGCAATTTGTGCGACATCTGCAAGTAGCCATAGTTTGTAAGTTAAGGAATACCGGCGGAAACATAGCCAAGACGCTACGGCACCCATAGCCAGTACGAGACTGTCAAAAATAGGTTGCTGATCTCCTAGTTGGATACCCACAAAGTACAAGACTAGCCAAGCAACAAGAATTGCTACAGTAGCATAGACATATCCTTTATTAGATAGCTTCTTAATTTCAGTATTCTTGCCACGGCCCCATGTGCGCCATGTAAACATGAGTTCTACGTCAATCAGTACAAAGAAGACTAGCTGATCAAGAACGCTCCACCAGTGGCCCATAGTAGCGTTGACAATTACAAACCCAATAACGGAAACTGCACCTAAAGCTCCATTAATAGCTCTTGAGGTTACACGTTTTCCTGTAATAGGATCTTTCCCCGCGGCCATCATAGCACAAGTGCATAGACTACCAAATAACGTCGCAATTAGTGATACTACACTAATCCATGTACTTGGGTTTAACGCAAAACTCATTCCCTGCATACCTAAGGCAAAACCAAATAGCGCCCATGGAAGACTATCCCAGCCAGTTAGCTGTACCTTTAGCCATTGAAAGTAATTCCCTGTGAATTTTCCTGTGTTATCTACTAATTTACTTGTGTTATCCATTAAATTGAAATCTCCTTATTATCTAATTTTCCTAGTTCATACAGCTTGTTCTTAATATCTATAAGCACTTGCTTCTGATCATCTTTATTATTTACAAAATCGTACTTTTCACGGTCTATGCGTATTACTGGAGCCTGTGTGAAACCATTGTACCACCGAGTATACGCGTCGTTAACTGACCGATAATAATCAATAAGTCCTGCGTCCTTACGAATGTCTTCCATGTCCCGACTGCGACTTTGTATCATCTCAATCTCGTGCTCAGGATCTATATCAATATACACGATAAGATCTGGAAAACCATTCCAAGGACTCCCATTAACATTTGACTGCATTTCTTGGTTTAACGTAAGGTACACGTTATAAGCTTCTTTATCCATTTCACCTCGGTCATATAGGTTCCTAGCTAAGATATGATCGGATAACAAATTAGAATCTAAAACTGCATTTGGTTCTGCAATTGCCTGCTTTAACTGCTGATAGCGTACTGTTAGAAAAGCTACCTGCAACATAGCAGAGACTTGTGAGCGGCTCTCCTTTCCCGCGGAATAGAATTTTCTCAGCATTCCTTTGATAAGTCCATTATCTACCGACTCCAAGTAATAAGGTACGTTTAAATCCTTTGCAAGGAGTTCTGTTAGACTACTTTTACCGGCTCCAATAGATCCAATTATATAAATCAACTATTTAGTTCCCTCCCCTTGTGTATTCCTGCCTGACCTTCACGTTGACTTCTAAGAAAGTATATTCGATTCTCAAAAGAACGGCTTGCAGTTCTATAGGATATTAACTTTTTCTCGTTGGGATGCCTATCTAAAGGTAATCTGTTAATGAGCTGGATAGCTCTGGAAACCCTTATTATTTTAACATACTTAAACTCCTCAGGCACAGAACTTTTACGTCTACAAGCTACTTTGAAAGATACGCCTCGTTGTAGTACATCCTCACACATCTCATCTCGTCTATCTTGGGGAGTATTGTAATGTGGTGAAAAGCTTCCGTCATTTTGAATAAATAGAGTGCATCTTCCAGATATACTCTGAGCTAAAGAAATTAGTGGGGCGTCCCCCGTAAATATCATCGGGTTACTCCCGTCAACGCTAGTAGATACTAAAAATACGTAATTACTCATTATCTTAATTACCCCTTTTACTAGCTATTTATTCCAGATAATACAAATACAGGGCTGTTTTTCTTCAAAGTTACACAAGGGAATCTTTTAAGTATCTCACGAGTATCAAATCCATGTTCGCTAATAACAGCATAGTTATGCAATGTTCTAAACAATTGACTGCGCGATGGAACTTGAGCAGCAAATTCCATTACAGTATCTTGGTCTGTAGTATCAATATCAAACAACCAGTGTTTAGTTGCTTTAGGATGCCCCTTTTCTACTAGCCGAGCGATTAAAGCATTCATATTAGTTAAATCAACATCATCATTGTCTAGCAGATAGTGTTGCAAATCCTTTTTAACAACAGACTTTTCAATAACATTGATACCACAGTACAAGCGAGATACTTCTCCGGGTAATCCTTGGTGTACAAATTCATCAAATAAGGGTTTTATTTTATCCCAAAAATTCTCGTTAAGTATCTCACAGAGAAGTATTCCAGTGTAATCTGTGTGTAGCACAATTCCATGACTTCGCTGTTTATAATCAATATTATGCTCTAATAGAGACTTATTATCCTTATTACGGGATACAAAAGTAAAGCTTCTAAGGTATTTATCTTTGCTATCACTATTATTCATTAGTTATCCTCTACTAAATCTTCGTCCTTAACAAATACGCCATCTACCATTTTTCCTTCACGGTCCTTAATTGTATTGTAAGCTTCTGCAATACAGTCTTCTAATGACAACCCATTCTGTAAAGCATAAATTGTAAGCACTACAAAGATATCGCCTAGACTATCAATTTGCTTATCTTTCCATCCTTTATTATGCGCCTCTCCAAGTTCTCCAACCTCTTCCATGAGCTTAATCATTTGCTTGTCACTGTTAGACTTATCCAATCCTCGGATTTTAGCCCATGCTTCTACTGATTTAACGTAATTCAATTTATATTCCTTCTTTCATTTAACTAAAATAAGGATACCACTAAGATATCCTTATGTCAACTGACTATTTTAATTTTCTAGGAAATACTGCTTGCCAATATCTGCGCTACCTTTTAGAATTTCCATGGCATGATTATATCGAGCTAGGAACCCTTGAGGATCACTATCGTTACCTTGATCGTCTAGCAAGACTACTTTATCCCCAAATCCTTGCTTCTCAATTTCTGCAACCAGTTCTTTGTGGAACTCATCAGTGCTATCCGCCCAGTCCATATTGCGGAACCCGTCGTCTACATACTTAGTCACAGGAGGAACCAACAAAATTAAATCCCATTCTTCATTTTTAATTACATTATTGTAGATACCATGAAGTTTCTTATAGTCATCTTTGGGTAAGTACATCTTAGAATATACCTCTGTAACCATGGCATCGGTATCACAGAAAACTACTCCTTGATTTGAAGGACTATTAATTTCTTTTTGGTTTGCCTCATACTGTCCCTGAAAGAAATGGGTATAATCATTAACTGTTAATTCTGCATCAGTTAGATTATAGTCTTCTTCATAGTCCCGTGCGTACTCAGTGCTAAAGGGGGCTCCAAGTGAACGCGCTAAGTGCTTAACTAACGTAGACTTCCCAGTAGACGCTGCACCTGCTACAAGGACTTTAAAAGTAAAGTGACGGCGGTATACCTTATTAATTAAATTCCAGTATCGGAAAGGCTCCTTACGAATCATAGTAGCAGAGATAGGTAGATCTGTACGGTCAAATGTTTTAATATTCCATGATGGAATCAGCTTGTTCATCATATCCGTGTATTCTTTTTCACCAGAGTAACACGTAATATTTGTTTTATCATATTCAGGAACTGCGGTCTTTACAATTTCTTCCAGTCTATTTAACCAAGGAACCCACCCATCTGGATACCGTGGAATTTTATTCTCGTCTAGCATAGCTACAACTACATTGGGTTCATCTGCAAAAAACTCTCGAAGATATCGGAAACGGCGATACAATGGAAGACCAATTTTATCTCCTCGGTCATTATCGTATCCACTAACAACTAAAACAACACCATCATTAACAGCTAATGCTTTATAAAGATCTTGTAAGTGCCCAATGTGATAGGGAGAGAATGTGCCAAAAAATACTCCAATATTATCTCCGTGTAAGCGATTCTTTGTAATTAATTCTTTCATCTTAATATTCCTTCCAACTAAATGAGTTTAAGCGTTATTTATAGCACTCCATAGTAGCCCTGATGCTAAGGGGAATCCTAATCCACTGTCATATATCTCGTCTATTTCGTTGCTTTCTTTAACCCAGTTATAAGATACCATTTCATCAGAATCAAAATGTGTACCTTTATTACTTAAAGAGCTATCTCCCGTATCTACAATAAACAGGTGAACTACCTCATCAGTAAATCCTTCGGAGGATCTATAACTTCCTAAGCTAACTAAATTGTTCTTAGATAAAACGATTCCAGTTTCCTCCTGAACTTCTCGAATAGCGGCTTCTTCTGGAGTTTCCCCCTCTTCCATATATCCTGCGGGAATTCCTTTAGAAACACCTTTGACGCCAATACGAAATTCTGAAGTGATAAGAACTTTACCCTTATTTTTAATGTATACAGCTACAACAGGATTATGGTGAATATACTGCCGAGTAAATGTTCCTTGAGGACCTTCAATTTGAGCCTCATAAAGACTAAAGGCAGGACTACACTTACTAATAAGTTTATCTGATACAATCTTAAAGTCTGAATCGGTTAGTTGCTTCACTAATTAGAACCTTCTTTCTTATACCAGCAGTAGGTTCCATATAATGCATTGATTAACATGATAACTTGGAGCACAAACATACTAGTAGCGGCTGATCCGCCATTATGCAATTGAACTAACCAGATCCAAACATTGATAGCATCTAAGGTAATCCAAGCAACCCATTGAGACCGGTATCCATAAGTCATTAAAATTTGCCCAACAATGCCTAGTGGGAGAAGGGTAGCATCTAACCAAATTTGATTACCGTGTAGCTTGTAGCTAATCCAAACGTTAAGACTGTATAGCACTAGAAGACCTACGAATGTTAAAATTGCCATACCTAGTGTAATTTTCTTACTAGTAACTGTATCTTGTCCTTCTTTGTTACCTTTAAGTGCTTTATACCACACATAGATACCTACAAATTGCATAACTGTATAGAATACTTGGGAACCAATATCACCAATTAATCGGTTATTAATGGAAGCTACTAGCCATGCAATACTACCAATAGTACCCCACATGTAGTTTGTAAGCTTACCTTTATCAACTAAAATTAGACTCATGGCCGTTGCGATACTGGTAAGACCACCAATCCAGCCAACCCATGAATAGTCCCTTCCGTAGATGAATGCTACGATTGAAGCACCTACCATAAGTGCCATAAGAATGTATTCTTTATAGTTAAACTCCAAAAATTCCTTTAAGTTACGTTTAGGAGAGAAGGTTTCCTTAACCCCTTCACCTAAAAAGTTCCATTTAATATTATTCATTACTTCCTCCATTTATTACTTTAAATTTGTTTAGTTTATCTTCTTTAAGTACCTTATTGATTTCCTGGTCGGACCATTCAGGTATTTCCTGAACCCAATAGTTAACAATGAGATCGGTAAAGTCATAGTATAATTTTTCAATGCCAGCTACCCTATATAGAACCCCACTATTTGGGTTCCTTTCAACTATTCCAACTGTTTTAGTAAACTGTCTATTGCTAAGCTTACGAGTATCTTCCCTGATGCTTGCCTTTAAAATTTGAGAAGACTGAAATCCACTTTTTGAAATCATTTTAGATCCTACTTTTTGAACAATAATCTTAGCAGACATTAAAGGTCCATTCTGGGCACTTACAACGGCTACACTGGATATTTCAATAAGAACATATGTTGCTGAATGATAGCCAACAATATCCCCAATTTTCAATGATTTTGTATATCCTACGCGTTCTACTTCTAAGGATTCCAGCATGTAATCACTTCCCTTAGTCCTGAATGCCCTTCACGTGCCACTGTGATGATAAATTAAGGTTCTCCCCATAGTTAAGTGCTAAGATTACAGAAGGCTCTGTATGAGCTTGTAAGAGCTCTGTGGTAGCCCGGTCATTATTCCCCATGTAGAACTCAGTGCCCCCTAAAGTTGTTACTAATACATACTTCATTCGTCTACCTCCAAGTCTGCTAGTTCAATTCCAGTTACCCAATATTTTAGATTATTTACATTGTCTTCAAACGTACGCTTATTGCCATCAGGGTTTTCTAAAACTACGCTAATATAATAGCTGTTGTTCCTATCAGGATAGAACTTATATTCTGGGTTTAAGCCCTCTTCTGGTAAAAAATCTCCATCTTCAATTTCTTCCATAATTTGACTCATGACTCTATTTGGACGCGTATTGTTGCTAATCCGTACCTTTAAGTAACCGACGTATTCATCTCGTTTTAATTTAACTCTAAAGTATCTAGTACGTGTTGCTCTATTTGGGATCATTTAAAGCCTCCAACAATTCCAGATTTTCGTGAATGTTTCCAATTACAGTAAGATAGGGTCTATTTTCAGAACACTTCCAAGGACCGGCTAACCAAGATAGATCTCGGTCACCCCAGCTAATCTTATAGTTTCCTTCAATACCTATATATTTTTGAAATGGATGATTCAAGATACTTACAATATCCCCCTCATAGATCTTTTCACCCATGTTATCTTTAAACCTTGTGTAAGGTTCCCAAATTGCTTGATCATCCCCAAATTTATCAACCAGTCCTGTAAATGAACCGTAGTCATAAGATTTTAATTCTAGGTATTCAAGTTCTTCTGTATTCGGATGCCATACTCTAAATTCTGGTGCCATTATTTTTCCTCCCCTAACAACTCTGGATTCTCGTGAATGTTGCCAATTACATACATATCATCATAATAATACTCAAATGGTGAATTAAAATGGTAACCAGATCCCAAGGGCATAGTTGTTAAATCTAAATTTGGAATTGTCCATGTTTGCCCAAAGAATTTTCCACCGTTAAAAACAACTTCTGAATAAAAATCAGTGTGATCATAAGAAAAATGAATAATATCTCCTTCGAAAATCTTATCGCCGTTGACATCTTTCAATCCGGTATACTGCTCAAGGAGGACAGTGTCCATAAAGCCACTATTACCATAGTTATCTTTCCACCCATCAAAGGTAAAACTATCTTCTTTAGTTCCACCACTCCATAGCTGAGTAATATGGAAATATTCTTTTCGCTTCTTATCCCATGCTCTAAATTCTGGTGTCATTTTAATTCCTCCATGAACTTCGATAATCCATCGCAACATCCATTGGCGTTACAAAATGTCTTCTGAAAACTTGGGTTGCTTGTGCCAATCATAATAATCCCATTCACGTACCTGGCCCCAGCCTTTGTCAATTGGTAACGGGTCAAGCAACGATAAGGATTCTCTAAAATAATGGGTAATTTCAGCCATTGAATACCGTTCCGCTAGTCTAGGATCACTGCCATAGCCTCCAAAAGATCGCTCATCTTCATCCGCTGTGAGTGAACCCCAAAATAGAGGTTTTGCTTTAGTTCCATGCTTCACAGTCATCAATACATATTTACGATCTTTTCTCATTCTTCAACCTCCACAAGTTCATAATTTTCAAGACCTAGCTTTTTAATCTCTTTCATTGTAAACTGTTTATCCTCAAGGTAACAAATAAGGTTACTAGTAACATGTAACACACCATCTTTAAACTTCCAATAGTATGCATCATCTGCATAGGGTACTTTAACATAATACTTCTTAGATTTATCCTTACGTTCTTCAATAGGTGTCATTGCGTACTCCGCCAGAATCATATAAAGTTTATTAGAATATGGCAATTTATGGAAGTTATCTGGTGTGTCGGTCAATCCAAAAGAGTATTCATTGTAGTCCGATACCAGAATGGCACTCGTACCTTTGTACATTACACAAAACAAAGAGTCCCTGGTATATGCTGTGTAGTGTTTGCTTAACCCTGTAATCTTTTTAATTGCTTCACTAGTTTTCATTAATCTTCCTCCGTAGCTACTACAAACGTATGAATAACTCGTGTTGTTTCTTCATAGTGAGTTAGTTCCACGTGATGGTCTTGATTTGATCCATAAAAAGTATCTTCATATCCTTCAACCGTACTAATCGTGCTTTCCTGCATTTCAGTTAGTCCACGACTATAATCAAATCCATAAATTTTACCAGTGCTATTTTCTTTGATGTATACAGTAACTGGTTCTGACCAGCGATCAGATTGGTCGGCCTCTTCTGCCACAAATGTAAATTTATCTGTGCTACCTTGGCAACGTAGTTCATCAGCGTCTTCTAGTGTAATTGTTTTAATCATTAGTATTTCCTACTTTCTTAGTTAGCGTTAGCATTAGCAACTGCTTGGTCTGAATAGTCCTTAACGCTCTGGGCGTCTTGGATCGCCTGGTTAAGATCATTGTTAGTACTTGTATTTTGGTTCTTAGATTGTTCTAGTTGCTGAGTAAGACTATCAATTGTTTGCTGTTTAGCATTAACTTCCTGTTGCTTTTGATTGACTGCTTGCTGACCCTCAGCGATCTTTTGTTGAATTTGTTGCTGTAAACTTTGAGTATCTGCATTGTACTTATTTTGAAGATCACTTAATTGCTGTTGAAGTGCCTTATTTTGGTTATCTGAATTAGTTGCTTGAGATTGAACCGTTGCAAGATCCGACTTTGCTTGTGCTAGTTCATTCTTAGCATCACTAAGTTGTGACTGCGCATCCTTTAGTTGTTGTGATTGTGCATCAATTTTAGCACTCAACTTATCAATATTAGACTTAGTATCTAAGATGTTTTGGTGACCTTGCCAAAAGTTATCCGCTAAGGTTGCTCCACTAATTCCTGCTCCAAACATTCCTAAAATAACTGCTGATCCTACTAAAGTCTTCTTTACATTCTTATTCAATTTGTATTCCTACTTTCGTTTTTATTTATTTACATTTATTATAATAGCACAATTTAGCTCAGTGTCAACACCCAAAATAAGAAAGATCACCCAATTTGTTTGAATGACCTTTCTTATACTTCTCTCATTAAGTACCTCCCACAAGGCTTAACAGGTACTAAATCATAGCTTCTATCTACATTGTTTCTTATCGTTTCACCTTCATTGGTAAATCAGTAATTCCAATCACGGTAACATCAGTAAAGGCTATTCGTTTTTCTATCTCCTTTTCTAATGCCTGAATAGCATCAACATCAACATCAATAGCGTTCCCATAAATATCAGCAAGTAGATGCAATGTTTCTTCCCCTGTAAACGTATAGCGTCCCACTTCCATATTTCCATTCTTGTCCATAGCTGAGTAAGAAAACATGTAGCTGTGTTTAGTCATTATTTTAGTCATCATTTTACTCCTCTTTTTAATATTCTTAGTCATTTTAGACCACTTACTTACTTACTTACTTACTTACTTCACCTTAATAGCAGTATCTATCGTGTATCGAACTGCATTTAAGTTAAACTGTAAAAGTCTATACAGATCTTGCTGTTTACTATTCTTAGAATCCTTATATTCTTCCATAGCATCCAGTGAGTCATCTACTAACTGTAGAATATTATCAAATGTCTCTTCAATTTGCTTTTCAGTCCTCAAATTTTTATTCATTAAACGAGTGCACTTCCTTTCTAATTATTATAACATTTTAATACTCTATACTTCACTAAAATACTCGGCTATATTATATAGTGAAGGGAAGAGGTGAAACACAAATGACAACTGTAACTATTAAAGCAAGAATATATCCTACATCTGAACAAGGTAACTTATTACTAGCTACTATGCAACAGTATAGGAATGCCTGTAATTTAGTATCTAAGTACTACTTTGACCATAACTTTATACCTAAGCAAAAAGATATTAATAAAGATTTGTATCATAAGGTTAGGGACAAGTTTGGTCTTAAGGCACAAATGACACAATCTGTCTTTAAAACAGTTATTGCTAGGTATAGAACTGTAGAAACACAGCTTAAACAAGAGCCATACCACTATAAAGATAACAACACTGATACTTGGTATACCGCTCAGCGTGACCTATCATGGTTACAAAAGCCTATTAGCTTTAAAAGACCTCAGTGTGATTTAGTATCTATACGTGACTGGTCATTTAAGAATGGTAAGCTATCTCTTAATACCTTAGGTAACCGTGAAATTATGGGTTTTTCTATGAAGGGCTTTGAACAATACTTAGATGGTAAATTAGGCACTGCTAAACTTGTTAAATCATATGGACATTACTTCTTGCATATCTCTGCTACTGTAGAACCTCGTATCTTTGAAAAAGATGACTTGAAACATGTAGTTGGCATAGATAGAGGTCTACGCTTTTTAGCAACCACTTATGATGAAAAAGGTAAAACTTCCTTTATAGATGGTAAAGCTATTACAGCAAAACGTAGAAAGTACAAGAAGTTAAGACAACAATTACAAAGTAAGGGTACTAAGTCTGCTAAAAGAAGACTTAAAGCCATTGGTCAGCGAGAAAACCGCTGGATGAGTGATATTAATCATCGAATAACTAAGACACTCACTGATAAATATGGTAAAGACACTCTCTTTGTATTAGAAGACTTAACCAATGTTCGATTTGCTACGGAGAAAGTTGCTAAAACAAATCGTTACGAGCAGGTTAGCTGGGCTTTCTACCAGTTTGAGCAATTTCTAACCTATAAAGCAGAACTTAATGGTTCTAAAGTTATTAAGGTTAGTGCTCAGTATACCAGCCAGCGTTGTCCTAAATGTGGATCTGTCAATAAAAATAACAGAAAACATGATATTCATGAGTACCAGTGTGCCAACTGTGGTTATAAGTCTAATGATGACCGCATTGGTGCTATGAATATTCAATACTTAGGAACTAACTGGGTAACTGGAGATACAACTAAAATTACTAAATAATAACTGTTGGACATATTCTAATAGTTAAACGGGTGCTGTCAATCACCCGATGATGTAACCTTAAGTGGAAGTTCTATAGAACGTTAATACCACTACCCCTATGGGATTGAGTTACAAGCTTCCTACTTTAGTAGGGCAATTGACTAGCTCACAATCTCCCCTTCTGTAAGACCATCCGGAGTTAGCTTGTAAGCTCCGTAGTTATCTTCGCTTTCATAGTAGAGAACGTTTAATGAATTGGTAGCTCCATGGCTCCCTCCGTCAATAAAGAATCGTGGTTCCTCATCTTCATACTTAGATACTACCACGGGACACTCTAAATCACCCCTAGTATAGTGTAACTGAGTTCCTGTAGGTAAGATACCTTCTAAAGTACACGTGGGAGTATGTCCTACCACAATGGGCTTGTGAAACTTATTACGTGCAAAGTAGTTATCATTATGGTACTTCGTATTAAGTCCATAGAAATAATCCTCTCGCATCCATAAGCTATCCCACAAGTTGGTATTATGGTAATCCTCAGCAATATAACTTAAACCTGCATGGACTGTAATCAGTTTAGAGTCTTCATACATTACTACAGTATCTCGAATGTCAAAACAGTGATCCATCATAGAATCTAGTTGATTCCAATATTTATTATCCCTTAGTGCTACCTTATTAGAAACCGAGCTACGAGTAGCTTCTCCTAGGAAGGACTTTACTGTACGCTTCCCTCCATTAGCTTTATATAATTCCCAGTCTCTTCGTTCACCATAGATATACTTATATAATAGTAATTCATGGTTCCCCGGCAGAACTGTAGCATTATTACGCTGGTACTGATCTGCAATAAAGTCTACTACTTTATCAGAATCATTAACTCCATAGCCATCGATGTAATCTCCATCAAAAATAATCTTAGAATTTGAGAACTCTGGAATATCAACCATGTGCTTAAGAGCTTGATAATTTCCATGAATATCACTAACAATTAAGTATCCATTATTCACCCAAGTTCACCAACCTATCATACTTTACATTTACCTTCAAATAATTCATGTATCTAGGATGCTTAATCTTAGAATCTTGCAAAATTAGCCAAGATAATCCCTTATTAATTATCTCTTTCAAATAGAACCTTTTATGAAGGACTAGATAACCGTCTAAGTTTACATTTAAATTATACTTAATGTCCTTATACTTCTTCGAACTACACTCATAGTATCCCAGAACATCCGATGTGCTTACTAGAATATATTTATTACGTTGTCTTTTATTCATGCTATATCCCTCTTTTCTATGTACTAAAAGAATACCTCTTTTGAGATATTCTGTCAATAGGGTGCTTTAAAATAAATTAGATAGTTTCTCTTTTACTTCTGGTAATTCCTTTAATTCATTTAGATAAGAAGTATAGTCAAAATTAGGGTTCATATGGTACTTAGGGACAACGGGTTCCTCTGTAAGTCCTAAAGCACGTCCTTTAAGATTAGCACCCACACCATCCTCTGGCATATCCTTTTGCCACGGCCTGCGTTTAAGTTCTTTATCTTTCTTTAATTTATTCATAATATGACTTCCCTCTTTCTTACTAAAGAACAATTAGTCCTCTTCCCGCATACATAGTTTCACTACCCATCTCATCTGCTACTACCACATAATTATAGTCAATAGGGATCTCAACAATTCTAAAGGCATATCTAAGATACTTTGGGTTACTCTTAAGAACTTCAATAAAGTCCTTATCTTCTCGGTAGTCTTCTAGTTGTGTCGAAATAATATGGGATTTACCACAATTTTTTATCAAATCTCCTTTATAAGTACTTCCAAAGTCTTTGCTGGTAAAAATACGCTTGTAAGGAACTCTTGTATTAGAGTTTCTTATCCATAGTTCATCATTATCATTTTCCTCAAAATCCTCAACTGTATACTCATAAGTATTAATTCCTTTTGAGTTCCTTATGAGTCTTAACAAGGGAAGAAAACTATAATCTTCTCCTAGAACTACTTCTTTTGTTCTTCCACAGCTACCAAAACTAGCATTATCATCCATTATTAATCCTCCTAAGATGCTTTCTTAACTTTTAAACTATTTACTTCTAATTCTTTCTTAGCTGATTCCATCTTACTCTTCTGTTCCGCAATTTTATCAAAGGAATCCCGATGAAATTCCATATCAATTTTGTGAATATTTGCAGTTTTGACAGCTAACTTAGATAATTCATCATTAGAAACTCGTCCAACCCCACCAACGCTATCTCCAAGCTGTATTTTGTTAATCTTCATCCAAGTTGCTAGAGCTTTCTTCTGTTCATCATTAAGCACATCATTAAATGTAGCAAATGTTTGAACAACTTTTAATGTTCCATCAATATTACGGACTTCAACTGTAACCCATGATCGATAAATATCCGATTTCTTTCGTAAAAATAGAATAATACTTGTACCCTTCACAACATCATTTACATAAGAACCTACGCAGTTATGCTGGAGTTGCCCTTCATCTACAATTTCTTTAGGAGATGCTGCTAAGATCATAGAGTAATCTTTGAAGTTCATTTCTAACTTCTGGTTGTGTGTATACACCTTGTGAACTGCAAGAATATCTGAGCTACTACCGAGGACCTCTGCATTTCGTGAAGCAATATCATGAGCGGTCTTTAAGTAGCGGGGGAACTTAACAAAGTGTGGGACATCTGCAACCATTTTATAGTAATCCTTAAGAATTTCAAGAGCATTCTCAAAATCTATTGCTTGTTGGTGGTAACAACTTGCGTATAGGTAACGAGATAAATTAAAAATATCGGTGTTTCCCATGTTTGCAACATCACTAATAGTTGGATAACCACTATTCATCGGATATTCTGAATTGTAAGCCACATAACGACTCATATTAGAACGCATGCTATCATAAAAGGACTTATAATTATGGTACCCTCGTTCATCATCAACATCTTTTAGAGTTTGTTCTAACCGATTCCAGTTAACCTCATTAGCCTTTTTAATAAACGATATAGGGAAAGAATAATAGCTATCAACAGTATTTTTTAAACGATATACGTTATCTCCATCACATTTATCATACAAGTAATTATTGTATTCTATAAAGTCATAATAACGAAATCCCATACTGTCTTTCAATAAGTCTTCTTTCTTTAATCTATTATAGGTATCCTTAGAGATTCCTAGTACCTTCTGTAAAGGCTTATGTTTACCTTTATCCCACTCTTCTTGATAATAACTAATAAGATTCCAATGGGAAAACATTACCCTAGAAAAGAAGCTCTTAGCAGACTCAAACATCAAAGTTCCTTTATGAATCTCTACAAAAAGATCCTTCATTTTATCCGAGAATTCCTTAACATAGGATTCTGCTACTGGGAAAGTATGAAGGGCCCGAAGAAGTCCTCGTCCAATGTTCATATGACTAATAGGCTCACGTCCCAAGGACCCATATAACATACCCAAGTACTTAATAGTATCTAAAGTCTGAACAGAAGTTTCACTGAGTCCTTCTGCTAACGCATAGTCTCCATTATTAAAGATCTCATTAAGTAATCCTGTTGTGGATTTTAACTGTTTACCACTAATCCCCGAGATGGTTAGGCTACGATCAGTAAAGTCTAGGATGAAGTCTAAATAACGTTTCTTATCCTTACCTGATTTAGTCATAGAGACAATTCCAGAGTAAACTCCATGTGTTTGACTTACTAGTGCTAAACGGTACTCGTTGGTGTCTGAGTAGGCACTGAGATGATCACTGATATACTTATCTAGTTGAACTTTATCGATCATTTTTATTCCCCTTTTCTAATAGTTTCCCGGAGAATATCTAATACTAGTCCGGAGTTCCCTTCATCCATGTGACTATTTAACATAATTCGCTGGGAATGGTCATTTCGTGGGAGCAAACTTTGAATTCTTCTCTTGAAATAAATTGTGGGTTCATCTGGGTCCGGAACTATGATTTTCATAAATAGATCACGTACAAGGGGATTCAGCGGATCTTTCTCGCAGGTGATAACTAAATATCCCAGATTTTCTAGTTTCAATCGAATATTTTTAAGAGCATTCCCCCGCATCGTGTCAGTATCTAAAAATACCTCTACATACCAACCGGGGTAAGCACTCTTTAATCTTTCATCTATTGCTTTTTCAATCCTTGCTAATCCATCTTCATATAGTTTACTGTCAGAATCCTGTACTTTACTATTCAATTGATTCCTATATTGTTTTGCACTCATAATTGCCATTAAGATTTCCTTCTTTCATTTAACTAAAATAAGGATACCACTAAGGTATCCTTAAGTCAATACTTATTTTATCGCGCGCTTCGGATTTGCACCGGCATACTCCACAACCACACGTGGTGCTCTGGCTAGCTGAGCTATGCGCGTGATAATACAGAGGGGGTGGGATTCGAACCCACGGATCGCTCATCACGATCATCGGTATTCAAAGCCGACACATTAGACCACTCTGACACCCCTCTAAATTGTATTTTAAACTGTCCCGACAGGATTCGAACCTGTGATATCCGCATTAGTTTTATAAAACATTAATGTTTTATATTTATGGTAATACATGATTTGTAAACTCCATTATAATATTCTCGTTAATCCCTTTATCTTGCTCAATTTTAGTTAGTGAGGGAAATTTACCAGAACAGCTTCTACTACAACAGGTTACTTTATTATTGGAGTTTATCAAATGAGTCTTGCGTTTATCTATAATGAATAATGAATTACATACTGGACATTTAACAAGAACTTGAACTTTTCCTCTTATTACGTGTTCAATTATCTGATGTTGCTTTCTAGAAACCGCACATAAATTTGATATATCATTATTATGCTTATTTCCGTCCTTATGATGAATTTCAAAACCCTCTGGTATACATCCGTAATATTTCCAATATGCTACTTTATGAGAGTAAGCGTATTTACCACGCATAAGCCTATAGGGATATTCTTTAGGGGCTACTTCCATTATATAGTTACCATTTATCATTTTTCACCAGCTTATTTAGACATAGTTACCACTCAACTACGGGACAATGTGGAAGGCAGGATTTAAACCTGCATAAGCTAGAACCTGCATCGCTATTCTAACTCTTTAGCTCCTCTCAATATTGATCTTATATTGATAAGACTTGGGATACCTTAATTTTGGGTACTTCCAATTTTAGCTTTTCAAAATATTCCTATAAAGGGGTATAGGTTCCCCAAATATTTCTACATTTGCTAAAATACAGGTGGAGGGAGTCGAACCCACTTCTTGCTGAAATCTACAGCTAATACTGGTTATAAACCAGTTGCACTGCCGTTATGCTACACCTGTATAATAGTGTTCCCATTGGCTTGGGTGGGTAATCTTAATGTGCGAATTATTAGGTTACAGTTTTAGCTAGGCTAACACACAAACCGTCATTTGCATGCTCTAGCTACCTTCACAAGAACTGGGCCCGGATTATCTACCGACCATCTTTCAGTCATCATTAGCAGTTAAGTTATTTTTCAAGTTTTATCTGCCTCTGCCTTGACCTACTAAAACCTTACTGGAGTGTTATAGGGATTATTAGTCCTATCACAGCAAAGACACTTATTAACGTACAACTTTGGTTCTATGGTTGTTAAGCCATATTTGCTGTTGCTGGAATATTATGTGCCCCACTCCGTAAGTACCTTATTCTTCCATTTTATCCCCTAAGACCCCACAAACTAGACTTTCTTTTGCCTACCCGCTGACTACTACAGTTAACGAGACAGTAACCTGATGGGTATCCTCACCCGACGACTGCGTTTTTACTTAAAATATGGATCTTAGACGTGGCGAAACTGATAGTTCCTCATACACACGCTTAACACTAGTACCATAGTTTAGAGACGTTGCGGTCTATATCATGCAATTAGATAGTATTCTAAATTAACGTCCCGCTACCTTCGGAGACGGCTAAATTCTGTTGCTAGGCTTAACTACCCCAAGATAACGATTGAGTTATCTTAATGACCATGTTTCAGGCCCACGCAGTCTACACGGCTATGCCGCTGATCGTGCATCCAGAGATGCTATTAAACTTCAATTACATTGAGATCTAATAGCAACCTTGGATGGCATTAAGCTGGTTTTATACTACTTTTGAAGTTACATCTAATACTGTTCCAATATCTTCCCAGTCTATATGCTTCCCATCAACTTCTATTCCGGGATTACTATAGTTTAACTCTGGTGTATATCCCAGATCTTCAATAGCCTGGCATAATTTATCCGTATCTAATTTCAAACTATATGTCCTCCGTGAACTACTCATTACTAAAGTAACGGGCTTCTAGGAACACTGCATGCTTGAGTACCCTAAAGCACATAGAGGTTACAGCTATTTACTAAGGGCTGTCCCAGCCCAGTTTACTTAAAGATCCTTAAGTAACTTATTAAGATACTTGGTTTTCGCATCTATGGTTACCTAAGTTCTTTATAGTTTTTAGTATACCCCTAGTTAACAGAATGTCAACTAAAGTAACATGTTTTCTTAAATTTAATTTATAGATTCCTCAAAGAACATATTGTAAATATCCTCATCGGTTAACCACGATTCCGTATCTAAAATACTATGATCTATCTTAATATTATCATCTTCCATGTACATGTACAATTCACCTCCCTATTAATAATTTTAAAGGATAGAGTGGGATTCGAACCCACGCGTCGCATTATACGACCTAATTGCTTAGCAAGCAACCCTCTTAACCACTTGAGTACCTATCCATTGTGGTAACCCAAAGCCTCTCAAAGGTTACCTGCTAATATGTAGGATAACGGACAGTCTTGTTAGGTGTCAACCCTTAGTCATCCCACCCCAGTCATATTACTGGACGCGACATATTAGTTTTACACCAGTTTTCAATAACCCTTGACAGGAGGTACTGGTGGGCAGTGAACTGCTCGTTACTAAAGTGACGAGCTTCTAGGAACACTGCGTACTTGGATACTCTAAAGTATCTATAGGTTACAGCTATTTACTAAGGGCTGTCCCAGCCCAGTTTACTTAAAGATCCTTAAGTAACTTATTAAGATACTTGGTTTTCGCATCTATGGTTACCTAAGTTCTTTATGGTTCTTAGTATACTAGTAGTTAAACAGAATGTCAACGTTTATTTTGAATAATTTTATGATGGCGCACACGCTAGTAATCCTATCAGCGCCCACCATGGGTTATTAGTGGTCCGTACAAGGAATCCTGAGAAACATAAGACTCCGATGTTCCATATGGTGACTGCCGTGTTTCTATCCAATATACCACCTACTCTCTATTTAAAGAACAAATATTAGGAGCCACGCCCACGCCCACACATGAGTTGTGTAAATTAGAAACCCTACCAAAGCAATTAAAGCTACATCAGATATACTGTCCAACGCGATTCCACCCCCCTATCTATCACTACAAACTATATACTATAATGCCTCTAAGAAGAATTGAACTTCTATTCCTAGTTTACAAGACTAGTGTTCTACCATTGAACTATAGAGGCGTTTTGTGTGGGGCGAAGACCCGTGCTAAGTCCCCTAAATATCTTATCATTTAATGCTTATAAGCACCAATCACAGAGGATAACCACTTGGAAGTGTTTTAAAGAGCTACCAGACTTCCCTTATTCATTTTGTAGGTGCCACCTACACGGCTCTAATTTTATCTAACTGTTATATATTAGTACCACCCGTGTTGCATCCAGAACGCTTTAGCATTCGTCCATGTACCATATCGACTATGAATATACGCCGAGGCGGCACGTTCTTGGGCGTCTATCGAAGTACCCCACTTTAAGTTATAGCTCATTAGCTGGTACTTTCCATAAGCTCCTGATGGATTGCTTGCTGTATAAGAACCTCCAGATTCCTTCTGTGCAATCCAATCCTTAGCACTTTGTTCAGCACTTACAGTGCTAGTTGATGCTGTTGTAGTACTTGTAGGCGTAGCTACGGAACTAGATGTACTTGATGTTTGACTGCCTGCTGTAGTTTCTGTGGTATTGCTTGAACTATTTGATGTGCTTACACTGTTACTTGCATTACCTGAAGTAGGCATTTTATAGGTACTATTTGTAGCATTCTTATGTGGGACACTAGCAGTTACTTGATAAGTCCCCGTAGTTGGCAGTGTTAATTGGTCTCCTACATAAATCAAATTCTCGTTAGCTAGTCCATTAGCGTTAGCTAAAGACGCTACAGTCGTATCATGTTCTTTAGCAATAGCACCTAGTGTATCACCCTGAGTAACTTTAATCGTATTTGCATTCACTTGAGTATCTGCGTGTACTTGTGAGCTAACTCCCAGTCCTAGTGCTAAAGTTGCACCAAAGGTCATCAAAGTAACTCCAAGATTTTTCTTAATAGTCATAAATAATGTGCTTCTTAGCCGATAATTGCTTTACATTACGTAAGGTTCCTACACCGAAGAAGCCCTTCCTAGTTTATATTCGTAAGGCAAACTGTTAATTTACTTTACGAATATAATATACCACATGATTATGACATAACCTTAACAGAAGTATTACAGTAGTGTTACAATATTATTCTTTGAAGTCTTTCAGAACTCGCTTGATAGCTTGCTCGTCATAACTACTGTTGTTAAACCGAGCTTCTAAGTTAATTGTTGGGATCTCTCGAAATGGCTTAGAGTAAGACACTACGGTATCTCCATTTTCTTCAACTTCCCGACTAGTTTCGGTAGCTTCTGCTTTAGTATCATAGACCTTTTCTTTAACACTATTTAGACTAAAAGATAACCATGGAAGTTCATCAGAAAGCATCCGAAAGATCGTAATCAAAGAAGAACTATAGTACGCTGTCTGACTATCGTATTCGCCACTTAAACTATTAACTAAGCTTTCCTTAAAGGGATAGACTAGCTTAATCTCCTTAGGAACTTTACCCGTGACTTCCCCGTCACTGTTCTTAAAAGTAACTTCTTCATCCTTATGATTCTGATAGCTTCGATGTAGGTCTGAAAGCACATTGATGTATGCTAGATGTTGCATTTCATATTTATTAGCATTATCTAAAGTTTCTTGAGCCACTATTTATTCCCCACTTTCTGTGTTCTTAGCCGCGTCTACTGCTTGCTGGATCCTTTGTTGTTTTTCCTGTTGTTCTAGGTACTCGGATTTGTCTTGAACGAAAACTCGAACAACTGTCTGTCCTTGAGTTCCACTCGGGTCCATTTCAAAAGGTCCTACCATAGTAGATACTAACACAGTATCCCCCAACTTCAAACCACCTTGCTTAATTTCTTTTTCTAGTTCTTTTCCAAGATCCTCTTCTTTAATACCAAATCCTTTAGCAAACTTACTCATACTTAGAATAGAGGCTTCTTCTCCGTCATCATAGCAAGGCTTTCCACAGACAAAAGTGACTGCGTATCCCATTTGTGACGGGACGCCTGTATATTGAAAATTATATTCCCGAAGGAGATTCTTCATATTATTTAAAAGTAAGTGTGAAAGTAGCTTTACTTCCCGTTTACGTGGCTTTGATTTTATAATATGCCCAATAGATGGCATCGTTTCTCCATACTTTGCTAAATACGCGTCAATCCTAATATCTTCTAATTTCACTTTTATTATACCTGTCTTTCCTTTGTAATTGTGTAGGCTAATTTGTGGACCTTTTTCTTGTATTCTTTCATTTTAGCTTCCCAGTACCAACTGGTCATTAGCGTTGCTATAGCAATCGTGGCTAAAATTAGTATTCCTATCATTATCATCATAAAGCTAAAATACATTATCTATTACCACCTTTAAGTACTCTGGAAAGTTCTCACCGGAATACACATAAATATCATCACTCTGTTTCGTATACCCCATTCCTATTAAGAATGGTGGCACCTTATCAGAAAATAGTTTGGCGTTTAAAATAACTTTAAATTGATTTTTGATAGCTTTTACTACTAAGTCACTGATGATCCGTATTTCTAAGTTATCTTTGGTACTCCAGCCACTTACAATATAATCTGCGTCCTGATTAACTAGAGAAACTATTCCACAAGGAACACTATTTCTATAGTAAACTAAATATTGGGTACCCTTAGCCTTGCTTATCATTCCTTGGGTGTTCCATTTAGAATCTTGGTAGTTAGGAAGAGTAACTAAACGATTTTCAGACTCTCCTGTAAATTCTAAGCTGATACTATCAGAGACCTCCGTAGGAATTAAGGATTCATCATCGGAATGTGTTTTGCTGTGGTCCTTTTCCTGGACACTCATGCTATTCCCCATAGTTGCTTTATATGTTTCTTCGGGAACTACTAAGTCTAAGGTACTTTTAAAATATGGAATAGTTACTGGAGTCCCTTTATGCGATTCGTTTTCATTGCTTACTGCTAGTAAATACATATCTTCAAAAGACTTAAATCCTAAAAACTCAATAGATAGCTTATTTCTGTTTGTAATTTCTTTATTATGATTCTTTACATAGGCATAATTTAATCCTTGATGCCCTGAAAGCCCCTCTAAAAACGGTAGCTTAATTAACTGTAAGTCTGTATCGTTTTCGTGGTCATCATAGACCTTTTTAATTGCTTTATTTACTAAATTTTCGCCTTTCAAGCCATTTTCACCACCTTACATGTATAATATAGCTGTTGCTATTTAATTATACTAAAAAAGAGCCCCTTTTTAGGAACTCCTTTAGTATTTCTAGTTAAAATACGTATTAATATACGAAATTGCTTCATTATAAGAAGCTGTCTCAGTATCTTCAGGAGTTTCTCCTTTAGAAACTTTAGCATCATAATCGCGAATAGTAGCAATATAAGTGACAATGTTATTTGGAAGATCCACTGATGTTACTATAAAAGACGTAATCTGCATAGTATTAATTTCAATAGGATCCCCTGTACGAGCATTCGTTTTAAATGCCTTTACATAGAACCCATTAGCATAGCCTTTATTAGATCCTGTAACAATATCATGTGGATCCTGTAGACGGTTACCTAATAATTTCCCATAAACATATGCTTGTGTTCCATCACTAAGATTTACTTCAATAACTTTCTCTTTTCCATTTGCGGGTAACAAATACATAAACACTCACACTTTCTAATTTAATTTACTAAAGACATAACTTAAAATAGCACCAACAACTACTAGCCCTATTTGTTTAAGATCATACCATTTTGTTTTACGTTCATTTTCTGTTTGCTCTTTGAGCTCTTGAAGCATCCTTGAGGTTCTTTGAATTCTTTCTTTTAAATCCTGTTGAGCCCCCCGAACCATTTCTAAATCTCTTAAACGTTCTTCTAGTCTATTTGACTTTTCCTTTTGCTCGTTTAACTGGTGAAACAGTTCTTTAATTCTTTCTTCCAAAACTTCATTAGATGCGCTATCGTGCAGGTCCTCCTTATTCATACCACAAAACCACCTAATCATTATTTCAATAATAATGTAGTTATCCTCGCAAAACCTATATTATTACTGAAACTAGACGAAAATATTAAATAAAGGTAGTTGAATATATGTGTTTAAACGTTATAAAGACACTTTATATAAGCTAGGATTAGTAGAACTTGTTGTAGTATCTTTTTATTTTATATCACAGTTTATATCGTTAGAAATAAGTAGAACTCCGGTGTATCAATCCATTTATGTGCTAGCCAATGTAATTACTATCGTATTAGTCTTTCAAATATATGATTTCCACAAAAATAGACGAAACCAAATCATTATTGAAATTACAGGTATTCGTCTTCTACAGTGGGAACTCCGCTTAGAACTTCTTAAGGAAACTATGTTTGAGAAAATGAATATGACCGCAGAAGAAATTAAGTCGTATAACGACCGAGAAAGCAAGATTGAGAACAATGTCAGTAAACAGCATAAAAAATAAACGTAAATTGCTTTTCTTTATTAACCGGAACACACATCGATACCAATTTAATAAAAATGATAAGCGCCCTAAAGAAACCCGGTACTGTGCTGTTTGTGGGCGTTTATTAGTTAAGTATAACATACGCACGGATAAATTTATAACTATTATATCCCATTATAAGTTTAATAATACATGGGGGATTCCTGTATGTATTTGTAAGGATATTAGAAGTTGCAAAAATCATAGTAGAAAGGAATGATAACTTTTGGGTGTCGCTAGTAACATAAAAGCTCTTACTGAAGAGCAAGAAAGTAATAAGAAAGCTAAGAAGAAACTAGCCCAGAACTTTAATAAAGGGGCCATGCGGCTTATGGAAGGCTTTCTTAAAAAAGTCGATGATGGTACCTTTACAGTGGATACCGTTCGAGATTATAAAGATCTTTACAATATGTTCTTAGACATTAATGAAATATCAGTTAATTCCGAAGAGTCTTCTGGTAAAATACCTGCATTAACCGTTAATCAAGAATTATCCCTAGAAAAGCACGTTAAAGTACATCGTAAAAATACTACGGATATTCAAGGTAATATTCACGAAGAAAAAGTTATTAATGTAGAAGACATTGATAGTCTAACTAAAGACGATGTTAATAGTCTCCTTAAAGACCGGGGAGAATCAATTAACCAAGATAACTTAGATGATTATAATGAATAGAGGGTTTGAAATAATTTATGGAAAATAATACAAGTAACACAAAAGATGGTATGTGGGAAGCCCCTAATCCAGTTAACGGCCTTCTTTATGGCGATAACGGATACTCTGGTAAAGAAATTCATGAAATTATGAATCTCATGTTTGCTACGGAAGATGAGCCTCTTAAAAGTGTTTCTGAAGAACAGCTTGCTTATACGCTAGACTTTATTGCTCCTTCTAATTATACGTTAAGACACCATACACTTAAAGGTGGAACTCCGTTTGTTCTTTCAGTCCCCAATAGAGACCCTAACCGAGCACTAATGCATCGTCCCTGGCAAAAACAGATTTTAGATGATCAGTCGGATAAGCTAGTAATTGAGAAGAGCCGTCAACTTGGACTTACCGAAGTTGGGGTGGCCAAAATGATCAATTTTGCAGACACACATAATAATAATGGGGTTGCCTGTCTGTACAGTTTTCCTACAAACAATTTACTTCAAAAGTGGACTAAAATGCGTCTAGATACAGAACTTGCCTACGGGTACTACGGTCAGATACAAGATAAGAATACAGATAACCAGCAAGTAAAAAAGATTAGAAATTCCTTTATTACCTTTGCTTCTAGTAGTTCTCCAAAGAGTTTGGAATCTATTGCCGTAGACTATCTCTCTTTAGATGAATTTGATCGAGTAACTCCAGCCGCTTATAGTAGTGCCCAAAACAGTTTAAAGTCTAGTAAGTTTAACCGACTTAATTTATGGAGTACTCCATCGGTTCCTGGGCGGGGAATTGCTTACGAATTTGGGCTTACAGATCAATGGTACTATGCTCATAAATGTACGCATTGCGGCTATGATAACATTCTAAGTTATGAGGACTATGACCCTTCTAGTATTCAGGCTGGCGGTAACATCCGTCTCGTCAACAAAGATGGAATTGACCTTATGTCGGGTATTATTACTCCAGGTTCTTACCAATATGTATGTAGTAAATGTGGACGTCCTTTAGACCGTTGGTATAATGGTCATTGGATTTGCAAGTACCCTAGTCGAAGCTACCAATCACGAGGATACTTTATTAGCCAAATGAATGCTGTATGGGTATCTGCTGACGATCTTAAAATGGCCGAACTTCAATCAAAGAGTAAGCAAGCCTTCTATAACTATGACCTTGGGTTTCCTTACGAAGATGCTAAAACCAAAGTAACTGCGGCAGATATTAAACGAAATACTCGTTTCAAGGACCCCAAAGAAGATAGTACAGACTATTCTCTATGTACCATGGGAATTGACTGGGGTAATCAAAAACACTCAATTGTTGTAATGGGGCTCAAGTCTAACGGAGCAATGGATGTATTAAATCTAACACAGGTTGCTAATAATGGAGCCACAGATAGTTCTCAAGTGGATCGTGACATTCAAGCAATTCGATTACTTTTCAATCAATATAATCCAGATATGGTAGTGGCCGATGTGGGGGACGCTGGTAACAAGATTATTGACCTTATGGATGTTTACGGTCGTAATCGAGTCTTTGGTTGCAGGTACTCAACGTCTCCTACAAGTGGACTTATTACAGCTAGTCAACAAATTGAACCATCATTTAATGAGAATAAACGAATTGTAGTTGTGGATAAACTGGTGCAAAACAAACGACTGGTAAGCTTAATTAAACAAGGTAAAGTAGGATTCCCTACAGGAAAAGAAGTAGATAAATTAATTAAGCATTTTGATAATGTTATTATTCAAGACGTTGAAGATAAAAGCGGCGAGTATCGTGAATCTATCTCAAGAAAAGGCGCCGACCACTATGTTCAATCAATGGTATATTGCATTTTAGGATTAGACTATCTTAAAAACCAGTTAGATGCTGGAGGAACCTTTGAGTTTGATGTGCTTAATGCAAACAATACGGAAGCATCAGTTACTCCCACCAAAACACCTTTGCGGGAAGCTTTTGAAACTAAAGATATTAGTAAGTTACTTTTTTAAAAATTAAGTGAAAACTATATTATTATTGTAAGAACTAATAATATTTTAGCAAAAGAGGTAGAATTTTGAACTTTACTACTGATACTTTATGGAACAAAGCAAAGACTTTAAGCAAGCGTGAAGGTAAAAATAACGACTGGTGCTATGTTATTACTCTTTATAATGCACTAGGTGGTAACTGTATTCAACTGTACGTTGTAGATACGGAGAATAAGTCCCGCTATCGAGTACTCGCAAATACAGATCAAGATATTACTTATGTTTTGAAAGATGATGGGCTATTATCAATCAGTACCCACGAAGCTACGGTAATGAAAAAGGCCTTTGAGAATATCGAAAAATTGCATAAAACTACGGAATTTCTTAGTGACGAAACTGTACTAGGAAAGGATAGTTTCCAGTACTATGAATAGGAAGGTGGTGGAACTTTGAAACTTAATCCATTTGCATCTTCTAATAAAGATGCAGTTACCAATAAAGAACTAAACGATTACCAAAAAATACTAGATAATCAACTTAAAGGTATGCCAGATGTCACTAAGGGGTACCATGGTAAAACTACAGCGATTACAGAACCCTTCAATTCTATTTCTATTGGGGGCATTAATCCTGGATTCCGTGATAAGCCATTTTATAACGGTGTTGCATCAGTTAATGCTACGCTAAAAACGTATGCAAATAATCCAGTTCTAAATGCTATTTTAAATACTCGGTCAGGGCAAGTATTAACTTTCTGTCAGCCCGTTGAAGAATCTGAACAGGGAGTGGGATTCAGCATCGGTTTTGAGGACATTGATCGGAAGCCAAATGCCCGTGAAAGAGAATTGTTTAAACGTTTAGAAAAGCAAGTAATGAACATGGGGATTGCTTCGTCAAATCGGCATATGGATCTTCATCAGTTTATTAAAATGTTTGTTCATGACACCTATGTTTATGACCAAGTAAACTTTGAAAATGTTTATGATAGCAAGCATGGTAAGTGGCTGTATACAACCATGGTTGACCCTTCAACAATATTCTTTAGAGCTAATGATGATGGAAAGCTAGTTAACTCAGGTAAACGCTATGTGCAAGTAGTAGACCAGCAAGTTAGACGATTCTTCGATGATAAAGAATTGGCAATGGTTATCAGAAATCCTCAGTCAGATATTTATAGTTCTGGATATGGATTATCTGAACTAATGATCTGTATCCGAGAATTTATGGCACACGAGAACACAGAAATATTTAATGATCGCTTTTTCTCTCATGGTGGAACTACTCGGGGAATTCTTAATCTTAAGCAAAGTGGCGATGCTACTCAAGCACAGTCTCGTCAAGCTATGGATGACTTTAAAAGAATGTGGAATGTATCCCTTCAGGGTATTAACGGATCTTGGCAAATGCCTGTAATTAGTGCCCCTGATGATATTCAATACGTTAACTTAACACCGCAAGCTAGAGATATGGAATTTGAAAAATGGTTAAATTATTTAATTTATATCATCTCTGCTGTTTTCGGTATTGACTCCGCAGAAATTGGTTTCCCTAATCGGGGAGGAGCTACTGGTACTAAGTCACATTCTCTTAATGAAGGAAACTCATCTCAAAAGATTCAGGACTCGAAAAACCGTGGATTACGTCCTTTAATGATAGCTATTGAAGATGCGATTAACCGATACTTAGTAAAGCCTAACTTCGGTGATGAATATAAGTTTAAATTTATTGGTGGAGATACTTCGGCAGAACTTCAAGAAATTGATAAGCTAGCTAAAGAGTTGTCATCTTATAAAACTGTTCATGAAGTACGGAAGGAAAAGAAACTCCGTGGGCATATTCCTGGGGACGATGTAGTACTTAATCAATATGCTATTCAGCGCGCGGCTCAGACTATTCAAGAGAAAACAGTAGAGCACACCTTTGCGATGGATACTATAAATTTACTTAAGGAATTTGCTACGATTCCTAGTAATACTCAAGCTGGTAATCCAGACCCTAATAAACCTAATAGTAACTTTCAGGACCAACAACATGGCTTTGATGGTAAAACTAAACCATCAGATAGAGCTGGAGTTAAACAAAATGGAGAACTCCGCTAATAGCACTATATTATTTCTGAAAAGCAGGACCACACCTCAGTATTTTGAGAGTATCCTGCATTAAATCTAAAACGAAAGAGGTAACTGATACCTTGCAAGTATACACTAAAGGAAAACTATTTGTAGGCTCCGGAGAGTTCTCCAGTTTTAGTATTGAGCCTCAAGACAATAATCCAACAAAGGAAAAGCAATGGTACATTAAGGGAATCGCCTCAACTGGTGATAAAGACCTTGATGGAGAAAGTGTAGATCCTAATGGTTTAAATATTGGTTATTTTAAAGACTATGGCTTCATTAATTTTGACCACAAACAAGCTCCTCGTGATATTGTAGGAGAACCTTTATCAAATAGCTGTTATGTAGACGCCGAAGGTCTTCATGTTACTGCGCTTTTATATAAAGATAAGCCTATTGTACAAGAAATGTGGGACTTATCAAAATCTATGAAAAATGCAGATTCTCAAAGAAATCTTGGATTCTCTATTGAGGGTTACATTACTAGTCGTGATCCCAATGATAACACAAAAATAACTGGTTTAAAAGTTCTTAATGTAGCTATTACAACGCACCCTGCCAATCCCGAGGCTACTTGGGAGTCTTTTGAAAAGTCTTTTAAAGATCATCTGGACAAAGACTACGAAACAGGATTTCCAGCTAACCCTGAGAACTTGGATCAACACTCTGGAGTTTTATCTATTAGTAACCTAGCGGATAGTATCTCATGTTTAACATCGGCTATCCGGCGAGATAACTTTAAAGACCTTTTTCGAGATACTGAAAAGGAACTTCTCGCACGAGGAGCCTTAGATAATACTACTAAATGTGTTTTATTGCAATTAGGCGCGGGCATTGGTCGAAAGGATGCAATTAAGTTTATTAACGAAGGAGATATAAATTAGAATGGCAGAAAAAGAAAACAACAGTATCTTAGACGAATTTGAAAAGTCATTAAATAATAAGCCAGAAGATTCGGATAAGAAAGATACTAAAGAAAATGACGTAAAGGATTCTACTAAAGATTCTACTAAAGACTCTGACAAAGAAACTGCTAAGAAAAGTGAATATGATGATGGTGGTGCTTCTGATACGAAAGACTTTGAAAAAGGCAATAAACCAGAATCTGTTACAGATATTCCTATGTCACCAGAATTAAAAACTATGATTGATGGATTTGGTAAAAAGATTGATATATTATCTGCAAAGCTGGACAACTTAGCTCAGCAAACAGCTAGTCAAAACGATAGTTTCAAGCGAAGCTTTGAAGAAAATCATGAAGTAACTAAGAGTGTTAGCTATGAAGACTTCAATCATTTAATTGAATTATCTGCTAAAGCCTATAATAACTTAGATGAAGCAATTAACAAACATATTGAACCAATCGTTCCTTTGTTAGAAAGCTTAAAGGCTACTAAAGATACAGATAAAAACTGTGATAACATGCACAAAGATGACGATGAAGACGACGATATTGAAGAAAGCCACAAAGAAGACAAAGATAAGAAAAAGTCTACAGATAAACCAGATGACTCAATGAAGCCCGAAGATCAAGGACCAGAAAAAGAAGACTCTGATAAGGATAAAGATAAAAAGTCTGAAAAGTCTACTAGTATCCCAGAAGATCCCCAAGATGACGTAAAAGCACCTGAGGAAACTGTAAAATCTGCCAAAGATGCCAATGGACAATCTGTCAATTTTGTGGACCGGCTATCTCCTGAGCAACACCAAAATGTTCAAGAAACTAAAGCCACTGAAAGTGGTACAGACAAAATTACTGCAAAATCTTTAACTCCAGAAATCCAGGATGAGTTCCAACAATCATTTGAAACAGAGTTTGCTAAAGGCAATATATTAGGATATAAGACTCGTCATTTCCAAGACATCCTTGGAAAAGCTTTCTATGGTAACGCAACTGATGAGGACGCAGTTGAAGTCTTTGAATTCCTCAACAAGAAGAATAAGGGCTAAACAACCTCTATACCATGCAACTAGCTATATTATTTCTGAAAGTAATTAATTAATTAATGAAAGGTGCAAATAAACTAAATGAGCGAAAAATTAAGCCTACAACAACAAAATGCTCTTAAAAGCTTTCCTCAAGCGCTTGATGTAAATAGCGATGGATTAAATGAAATTGTACAGAAAGCCGCTGTAACAGGAACGGATGTAGATCCTGAAACTCTTGCGGGTGTCCCGGCCCTACGTCGTCAATTCTTAGACAACCGAGTAAGTCAACTGTCTTATTCGTCTCAAGCTATGGTATTCTTCAGTAAACTTCCTAAGTTGAAGTCAGCCTCAACTGTAGTAGAATATACAACCTTTGATCGGCATGGTGAGACAGGTCACTCAATGTTCGATACAGAAGTTGGCCTAAGTGCCCCATCAGATCCTGCTATGCATCGTCGCTTAGTACGTACTAAGAACCTATCGGCAACGCGTTCAGTATCATTGATCTCCCAAGCCGTAGACAATATTGCCCAACCTGTCCAAATTTACACAGATGACGCTATTGTCTCAGTCGTTAAGGGTATTGAATGGGCTTCGTTCTATGGTGACAAGTCATTAACAGACGAAGTTCAAGATAACATGGGCGGCGGAGAAGGTCTGGAATTTAATGGATTGACTCAACAGATTGATCCTAACAATGTTATTGATGCTCGTGGAGCAGATTTAACTCCAGAACTTCTTAATACCGCTTGCTTGTATGTTGCTAAAGGATATGGTACTCCAACGGACGCTTTCATGCCTTTAGGAGTTCTATCTAAATTCTCTACATCATTCATTCCAAATGCTCGTTACTTCTCAAATGGTATTGGTGGCCAAAATACTAATTCAGTAACTGCGGGCCTTAATGTAACCCAATGGTCATCTACTATTTCACAGATTGAACTTAATGGTTCAGCCGTAATGGAAAATGATAAGTTCCTGGATACACAGTTCTTAGGCGGTCAAAATGCTCCTGAAGCTCCAGCCGTTGCTACTCCAACTGTTAAAGAAACAGACAATGCTAAGTTTACAGCTTCTGACATTGGGACGGTATCTTATCGAGTAACCCTTTGGTCTGATCAAGCTCAATCCGTATATACGGAAGTTAATGCGGCATTAGACAAGGTAGACTCATCAATTTCATTGGCAATTACGGTTCCTGCAACTTATACAGCTACACCTAAGTTTGCTTCAATCTACCGTTTAGATAACGCTTCTGGTCAATACTACTTGATCAACCGAGTAGGTGTTAACCAAGCTGTTAACGGTGTAATTACCTTTGTCGATCGTAACGAAAACATTCCAGCTACTGTAGATGTCTTTGTTGGTGAAGTAAATAACTTGACTATTCGTCTTTACGAATTGTTACCTTTGATGTCACTTCCATTGCCTACACAAAACAAAACACTGGCTTGGTCAGTTATCTGGAATGGTGCTTTAGCTCTTATCGCGCCAAAGCGTTTCGCTCGCATCAAGAACGTTGGATACACTCCAGCAGTACCACAATTCTAATTTAATACTAGTGTTGTTCATCGAGGAGGAAGGCGGAATGCCTTCCTTTTTAATTATACAGGAGGATTAAAAATATGTTAAAACAAAAAGTACTAAGAAATATGAAATTAGGTACCAAGTTTGGAGAAGTAACTATTGATGGTCAAGGTGTTATTAAAGGACTAACAGAAGACCAAGAACAAGAATTTAAAGACCTGCGTTGGTACACTTTTACGCCTAACAAGAAACCGGCTAAAGCAACTGATACGGTAACCTCTAAAACAACGACTAAAAAAACTACAAGAACTCCGCGGACCCGAAAAAGTACTACTACAAAAACTACGGATAAAAAGTAAAGGAGAATCTAAATGCCTTTAACTGATCTAACTAACCCTACTGCGGCACCCTATTCTCAAGGAAACCCTAAGCATGTTAATTTAGCAGACTTAGACACACTGTCAGTAGCAGATTATGATTTAACACCAGACGCAATTAAAGCATACTTATTTGGACTAAACGTAGTTGACCCTAATACAGGAAAAGAACTTCCAGATACATTCTATAAGCGAATGATACAAACTAAAATTGCACTTGCAGAACACAAGCTGGATATTGCTATTTTCCCTCGACTTATTCAACGAGAAAAACACGATATGTATGAAGCAGATGTTAACTCTTATAATAATATAAAGTTATATAAGCATCCGGTTATTCAGGTTGAATCAATGGAAATGCAGTTCGGACTTACTCAAATGATGGCATATCCTTCACAGTGGTGGCGTGTATACAATCTGTTCGGCAGTATTCAGGCGTACCCTTTAACCAGTTTCCTACTTGGAAATGGTGTAAGTAGCACGTTTAATAACGCCGCGTTAGCCGCAATGTTCCCTTATGGTTATGGGTATGGTGTTGCAATGGCTCCAGGATCAAATAATGCTCCTCAAGTGTTTAGTTTAGACTACGTTGCTGGAATGCTACCGGCTAAGAACGGGAATTATAATCAAGACTGGGAAATACCTGCTTCCCTACAAGAACTTATCCTTAAATATTGCTTAATTGAAATCCTGGAACAATGGGGGAAACTTATTCTAGGTGCTGGTATCGCCGAAAAAGAAATTACTATGGATGGAATTAGTGAACGAGTAGTTACTACTCAAAGTGCTATGTATACTGGTTCTGCGGCGGATATTGATCTTGTTCGGAACGATATTGCAAGTCTTGAAGCTAGTTTGAAATCTAAGTACGTAGTTCCCTTATATAGTGTCTAACCAGAAAGGAGTCTATCAAAAACTATGGGAGAAAAACCAATCAGCTTTTCAGAATCCTCTAAGACAGACGATGCCACATCTATTCCAGAGTACCCTACGTTACCATCAAGCACCGTTGAAAATGATCTAAGGAGTAATTCTACCTATTCGTATAATAAGGGCGAGAATGACTACTCAAGTGATCAGAATACACCACGGAAAAGTAACTCATCTTTAAGTGTAGACTTTGAAACATCTGATCTGTATAAATTTGTAGAAGATCATGGTATGCAAGTCATCTGGGAACGCAGTTATTTATGTACTTGCCGAGATCCCGATACCGGTAAACCAGATATTAATTGTCCAATCTGTGGAGGAACTGGACGCGCGTATCTTCCTGGAGTCTCTATTAAAATGATGATCCAATCACAGAACCGAAAAGAAACTTATAATAACATGGGAGTATACCAAAAAGGTGATGCTTTAGGAACTACCCAGATGGAAACACCTGTAGCTACAAGGGACCGAATTACTTGCCCGGATATTCACGTTATCCAAGCCTTCATCTTTAATGCTAAACAAAATATCATAGATAAAGGTATTCGATTACCCTACCGAGTATACAAATTCCTATATGTAGGATACTCAAAGAAACAACTCAAGCAAGATATAGACTTTAGCTATGACACTAAAAATCAACTATTTAAAGTACTGAATAAAGACCTGCTAAATCAGAACATATCCATCAGGTTTGATATGACTTTAAGGTATATCATAACAAATATTGACAAGGAAAATCGCTATCAGTATTCTAGCCGAGGTATCCTAGATAAGCATATTCGCTATGAAGCATTGCCAAAGTTATGTGAGCTAACACGAGAACAAAGTATTATTGGAGAAACGACTAAGAGTCTTGCAAGTAGCTCTGATATTTTAAATAACTTAAATGAATCCTTAAATGAGGTCACTGGTAATAATACTATTGGCTCTATCCCTGACATTAGTAAAGAAGGCTTCCATATTTGACAGAAAAAGTAACTAAGCCAGATCTATTTGAAAATACTGATAAATATCTAAAAAACATCGGAGATAATCTTTCCCAAGACATTATTAATCGAGCGGCCGTAGTTGCTTCACAGTTCGGTTTAAACCCTAAAGTTTCACCGCATTATCTTGAAGTAACTGCACAACGCGCAAATAAACACGGTGTAGTAGATTTAAAACCTTTCTTCAAGGCGAGTCCCTTTGCTAAGCGTAGTAAATCAGGTGGGTGGTATCTAGTAGTTCCTATTCGCCGCAAGGTAGCTGGTATGAGCAACGCATTATATCGGCAAGCTCATAGCATAGTTATTCCCCCAAGCAAGCTATCCGGAACATCCACAGTGTCTCTTTTATATGAGAACCGAAGTAGTAACAGCACTATTAGTTATGCTAATTACACACCTGTATCTAAAAATCTTACAAGGATCAGTCAGGGATCTAAGTCTATGTATGTATCTTTCAGAACTGTATCAGATAAAACAAGCCCCTCCGCATGGATTCTAAATCGTGATCGTATTAACGAAGATAACTTTAGTAAGACTATGATTAACAATATGGATCGAATGTTCAAGCAGATGGTAGAGAAAGTAGGTGACCTATAGTGTCAATTGTATCTTATGATAGTTACTTCAAGAAAATGCTTACAGAGTACTTAGACAAAATACTAAGTTGCGTAGGAACCAATAATGAAACTTATATTACAGATAGCGCTTTAGGAGACCTTGAGCCTAACGTAGTAGCTTCATTTAAGAAAGCCTTTGGGGGAACTAATCCGGAGCATAATATTACTGTTGATTATACGTTTCCAGATAATACCCTGGGATTCGATGCACTCTATGTACTGACACGTGGAGGTGCTCAAAAACAGAACAGTGATATTGGAAATAATGTTACCCAGTATAGTAATTGGGATACTGGAATTACTCAAGAAAATCTACAAGTTCAACAAGACTCACAAGGATACTTTCTAGCTACATCTAATCCTATTGGAAGTCTAGCGGCTGTTCAGGGGGTATCTAATAATGTTTATAGTCTTGATGATTCAAACCAGAAACGTATTAACTTAAAGGGCATTTCAGAAAGCATTTTAGGAAACTACCTTGGTGTAAGCTATTATGCTTTGCTTACGGGTGATAACTCTAAGTACTCCGGAATTGCCAAAGGATTTAGCATCGAAGATACCTTGGATATTTATATCATATCTAGTAATATGGATGTCTTACGATGCTTAGATAATTTACTAAAATTCATTGTTATTCTCATCAAAGAAACCAATGAAGGCCCATTTGGACTTAACTTACCTAGCTATCAAGAAGATGCTGTAGCTCTTGTTGATGGTACTCCTAAAGACCTTCCCGTATATGGAATTCAAGTATCTTTTAGTTATACTTCCACCTATACCGTCCATTATGACTTAATTAAAACTATTCAGTCCGCAAAGCCTACAGCAACACTAGCATAGCTATATTATTTTTGAAAGGCAGGAAAATAATGACTAATAGAAAGAATAATAAAGTGAATAAAATTACGGATACCCCGTGGGTAGACATAGATGCTTTCTTACAGACAGCAATTCCTATGTACCACATGAACTATATGCAAGTAGCCGGATTTAAAACGTTTATGCAAGGTAATTCTGTTCTTCCTAAAGACGTTGATTTTATTCCTTACCTAAATAAATTTTTGAACAAGGAGTCCTAATGTATGGCAATTACTAAGTACCCGAAATATGCTAACACTATCCCGGGCGTACAAACTACTGTAAATGACAGCGCCATTACAGGAACGTCAAGTTCAAGCGACAAGAAATTAATGCTTGTAGGTACTTCCGAAGGTGGAGAACCCGGAGTAGTTTATAAGTTTACTAACTACAGTAACGCAAAAGACGTACTGCGGAGTGGCGATTTGCTTGATGCAATTCAGTTAGCTTGGAATCCAACTCCAGATGGAACTTATTATGCTGGAGATATCCTTGCAACTCGTGCACAACCAGCAACTCAAGCCTCTCTTGTCGAAGGACCTTTGACGTTTACCTCAGATCTTTATAGTAGCTTGGCAAATGAAATTCAAGTTAGCTTAACTGATAACTTAATTACAAATACCAAACGATTAAATATTCGCTTCAATACAGACAATGTTAATACTACCTACGATAATCTAGGAAATGTACTTGTACTATCTTATAGTGGTACTTTTAACTATGCTTCTGCGCAAGTTCATCATGATGATACTGGGTACGCCGATACTTTAACACTTAAAGCTGGGGCTTCCCAAAGCACTGCTACTGTAGTATCTACTATTGATCTTGGATCATCTTCCGCCCAGCCTAAACTAGGCGATTTGATTAATACCATTAATAACATCAGTGGATTTACTGCTGATTTCTTTAGTGTGGGTAACCATAACATTTATAGTTACTATTTAGATTCTACAGACGAAGTTCCTTTAAAAACTTCCGAAACCACCTTTACAGCTCTTGCTGGGGATATTTTGAACGCTGTAGAATACGACAACACTGTTAGTGTATCCTATGATCCTTTTGGAGGAGTCGTATCAGAACCTACAAATGTATCCGTAAATGTGTCAAATGGTGTTGCAACTATCACAGCCACTGCGGAAACTGCGGAAGTACCTGTAACTAACTTTAGTGCAACCAACTTAACGGGTGGTAGTACGGGGATTAGTCCTTCTAGCTGGGCAAATTACTTTAACTTGTTTAGTAATGAAGATGGCGCTTTCTACATTGTTCCACTTACTGCGGATCAGTCTATTCAATCCGAAGCAAATGCTTATGTACAAGCACAGGCTAATTTAGCAAACCCTATGCGTGTTATCGTTGGTGGCGGCATTAGCGAGTCCAAGAAAGAAGCTATTTCTCGGGCCGCTCAACTAGACTCTGACCGTGGATACCTAGTTGCTAACAGTGTTCAAATTACGAATGCTACTACAGGAACTACCGCGTCCTACCCAGCCTATATGGCCGCGGCCATGGTTGCGGGTATCGCTTCAGGGTTGCCAAAAGGTGATTCAGTAACGTATAAGTACCTAAATATTGTGGGTTGCGATGTAACCTTTGATATTGACGACCTCAACTCTCTTGATGGCGCTGGCGTTATCGCAATACAACATGTTCGTAACTCGTCATCTACATCGAGCTTCCGTATTACCGATGATGTATCAACTTATGCAAGCAATGGATCTACTAGTCCTGTTGATACTGAAATGGGTGTAGGTGAAGCTTCTGATATGATTGTTACCGCCGCAAATAATTATATTGATAATAACTTAATTGGTCAAAAGGTTGCGGCTAACAGCCCATCAACAATCAAAACCAAAATGTTAAGCTTCTTAGATGGTGCTATCACTGATGGACTTATCTATGCTTATGACGCTTCAAACGTTACTGTAACGACAATCAATCAAGACGGAAGTAAATGGCAAATAGACATGGTTGTTGATATTAGTCGTAATATTAAGCATGTTAGCTTAGGACTTGTATATGACCAGTCAACCCTGTCAACTTCGACGTCAACATCTTAAAGGAGAGTGAATATTTAAATGGCTGATAAAACTAGTCAAACTACATTCTCTGCGGATCTTGTCAGCATCTCTATTGCTGGTAATATCATTGGTCGTGCACAAGATGCAAGTTCAACAGTAGAGTTTGGAACGACAAACGTATACCAAATTGGTAGTACTGCTCCGGTTGAATCAGATTACTTAAAGTACCAAGGTACTGTAACTTTGGAAGATATGCGTCTCCGGAGTAGTGATCTAATTGAATTAGGTATCGCGGCAATTGGCGCAGATGAGATTCTTACTAAGGGTGTCATTGACGTTATCATTACTGATAAAGGTACTGGTAACGTTGTCGCCGCTTACCGTAGCTGTACTGCTAATAGCTACCGTCTAACTATTCGAGCTAATGAATTAGTTACAGAAGAAATTGAATTTACCTTCCTTAATGCAAATGCGGGAAGCTAAATAATTAAGAACCCTAGTAAAAAGAATCCTAATAAGGGATTCTTTTTTAGTTCAAACAACTAGATTATAACTAGAAACTAACAAAGAAAGTGAGAAAATTACATGGCTAGTAAGGAAATTCAAGCAAAAATAGAAGAACAGCATCAATTACTCCAACAAAAAGCAGTTAAGGACGCCCCAGAGAGCTCACAAAAGAAGTTGGAAGAAGCTAAAGAAGTAGAAACTAAAAAAGAACATACTGTTACAACCACAACTACTACGGTAAATCCACAGAATACTATTGATGACGCTAATAAATTACGTATTATTCTTAAAGGTGTTAACGATATTTATACTCATCATTTTGACTTTAAAGAAATGGGTGTTGAATTCGATATTGAAATAAAAACACCTAACGCCTTAGAAGAAGCCCCTATCAAGAATTTTGTCTGGTCTCTATTCCCCGATGTAACTGGTGGCATACCTGATTACCAATATATTGTCTATTACACTATGAAATTACTTGAGCTATACGGTAGAAATCTTCCAGCAATCCTACAAGATCCTGAAAATATTTATAATACAGATATTCTGTATGTGATTGGAGAAGACTTCCTTAATTGGAAGGATCAGTTTCAGCTTTAATAAGACTTCTAAAAATGACAATAATACCGAGATAAGCAAACTAGTTAAGACTAATCTATCTAAAAATTACTTTAGAGTCATGTACTTGTCCCATACACTTCCTGGAGATCCTTTAATTAATAATTTATCAGAAGATCAGGTTACTTGGTATCTTATGGCTTACCAAGAAATGCAACTTGAAGAATCTCAAGCATTAGAAAACTCACAAGATTCTTTAGAGGATTCTAATGATAATTCTTCTGGAAATTCTAAGCGTAAAATATATGGTTATGACAATAAAGGAAGTCGAGTTCTTAAAGGAGAACAGAATAGCTTTAGAGATGACGATACTTCATGGAAAGACAAAGATGGAGACTTTGAACTAATTCCGGAGGGGATGTCTAAGTCTAAAATTGAAGCTCAGCTAGAAGAACTTAGTCGTAAAGAACAGAAGGACTTCATGGAAAAAGCTGGGGGAGACTTCGAACGAAACTTCACTAAGTACAATCAAAAGCAAATATTAGACTCTAAAAATATAGAGGCTAAGCAAAAACTGAAAGAAATGCAAGAGAAGTCCAAATATCTAGAATCTATTGGTAAGAGCCGGGCTAATACAATTACTAAGAAGGTGGAATAGTACTCGTGGCAAATAAATATAACTTTGAAGTTACTTCTGATGCAAGCCAAGCACAAAAAGCATTAGAGCAAATTAGTCAATTGCAGGATAGTATTGCTGAACGCGGCGAAACTATGCTTAAGTCTGGTGGCTATACCAGTAGTACTGGATTTCAGAACTTAGTAGCCCAAATGAAACTAGTTAACACCTTATCAGGTACTGCTCAGGGTAGCTTAAATAAACTACAACAGCAAGCTAGTACTGCGGGTAACAGCCGAGAACTTACTAATTTGCAACAACAAGCACAGCAGTTAGAAAAGCAGTTAGATTCTACCCGAGCAATGTTTAAAGAATTAGTTAGTGAGAGCCAATCTGGAATTTCTAGAGGCGCTTGGAACTCTGCTAAACGTTCTTATGCGGGTAGTACTGATGATATATCTCACCGAGAAGCTCATGAAAACATTCGTATGCGTCAACGTCAAGTAAGCAACTTAGGCACTAGACAAAGAGAACGTGCAAATAGGGCTGTAGACTCTGGGCATATGTCTTATATTGATAGTCAAAGATTCTCAAGAGATAGCCGTGACGGATCAAAAATGATTCAGCAACAGCAAGACTGGATCAAGCAACAACGGCAGTCTTCTCAAGAAAATATAAATATGTATCAGCAACAACGAAGTATTGCTACTCAAGACTTTGCAAGTGGAAATATTTCTGGAAGCGAATATAACAACCAGCTTGCAAAATTAAAGCTTCAGGAAGATGCTGAAACAAAGCTGATTAAGTCATTGAATAGCCTTTCACAAGCAACTAATGAAGCCGCTGGAAACTTATCAAAGTCCAGTGCTTCAGTTAACTCTGCGAACCCTACAGTAGACCCTAAACGAGGGTCTTTTCAAGATATTCTCCAATCTCGTGCAGTATCGTTTACGTCTAACGTTTTAGGGGCTACTACGGGTAACTTTACTCGACGGTATTCTCAAGGAAAGAACTTAAATATGCGTACCGCGGATTTAGCGTTCCAAGTCGGAGACAACTCGGGAATAAGCGCACAGTCGGCACGTAATCGCGCCATTAATGTTGGTGCTCAAAGATCAACCGGGTTTGGTATGAGCGATTCATTAGCCTATATGCAATTGGCCCAAGGTGCTAACTATGGTTCTAACCCTAATGTATCAAGTTCCTATTTAAAGACTATTATGCAAAATGCTAGAAGTTCTGGGTTTGGTATATCTAACTATAATGAGCTTATGAACACAGCCATCTCTGGGGGTGCGGCTACTAACTCCCGTCAAGTTAACTCAATTGTTAATCAAGCTATTGGGGGCGCTAAAAACTCGAATACGCAAGGGCTTTTACAAGAACAGGTTAAGTACCTATCCCAAATTGTTAAGAATCAAACGGATACTCAAAAGGTAACTACCTCGGGTATTAAAACAGCATCTGCTACTCAGACATACCTTGCTAAAAACGGGGGTAGTTCTTGGAAAGGAACTGCTGGTGGAAACAATCTTAATCAGATGAATAGTGCCTTCAAGTCCGCGGGTACTGGGGGTAACAGTACTCTTTTAAGATCCTTAATTCAATCAAATCCTACCAAGTTTCAAGGACAAAGTGGATACTTAAGAGCAGAGATCCAAGCTTCTGAAGGTATTACAAACCCTAATAATATTCAAGATATATCTGGAATAGTTAAAAATTACTCCAGAGGAAATGTATCTACAGCCGCCCTTGCTTACCAGAAACTAGGACTCGTATCCGATCCTAAAGCCGCGAAGTCCCTAGCAGAAATGACTGAAAAGGGAGACCTAACGTCTTCTGATATTAAAAAATGGGAAAAAGAAAACAATATAACGGGTAGTAATAGGAAGAATCAAAACTCTAAGTCTTATAATAGCTCTACAGATTCATCAAACTTTCAAAGTACTGCTCAATATGAGAAATCTATTAGTAATGAGCAGAATACCATTGGTAAATATGTTAATAGTATTAGTATTGCGGTTAACAAGTTACCTTCAGGATTAGCTTCTATCGTAACTGCAACCGGACTGGGAACTGCACAGATTGTTAAAGCAATTCTTGAGGCTAAAATTGCAGAATCTATTAAAACAGGGACTAGTAGTTCTTATAATGAGACTACGGCGACTAAGGAAACAACGTCTAAAACCAGAGAAAATACTAGTAATAAAACTGGAGGAACCGGCGAAGGTACTTCGTCTAAAACAACTGTTGTAGGTGGTGGCGGAGGAAAGTCTGGCGGAATCCGAGATCGTGCTTATAGAGCTACCTCAAGAGTTACTAATTCCAGACTAAGTAGAACCATTGGAAAATATGGGACCAAAGCAGGTGGCTGGCTTCGGACTGGTCGAACGGGTAGTGTGCTGACTAAGACAGGTAGCGTTCTTGAAAAAGGGACTAAACTTTTAGGCGGTAAAGGGAATGCGCTTCTTGCAGGAGCTACCACAGCTATGGATATCTACGGAACCTATACTTCGACAAAAGAATCTGCTGAAATTGCTAATGAGAATAAAGGCCAAAGTAGAAAAAGAGCACAAGCAAACGCGAAAAGAACGGCCAGAAGAAAAGCTGTTAAGACGGGTGCTCGTGATGCATCTGGTTGGGGTGGTGCAGTTGCCGGTGGTGAAGTAGGAGCTGGAATTGGTGCGGCTATTCCTGTACTTGGTGAGACCGGGATTGGAGAAGCCGCTGGAGGGCTTATTGGAGGTATCGCCGGGTACTTTGGTGGTACCAAAGCTTTTGATGGTGTTACTAAAGCAGGAAGTCGTCTTAAAAAAGAAATTAGTAGGGCAAGTACCATTAACGACAATAAGAAAGTCAAGGCCACAGATAAAGAAAAACGTAACCTTGATCAAACAGCCCAACTGCTAGAACAAGCTAGAGCCCAAAACGGTTTCTTTGGTAAAGCAAGTAATGCTAGTGCAATTACTCAAAGTTCTAGTTCTAGTTCTTCGTCTTCCACAACAAAGACTACCACAAGCAAATCGGGATCATCCTATAGCGCAAATACGACTATTAATACAGGATCCAAAGCACCCACGGCTAATGCCACGGGTAATGTTATTGAAAAGCCTACGCTTTCATGGATATCAGAGAACTCCGAAGAAACTGTGGTTCCTACTGGTGGAAGTGCCGCTTCTAGTGGACGTTCTAAAGCGCTAGCCGCCTATGCCGCTCAGAAAACAGGGGTTACCTCGGGAGGAAACTCTGGTGGGATAAATATTCCAATTACAGTCAATGTTAATGGTAATATTGATGATGCTAATGCAACAGGAACAACTATCGGAAATAAGATTGCTACCAAATTAAAAAGTAGCTTAAGTGATCATACAGTAAACTGGTCACAACAGTCATAGAAAGAAGGGTGTAATTTGGCAAACAACATAATGTTTCCTAACTTTTCATTAGAAATCCATAGTTCGTCTAATGGGTACCAGATTAGTTATTCAGACGACACCCTATCAAATGACACCTTAACTAAAGGATTGCTTGGATTGAGTACTTCAAATGATATGTCGTTGGATTCCCCTGCATTTTCTGTTATGCTTGCTGGAGACTACCGGTGGGATTATGTTGTTAATGAAAACGATATCATTATTATTCGAGCAGATCCAAATATGGGTGTTGGAAGTGCTAATATTGGTACTGTTAATAATAATGTTATTTTCGTGGGCATGGTTTCTGAAATAGACATTATTGGCGAATTTGAAAATAACAATTTATATTATCAAATCACGGGTCAAAGCTTATCTAAAGTATTCTCTCAGTATAAATTAGGACTTATTGAAGAAGCCCAAGTTAACCTTTCAAATATGGGATGGCTATGGGATACAAATGCGGATTATGAAGCAGAATCTAGCTCATCTGGTGATAGCGATGATAGTTCTACAAATACATCTTCGTCAACCTCGGGTAAAAAAATAACGGTCAATGTAGATACTAACGCAGGACCCGGTAAGCCTATTGCACGTGCTATTGATAAAGCCGTCACTAAAGCTATTGGGCTTAAGTCGGGATATGTATTTGCTCAAATCATGGCAGAATCCGGAGGAAAAGACCAACCAGGAGCCCCCGCATACTCTTCTAAAAATCTAACAGGTATGCATGTAGGACCTAGCTATAAATATTCTTCATGGAGTGCTTATGCTAGTGATTATGCCACAACTCTCTATAATGATGGTGTTCAAAATGCTACTAGTATTCCTCAATTTGCCCAAATTCTTAAAGCACATAACTACTTTGGAGATAACTTAGCTCATTACACAAAAAACCTAGAAACTGGTTACGCTGAGTATAATGGCGGAGATTCTTCCGGTGATGATAGTAGTTCATCTTCTGGTAGTAGCGATAGCAGTGGGTCTACATCAGGAAATGTAGATGCTTCTTCTAGTTCTATCGACTCCGAAAAAGAGAATAGTACTGGCGTTGCATTTATGGGTAATGATGTAGCTACCATTGAAAATGAAATTATAGAACGTTTCAAGCCCTATATAAACTATAGTTATGATAACGGCTCCAAAACTATCTTTGACTTTTTAGATACCAGTAATTTTCAAAGTTGGGATGTTGATGAAAAACTAACAGACTCTACTCAGTACACCTCATTTAGTGGATCTCTATTAGAACTTATGGATGATATTCGTGTAGAACCTTTCAATGAACTCTATTTTGAATTTGAGTCTACGGGGCTGTGTCATGTAAATGTACGTAGAACCCCTTTCGATCCTGATGATTGGAATTCTTTAGAGACTATTGAGATTGATTCTGGGTCTATAAAAAACGTTACTGTTAACCAGTCAAATGCACAGGCTTACTCTGTATTCAACGTAAATCCTGATAGTTACTCTTTGTTCAGTATCACTAATAACTCAGGAGCAATTGGGTCCTACCCCCAGTATAATCAAACTTTAGTTGATCAGTATGGGTACAGCTACCTTGAAAAAACTAATCAGTATCTCAGCATGGGTGATGCAGAATCCGGTAGTAATTCTGATTATAGTAAAGGTGACACGGATAGTGCTGAACATGGTACTACCTACACGTATGATTCAACTGTAGCCTTCTTAAATGCTATTGACCGTAATTTATTACGAATTAATAAAGCTACGTATGCTCAAAACCTTACAAATAGTGCTAATAATATTTCAGCACAAGAGGCTGTAAATTTAATTAATGATTATATCAACAATGACTTTCAACTTCCTACTACTAAGTGGAATGACGATATGCACATTTCACAAGGTGGGGGATATGCTAATACCGGAACTAAAGCCTTAAATGTGTCTAATGTAAAAAAGGTTATTAGTGATTCTAAAGGCGACATTGTAGACTATATGAAATTAGCTAAGTCCACCCTAAAAAATGTAGATGATAATGAATTACTAGCTATATGGGATCAGTATCATAACGGAGGTAATAAGCTATCTAAAAAGGACCTAGAAAGTATTGTAAAAGGTTCTACTACAAAAACAACTAATGCATCTACAATAGATAGCTCTGCTAGTTCCCTTAAAAAGTTTACACAAAGATTATTCAATTGGTATGCCGATAACCCTAATTTTTATAGCGGAGATATTGTTGTCGTAGGTCATCCAGATTACCGAGTTGGGGACCGTGTTACTGTATATCTAAATAACTATAATGATACCTTTGAATTTTATATTGAATCCGTCTCTCATAGCTTCTCATTTCAGTCCGGTTGGGAAACTACCCTTGGTGTTACTAGAGGTCTTCCCCAAAGTGGCCAATATCGGTTTAATAACCTATGGGGGCAATCATCAGACTTCCAAGGAGGACTAATGGGTGAAGCTACCTTTAGTAATATGGCATGGTCTGTTGATGAGTCTAGTAGCTCCTCTAGCGATTCAAGTTCATCTGATGGGTCTACTAAGTCTGGTACAGCAGCGGCGCAAGCGGCTGTAAGCAAAATCACAAGCTATTATAATAAGAATGGTCAAGGGTCTATTAGGTATGTTATAGGAGCCGGTAGGGGTAGCCAAGACATATTCTCAACAACGGGCGCCAGTGCAGATTGCTCGTCCACAATGTGTTGGTTATATAAAGACATTGGTGATCCACTAACAGGTTCTACTATTGGAACTACAAACAGTATGTGGAGTAGCTCCGTGTTGTCTCATGTTAGTGGAAGCGATAAAAGTGATGTCTGGAAAAATCTTAAAGAAGGTGACTTGGTATTCTGGAATACTAGTGGAACCCGGGGGCATGTAGGAATATATATCGGTAATAACATGTGTATTGCTGATAATACTTCAACAGGGCTTTCAAAATTTGATGCGACTACAAGTTATTGGTGGGGTAAATTTTCGGGAGATGTTGCTCGTCCGAAATGAACTACACTGTGTTTAAAAACACAGGTTTCTAGGAACACCACATACTTGTTTAATACTACTAGAGTACTAAATAGAGGTTATGGCTATTTACTAAGGGCTGCCCCAGCCCATGTTAGTCTTTGTCTTTATTGGTTATTCACTAGCTAAGATGTTCTTAGCAGCATTAATATCTCTATCATGATGGGTACCACACATAGGACATGTCCACTGTCGAATATCCAATGTGTGTTTACCATCATCATAACCACAATTAGAGCAAATTTGTGATGTTTTTCTGGGGTTAACAATGACTAGTTGTTTACCATACCATTCACATTTATATTCTAACTGTGTACGTAGTTCTCTCCATGATTGGTTAGCAATTGCTCTAGCGAGCTTGTGATTCTTTAGAAGATTTTTGGCTTTCAAATCTTCAATCTTAATCACATCATACTGCTCTACTAAAGACTTAGTTAACTTATGAAGATAATCATTGCGCTGGTTAGCTATTTTCTCATTATACTTGGCAACCATAGTTTTAGCTTTTTGGTAGTTCTTGAAATCACTTAATTCATGTGGCTCTGCTACTTTATTATGCTTATCCCAAGCTATTTCCTTCTTAGCTTGCAGTCTACGTCTAGCTAACCGTTTCTCCCAATAATGTTTCTTTTTACTGAGGAGTTTATCAAATCTAATCGTGGGATATTTAATACCATCACTAGTAATCATCAGATCTGCTACACCCATGTCAATGCCTACGGCATTATTAGTTTTAGGAAGACTATTAATATCTGTATCAACTAACAAAACCACATAGAATTTTCCTGTGGCAGATAATCTGATAGTAACCCTATTAATTTTACAGTCTGGTATTTGTCCTTTGGCTTTAACAACACCAATCTTAGGTAGCTTTAAATAATTTGTTGAAGCCTTGCTAATTCCCATTTTTGATTGGTAACTCTGCTTAGGAAATTTACGTGATTTAAACTTAGGAAATCCTTTGTGTTCTCTAAAGAATTTCTTATAAGCTTCAATCAAGTCATGATTAGTATTTTGAAGACTGGTAGATTCAGCATCTTTTAAGAATGGGTATTCACATTTTAGGGTTGGTAATAGTTTATCTAGGGTATAGGCTCCCAGAAAAGGCGCTTCGGGATTATTTTCATAGCGTTTAATCATCATGTCTAACATCTGATTCCAAACAAATCTGTTATATCCAAAGTTAAGTTTAATCTTTAATTGTTGTTCTCTATTAGGGTAGATTCTTAGTTTGATTCCTTTCAAAGTCATTAATTATCACCTCTTCTAATTATATTACAAAATACAATGGTGGTCACTCAAGACGTTGATTCATCTCGGCATTAAAATACCAAGCTTTCTCAACTAACTTGGTAATAAGTATATTATAGCATAGGATTCAAAATTGTCAACATTCTATAGCACAAAAATAGATCCTTTCAGGTCTATTTATAATACACGTAAAATTATTAAAAAAAACTATATTATTAACGAAAAGGTGGTGGAATTTTGTCCGAAGAATACGTAAATTTGAACCAAAGACTCCAATCTTCTCTTGGAAAACAAGTAGTTAGAAATACTCAAAGTAATTCAAGAATTAGTCGGCTAACTCTTGGAAGAGTAACTAAAGTATACCACTCAAATAACTCCGTAGATTTTACGGATATGTATACTGGAGCCAGCTATTCTCATAGCTCTGATCTGAATGGACAATCTAGTGCCCGATTACCTGTGTCTTTTAGCGGACAAAATGGCTATGGAAAACCTTACGGTGCAATTAACCCAGTAAATACTGGAGATTATATCATTGTTGGTTTTCTTAATGAAGACGGTAAAACTCCTATTGTATTGTCAATTGTAGGAAACGACGCAGTAATGGAACAGCTCAGTCGAGATCCAGATAATAGTACGGATAGCGACTCTCCAAACGATCAAGGAACCATTGGACAACAGTTTGTGGTTTATCCTGATCAAACATACAAGTCTAAAGATGGACTTGGAAACGAAGTTTTATCATTTAATGGTAAGACTTTCTTAATGCTACAATCCGATAATGTAGACCTTCAAGATCCAATGGATGATACTTTAGAAGGTCCTGGTTATAATAACCTTGATACGAGTTACTTTAGTGATAATACCGAGATAGAACCTATAAACTCAAAAGCACCCAGTATTCTATTAAAGCATCAAGGAATACTAGACAAAAATAATAATACGGATACCCATGAGACCCTTCTAGCTGTTAACCAAAATGGTGATGCTCGGGTAAGTACAATGGATAAAAATGAAGACTATCGAGGATCTATTGAACTTAACCACGATGGAACGTCACAACTACGTTATCAGCCAACGTCTAAACTTAGAAACTCTGATAATGGCGATGAAATATATCTTCAAGTTGGTAAAAATGGTATTACAATTAGCGCAGGTAGTGGTGATCCTTTTAGTCTAACTTCTGATGGACTCACTATTGGTACTGGCGATGACGCTATTGACATTAAAAAGAGTATTATTAACCAGCAAAATCAGCAAAAAACTACTTTAGAACAAATTGAAACGCTTTCCAAAGGATACAATGACACCCAAACGTCAATTAACCAACTTACAGATAAGATTGAACTTAGTGCTACAGAAACTATTAGTAAAAATGATACTATTTACACCTTATATGGAAATGATGCTACCGCTACTAATTTATTTTCGCTTACTATGTCCACATCAGGAAGCCGCATAAGTTCTACTGATGGATCGCTTATTACCGATTCTACAGGAGTAACTTCTGCAAGTATGTCTGTTAGCGGGGAAGATGACTACTATGTATCTGCATATGGTGTATTAAATGGTACTACTTTAGCTTGGGCTGAATATGATAGTAATAATAATTTTATTGATTACAGCTATTTAACTGCGGATAAAGATAATATGGATTTATCCCAGCATATATTGACCAGTAAAGATACTTCATATATTAAAGTAAGCATTAGTGTTTCTCAAAATGTAACTACAACGACAACTACATCCTCTAGCGGAGATAATACCTCATCTTCCACAACGAGTTCTATATATTTAGTTAAATTTGCTAAAACAGATTCATTAACTAGCTGGACTCCGGCACCTCAAGACATGATTGCTAACGTGTCTATTTTAAGCTTGCTAATTGAAAAAGCTAAGTCCTATCAAGATACCATAAATTCGGAAATGTCTACAATGAACAGCGATATTGTATCATTACAAAATACAATATCAAGTATCAACACAGGAGCTATTAGCAATTCACAACTATCTAGTATTAAAACTGGAGTAAATACACTTGAAGGTACCTACGCAGAAATGTATCAAGAAGCTACTCGTTCTGGAAATGATACGAGTGCTCTAAAAACAGCTTATCTTAACTTAAACAGTTATCTGGCCACCGTATCCTCTAGTTTATCTTATAGTTCTACTAGTATGAACTCTGCAATTAATAGCTATCAATCAGCATTTAGTGATTTAGCAAGCGCTACTAAAGATAGCTATGCAACTATTGAAACAACTTTACAAGGAACATTAACCTCATTAACTAGTACTTCGGTTGGTGGAGTTAACTTTGCCTTAGAAACAGGAACCGCGGTATCTGTAACTACTAATGGAACTCTATATAACCTATCTAGTAATATCGGTAACTTAATTGAACCTGTAACTTTATCTTTCAAATATACACTGAGTAGCTTAGAGCAGATTACTATTGCCGATGATACTGGGGGTAATTCTTATCTATGGGAACCAACTACGTTAACCGGATCCTTTACGTATACCTTTGAAAATTGGAAAACTATTTCTGGAAACGACCATACTTTAACAATTAAAATGCCAACTAACACTAAGATAACGATTAGTTACTTAATGCTAGAACATGGTAATACCCCATCATCATGGAGTGCCGCCCCAGAAGATACTCAAAATTATATAGATACTAAATTCTCTGATTTTAAGGTTACTCCTGATATGATTTCATCAACAGTTATGGAAACCATAACTCAAAATGTTTTAGACTCTGATGAAATTAACACAATGAACACTAATATTCAGCAAAATGCGTCTAAAATTACGGAAACATCTACCAAAATAGACACAGAAGTTTCAGCTATCAATACGGATCTAGCAAATAATTATTTGACAAACAGTGCGGCGGCCACAACGTACTCTACAAAGTCTGAAATGGAGCAAACAGCCACATCTATTACAGATACTGTAAGTGCTACCTACACGACTAAGGATGAAACTTCAAGTGCTAATTCAGCAACGTTAAGCTCTGCTAATAGTCACGCCGATAGCGCGGCAAGCGCCGCTGGAGCCACTGCACTGTCAAGTGCTAATATTCACGCCGATAGCGCGGCAAGCGCCGCTGGAGCCACTGCACTGTCAAGTGCTAATATTCACGCTAATAGCGCGGCAAGCGCCGCTGGAGCCACTGCACTGTCAAGTGCTAATATTCACGCCGATAGCGCGGCAAGCGCCGCTGGAGCCACTGCACTATCAAGTGCTAATTCGTACACAGATAGTGCCGCCAGTGCTACTTTAGCTAGCGCTGAAAGCAAGATAGAGCAAACTGCCACGTCTATTACCGCCGAAGTATCCGGAACGTACCTTACTAAAGATGACGCCACGAATACCTATGTAACAGAATCTCAAATAACTACTGGATTTACTATTACTGATAAAAAGATCAGTCTCTTTGGTCAAGAACTTGAAATAACCGGGGATATGATTGTATCTGGAGGTCCTTATTCTAATACTCAAGTAGATTCAGGTAAGGGGTATTTAGCTTCTGAAAATTGGACTATTGATAATCAGTCATTCCAGTATACTAGTGATAATACCCCCCTTCCACCTAACTACCTGAACTTTTCTCAGTTCAATGCTGGCGGATATGCCTATGATCAGTCTTTAGGAACGGATTCTATTACAGAATCCGGTAATCATACCTATGTTATTGATACAGATGATTATCCTAGTTCTGCTCCTAAGAATTTGTACATTGGAAGCCTTAAAATAACGTCTACAGGTGCGGGAGATAGTAGCAATTATGTTGGTTTGGACTATACTTCTCAAGGCGCTTTTTCTAGCGGTTCAACTACCACGGTTTCTTTCTATGCTAAATCTATCAGTGGAAACACAAGTATAACCACATCTGATAAAACTAGTAATACATTTACGGTAACTACTAGTTGGGCTAAGTATTCTGCTTCAATTACCGCCACGGATACTGCCGGTGTTCTTAAACTATACCTCGGTGGAACTGGTGTTTTGCTAATAAGCATGATAAAATATGAATCGGGTAGTACAGCTACTGCGTGGGTTCCAGCACAAGATAGAGCATATAACAGTACTATGAGTTCTTCCGTTTCACCATTCTTAGGAGTTATTCTTGAGAATAAGAACACGGTTTCAAGCACGGATGAGTTTACTATTACTACTCAGGTTTCTCCTTTAGGGACTATCAGTATTAACTCAGAAGAAACTGCAAATAATGTTAAAAACTTTAGCTACTTAAATATAGGTGCATCTAGCCTTGACATGCGGGATGTAACCGGAGCCGCACTTAACATTGTTCCTGAAGACTTGTATTTTTGGGGAAGCTCTCTACCAGAACCAATAGATATAACTGCGGCAGACATGGCTTACTATGGGACTTTTGCAGATGAGACCGCTCAAAAAAATGGAAATGATCTTTCCACAGGAAGTTCTTTCCGGGATTTCTTATTTCATGGTCATCTTCATGTTAATCTAATACCCCATAGTGTAAAATTCGATACATGGCAACGTTCATCTGGATCCGGTGATTTTGGATCCGGAACTTATGATGCGTTTGGTACTCCTTCAGCGTGGTTAGGATCTGGTAATAGTATTGCATGGGTAGATTCTCTTTCTCCCCTAAATCAAACAAATAATCCATTTTATTTTAGCATATATGAAGCCTCTTGGAATGGTAATAATAATGGATGGTATTGTTTTGTTCAATTTTATGATTCTTCTGGTAACCTAGTACAAACCGCTACACTTACTACCCCCACAGAAACTTCAGGACATACTTATAAATATTATGAGTGGTCTGGAATGACTACAACTTCTGCTGATATTTCCCATATACATTTCAATGTTGCTTCCGGGCCCAACAATACTTCAATGTCGTTTAAAATGCCTCAGATGTCTATTGGAAATATTCCACAACCTTGGGTTCCTCGGTGGGACGATTAAAAGAAAGGAAGAATTTAATTGAGTTTTGATCTTTCAGAAATAGAAAATGCCTATACACAAGCACAAAAAACAGCCAATGAGGCTATTCAAGATAAATGTGAAAGTGCTTGGAATAATATTAGTAGTCAATTATCTACAGACCTATTGGCAAAAGCACAGCAGGGAATACTATATGTAGACTATAAAGATACTGATAGTATCTATCAAGATCTTGTTACCCTAAAAAATAATCCTTTATTTATGGCAGACTTACCTATAGTCCTATCAAGTGTTCATACCATTTCTTCCGAAGACGATGTGAATGATATTCGAGTATCTCTATCTAGCATTCCATCGAGCACCTCCACAACCACAACAACCACTACTACAGAAAGCGAGTAATCCAAATTGAAATTAGAAGACTTAAGTAAAGACCAATTAATTGAGTTAGTGCACCGTAAGGACCAGCTTACTAAAGAACTAGGCGCGGACTTAGCAAACTTAGAAATTGCTAAAAAAGAAGCTGAAATTAATAATAAGAATCTTATTAATAAGTTTAAAAAACTTAATACTACAGTCGAGAAACAAAATAAGGACTTAGAGAATATTAAGAGTAAGCTTGCTAAAAAGTAAGGTAAAAGGACTACATAGTTGGTATGTAGTCCTTTTTAGTACAACTAGATTAACTTTGATAATAAAAAGAAGGTGTATTAATGGCTCAAAACGATGGAGTAAGCTCAACAAGACTAGATAACATGAGTATCCAATATGGATCTCAAGTAGTTACCTTAGATATTAACCCTCAACAGTATGAAATAACATGGCCACACCGGACTACCGTCTCCCAAACGCAAACCACAGTTGCTGTACAAGATTTTAGTCATGGACTTGGCACAATCACTTTATCCGGGAATACTGGTGTTAAATTAATGTCTGATGGAACCTCCGGAAAGCAAAGAATGGATAACTTACAAAGTATTCTAGATAACTATGTTCTTGCTTCTAACGGAGGAATGCGTCCAGCTAACCCCCTAATTTTTTACAATAATACAGATGGATACTCTTATACCGTCCATATAGACGCAGATGGTTATAGTATCCAACGGGACGTTGATAATCCTCTATGGTATGTTTATGCTATTAACTTTATTATTCTTAAACCTGCTGGTGAAGCTGACCCTAATGACCGAGACAGTACGGAACTAGGAAATATATATCCTAGTGTAACAGGACTTAACAATGTTCAGACGTCTGAAGCAGTATCTACTGCGGGTACCGCAACTACAGGAAACTCAGCCGCCACCTCAGCCGCCGCTGTAAACCCTAATACATCATCGACAACTTCAACATCAGCCGCAACGGCCGCCGCACAAGCAACCGGTTCTAAATAATAGGAAAGGAGATCCCTATACTTGAGTATATCAATTAACCAGCCAAACAAGTATTTATATTTTATAACTATTTCAAATATAGATTCAGATGGGTATGTGAAATCAAATTTAGACGCGGACTTAACTTTTACTTCGGATTACTATACACCAGAATTAAAAGTTAGCTATTTAGCAGTTCTCATTAATCGGTTAATTCAGACAAATAATGACTTTAATGACTACTCAGATCTAAGTCAAGATTCTATTGCATATTTATCAAGTAACTCTGATTTACCGTACCAATATCCAAATATATACCTAATGATTCGAGTAATATGCCTAGAAACTTTCTCACTAGCTTATGCTATTAATGGGGATTCCTCAACTGATTACTTAGCCTATGCAACCACTGATGCTATTACACAAAATATTCAAAATATTAATTATGTTGTTAGTGAGCTAGAGTCTATTAGTTCAAGTAACTATGTAGACCTTATAACATCCTTACAGAATTTAGCAATATACGTGGGCTACATGACTGCCGCAGTTAACACATATAACAATGAACTAAAGTTAGGGGGGTACAGTAATGGCTAACAATAACTTAACAAATTACACAGACAGTTCTATTAACGTTCGTCAATATAAGCATGTAATTACGCAAGATGAAACCATCCAACAAATAGCGGCTAACTATTTAGGAGACGTAAGCTTATGGAAAGACATTGTCAAGTACAATGGATTACAGTATCCATACTTAGTAGATACTCCGGAAGAAAAATTAAATAATGTATCTCATCTAATGTGCCCGGGCGATACTATCATTATTCCATCGAATACATCTCTGTCCGATATTGACCCAAATAATTTACCTGTGCGCGACCAAGAAACAATTGAACAGCTAGCCCTTGGAAATGACCTAGCCATAGACTACACAAACTCAGAGTTCGCTAATCTAGGTACTTATGATGGATTAGCCGATATGGAAGCTAATGGTAAAGGAGATCTAGCACTAAACAAAGGTTCCAATAATCTAAAGCAAGCTATTATTATGCGTTTAAGTACTCGTAAAGGAACTCTAGCATTACATACCGGATATGGATCTACTTTAAGTACTATGATTGGGCAACCTTCGTCTATATACTTAGAAGCCACTAAAAACTCCATTCAACAATGCTTAGAAACAGATAGTCGAGTTGGAAGCGTTACGTGTAATTATTTTACGGCACTAGGAAATAAAGTAACAAGTTCCTGGACAGTTGTTCCTCAAGGACTTGAAACTAGCTGGACATTTGTCCTAAACGCAAATGATACAGGAAACTTTACTCTAACAGACTAGGAGACTTTAAATGTACAAAATAAACCCCAAAGTAGCTCGGAAAGAGTCCTATAAAGTTCTTAAAATAAAACAAAAAGAAGTTAAACAGTATCAGAAATTTTTAAAGGAATATGTACTTGCTGTATCTTACTTAGCTACTAAAAGATTATCAGACACCAGTCAAACCTCTCTTGAAGGACACTTAAACGACCGTCAGGACACTTTAGGAGTTCTTCTGGCTAATCCACCTAAACTTGGCAACTTGTCTCTCCCTGGGTTCTTAGGCAATGATAGTAATATTGATCAAGATGATCAAGAACTAATTGACCTTCCTCATGGATATCTTTATATATATCGAAAAAAAGATATTTATAGAATTATCTTTCATGTTGAAAAGCCAGACCACTACAATCCATACTTAGACGTGCATCGGACGTTTAAACAATCTATTCCAATGATTGTCAGAGATAACGGACTTTTAGCGGCTAACGTTTTCTCACTAAGCAAAATTATTAGTTTTATTAAAATATTTTAGAAAGGAGATTTCCCTGTGAAATTTAAAAGTATTACAGATATTCTAGGAAGACTAATTGATGTAACAATGATTCATACTTCTGAGCTAACTGATTTTACACCAGGGTCTATTGTAAGATCTATCTATGATGCTGTAGCTGAAGAATTAGAGTCTTACTACATGTTAACTCAAGAAAATATCCTAGCGGGAATTGCCAATGGAATCACTCAAGCTTTTGGATTTGATAAGCGAGAAGCCATAGCCGCTTATGGAACAGTTACTGTAGACTTTTTTAATATCCTTAGCCAAGACTTTGTATTACCGCAAGGAACCACATTCTATAGTGATGTTTCGGGTTATAATCAGACCTATAGCACAATCACTCCTATTAGAATACCTGCTAACTCCATGTCCGCTACTGTTCCTGTGTATTGTACCGTAACAGGTACTATTGGTAATATTCCAGCAGGATTTATTAATCGTATTAAAACAACGGTATCAAATATATCTGTAGTAACTAATCAGTATGCCTTGAGTACCGGTCAAGATGAAGAATCCGACGCCAATTTACGTTCAAGATTTCGTCGATTTATCCTAGCTCTTGGAAGAGCTACTGTAAAGTCTATTGATTATGGTACTCGAAGTGTTGAAAATGTTACTGGAGTTTATGTTTATGAAGAACCTGGAATGATTACGGTATATGCACATGATGCTAACGGTAATCTTAGCGATGATCTTAAAAATAGTATTCTTAAAACCTTAGATGGTGACGGAACGATGAACCAAGGAATTATGGACGATTATAAACCCGCGGGAGTTCCTCTCCAAGTACTCGCAATTGATAAAAACAACGTAGACTTAATTGTATCCGTAACAGTTAATAATATTGATAATGATACAGTTAACCTAGAAAATACTATTATTGCTAAGGTTCAAAATTCAATCAATACTTTAACTGCGGGTCAAGACTTAATATTGAATTACTTAGTAAGCCAAGTTATGCAAGTGGACTCTAAAATAATTGTAGATGTTCAAATTACCCAGCCTATTTCGGATGATCTTAACACTCAAGTAAGTAATCTACAAGATAATATATCTAGTGCTACTACATCCTTACAGAATATGAACCTATTAGTCGCTACGGCTCAGAATGATGTTTCTGTTACCTTACCCAATATTCTTGCTATTGGAGCCGATACTATTATTACACCAACTGATAAAGTAACTTTAAATGCTTTACTTGCAACAATTAACAGTAACTATATCAGCGACACTGCATTGATGCATACTTACAGTGTTTCTTATGCGGCATATGTTAATGCGTATAATAATGTCGTAACCTATATAAATTCTATTGCCGCTGATTCGGAATCTCAAACTACTATTGACTATACAACGTATCAAAGTACGTTTGCTCAATACTTTGATAGTCGTGTTAGCTTTAGCTACTTAGTTCAAGAAGCCGCTAATACAATATTAAATTCCTATAATACAGAACTAGTAGATCTTAATCAGAAAATTTATGAATATGAACATTCTAACATTATTGCAGAACCTAGCCAACTAATTCGTTCTGGTACAGTCACATTAGACATTGACGCACAAACATCTTAGAAAGGTGGTGGAACCTTGAACTTCTTTAAGAATCTTCATCCTTTACTACGAGTAACAAAAAATGATAATTCAAATTCTACTGCGGGTTATGCTTTACTACAAGCTATTGGAGACTCTCTAACAACAGCAGAATCGTATGGCATTCAATCTAAAATAGAAAGTTTCTTAAATACTGCTGATGGGAGCTACCTTGACGAGTTTGGATCATGGTTTGGCGTATATCGAAAAGATGGGCAATCAGATGATGATTATCGTCAATGGATTCATGATTTTGTACTTTTAAAGCGGGGTACTGTTAATTCTATTGTGCATGCCCTAAAAACTATTTTAGACTTGCCTAATGCTAATATTAGTGTTTATGAACCCTATAAAAATATGTTTACTTTAGATAAAAGCTTTCTAGATGGTGCAGATCACTTAGAAGGTCATTATTACAGATATGCGATCATTACTGTAAATATTGATCAAGCCCCTTCACAAGAAATTTCAGATATTATTCAAGCATTTAAACCGGCTGGAGTTATGTTCTGGATAAACTCCAAATTAGATGGCGGAAGTTATTACAAGGACACCTATAAATTAAGATTAGATACCTTGACCGATTCTATTATTAGTACCTATATGGGATCTAATTTTAATATTGATCAAATAATTGACAGTAGTTATGCTTACAAGAATATTATTAATAGTAATATTTTTAAGCTAGATAGTAGCTATCTTGATGGTCCTGATGTACTGGGTGGTGATATTAATAAAGATCGTACAATGTATAGTAGTGGAGTTATAACTGAGAATACTTTAAGTGGGATTGAAAATAACTTTGATAGTAATTATTTAGATCAATTAAACTATTGGAGCTCTTTAGGGAATAACCTACTAACCGGTACCAGTAGTGAATTAAAATCAGGAACTGTCCCCGCTGGAAATGAAGACAGTGGGCAAGAAGCTACTAACGGGTTTCAATACGAAGTTAATGCAGGGGAAACTTACACATATCAAGTGTATGTAGGAAAAGAAAATCCGGTGGACGCTCGTGTTCTCATTGGTTCATATGATGAAAACAAGAATTGGTATGACATCATTGGTCAAGGGAACATTGTATTAGCTAATACTGGTGGGGTATCTAAAGTTACTTTTACAATTCCAGCAGAAGTAAGATATATTAACTTAACTCCACTAGGATTTTCTGCACAAAGCAAAGACATACTTGTTTATTGGAAAGAAGAAAAGCTAGAAAAGGGTAGTGTAGCAACTGATTGGTGCCCTAATCCAGCAGAATTTACCTATGTATCATATGATCTAACGAATGAAAACTTAATATCACTCAGCCCATCATCAGAATCCTATTTTAACCCCATCAATATCCAATCAAAAGATCTTAATTTCGATGGTAAAGATAATAGTAGTGATACAGTTGGAAATAACTTACTGACTGGAACAGGTCAAGCTAGTGTTGTAGGAAGCAATACCCAAGGATATCTGTGTAATGAGAATCAAGATGGATTACTAGCATTATTTCAATCATTAGAAGGACAATTAGTAACCATCTCTTATGATTATGAATATGTTGATTTCACAGTAGGCAGTGGTAATAATAGATTAGGATGGGAAGTAAGATTTAGTACTCCATCAGATAATGCATATCATGGACCTTGGGTGTACCCTATAAACTACAATAGTGATTCAGGATCCGGTAGAATGTCTGCTTTCTTCAGAGTACCTACAGTAGTAACAAATGTAAATCAAGGTTTTGGATATATTCAACTCAGTGGTACAGGTACTGCTACTATTAGTCATCTTAAACTAGAGAAAGGTGCCACAGCCACTCCATGGACACCTAATCCAGCAGATGTGCTTAAAAATTTAAGTGTATCTATTGCTTTTAAAGATATCTTTTATAATCGTTTTGGGAGCTTCATAAGTCTTTACATAAAAGATAATCCTACATTAAATTATGATTCTGCATGGAAGTCAATTATAAGCAATTTAGAAGTAACTTTAAATGCAAATATTTCGCCTAGTCTTCCGATTATGCTATATAATTTTAATACAAGTACTTTTGATAGCTTAACCTCAGGTTCTAAAATAAGCAATTTGCAGGATTATGTAAGCACATCAGGGTACTCTCTGTTATCATGTAGTGATCCAGAAAATTCATTAATAAATACTATTTTTAATAATATTTACTTATATTTACAAGGAATATTTGATAAATATAATGATACAACCGCCTATATTAATAGTGAAAGTGAAGAAATATTAGTACCCTTAGCTACTACGACTACAACAACGACAGCACCATAGTACTCGGAAAGGAAAATTATGGCAACCCCAACAAATAACTTAAAAAATTTAATATATAAATATTTGATTAGTAACGTAACTCAAATATACTTTTCATTGGGTAAAACAAGTGCTTGGATCAATGAAGCTACCCCGGATACAGAAAGTGTAACTACAAGCAATCTTGAAGATATTCAGTATTACGTTCAAGCAACTAAAGCAGTCCCCTTAAAAAAATATACTATTCCGACTACTACCACGACTACAACAAGTAACTCTACTACCACTACTACAACGACAACTTCAGTACCTGTAAGTACAATAGAATTTCAAGGTACTACCTACGAAATAATGGATGAAAGTAATCTTAGTGCAACTAATGTACCTGATTGTGTCTATTTCGTAACATCATTTACTAATAGTGATATTTCAATTACTAATGGTTTTAGACAATATGGGATTTGCTTGGGAGTTACTGCTAGTACACAAAAAACTATTTTAAAGCCTACAGAAATATCTAATACAGGAACACTAATAGAATACTCTAATATATCCCCAATTTATCCTCAAAGTAATACTCAAGTTACTTTAAGCGCGATTGTTCCCATTGAAATTCTATTAGCGAACTAGAAAGAAGGAAGTGAACCACTCGTTACTTTAGTAGCGAGCTTCTAGGAACACTGCATACTTGGGTACCCTAAAGTACCTAGAGGTTACAGCTATTTACTAAGGGTCGTCCCGACCCATATTGGTTTACTTAAATATACTTAAGCAACCTATTAAGATACTTGGTTTTCGCATCTAAGGTTACCTAAGTTCTTTATAGTTCTTAGTATATCACTAATTGATTCATCACGCAACTAAAGTAACGTGTTTTCTCAACTTTTATTTATAAAAAAGAAAGAGGTATTAATAAATTGGCAGACACAACCATTGACTTAACTGTTAGTCCTTACTATGATCGTTATGACTCTAGTAATAATCGAACCATGGTTTTATTTAACGTTGACCGACAACTATCAGCATCTGAATTAAATGAAATGCAATCTGAACTCCATTATGCTATTAAAGGTGTTGGAGATTCAGTTATGTCGGATGGTGATAAACAGTCTGGAATGGGATATACCCAATCTGGAAATAGCATTACCGTATCTGAAGGCGACGTTTATCTTGGAGGCATGCGTCGTCACTTTCCAGAACAAACGGTGTCAATCACCGGAGCTGGAACAGAAACTCTAGGCGTTAAATTAATTCAAAGCATCATTACAGCAGACGATGATCCTAGTTTAAAGAATCCCGCAGTTGGTACCGATGCTTACCAGTCTCTAGGGGCTGATCGACTTCAAGAGACTGTTAGTCTTGTCGCAAATGATTCTACCGCGGCAACTATTTATACGTTTAAAGACGGTGTTTTAGTTAATAATAATATTAGTACGGAACTTAGTAAGGTCCAAGAACTGATTGCTAATACGAGTTATGATACTAATGGTAGTTTCCGCTCAGGTACTAATGGATTTGGATTAAGCACCGCACAAAACGCATCTAATACAAATAAAGTGGATATTATCGTAGATTCAGGAAATGCCTACGTGTTAGGATACCCAGTAAAGAAGAAATACCCTACACGTATTGCTGTAGATAAATCATTAACTACAGCTACCGAACAGTCTGAAGGAAATTACTACACTACAGGAACCTATAAGTACAATTTAAGCTATCCCGCAGTTAAATCTGTAGATACCGTTGTAGCTCAGGTTCGTAAAACTGTAACGATGACTCGGGGAGCTACTGTTGGGGGAACTGATACTTTCCCCGATAGTAATGTCTTGACCGTCGAAAAAGTATTTACGGAAGGTACCAGTGGTGTTACTTATACTGCTGGAACCGACTACACTAACGATCACACTAGTATTACTTGGAAGGCTTCTGGAAGTTATCCTACTGCGGGTACTTCTTATCGGGTTACGTATGTATACAACAAAACATTAGTCTTAAATACAGACTACAAGGTCGTTACTGGAACCGGTGATTTGGCTGTTACTTATATTGACTTTACCGGTATGGGAATTGTAGGATCCGGTGATAGTACAGGTGGTGTCTTAATTAGTAATAGCTTAATTCAGACTACTTACGAATACTACTTATACCGTAAAGATCTTATCACAATTGATAAAGATGGTAACTTAACTGTTCATACAGGGACTCCAGCTAATGCAGATACTGTTGCGGCACCTAACTTAGTTGATAGTACGGTACTTCAAATTGGGTATGTAGAATTATACCCTAATTCATCTAATAGTTCTTCTAACGTCTATGTAACCTCTAATTTAACTATGAGTGACTTAGGAAAGCTAAAGACCCGAGTAGACAATATTGAGTATAATGAAGCTATTAATATGCTTGATAAAGCATCTTATAATGCAACAGATCCAACAAGTCTTCGAGGCGTATTTTCTGATGGCTTTATTAGCCTAGACAAAGCAGATACTACTAATCCTATTTGGGATGCGGCTATGAGCTTCGATGACGCAGAATTAACTCTTCCGTATACTGCACAAGTCGATGTTACTCCGGAACTTGACTTAACTCAGTCCAACTTAGATACAACGAGTACTTTAATTACGGCACCCTTTACGGAAACCGCAGTAATTAAGCAAACTCAAGCTACTAGTACAATAAATGTCAATCCATATGACCAAGCCCGAGAAGGTAAGCTAGTATTAACACCAAGTTCTGATAACTGGATTGATACTGACAATGTTACCGTTACTGAAGACCAGTATAAGACAATTTATCTTGATCGCTGGTGGCAACATGGGGGATATATAAACTCATCAGATGCCGAATGGTATGTCCAAAATGCTACTTGGAATACTGCAAATAGTTCTTATTCAAGTAGTTATGTTAATGGTAACTGGACTGAATTTACAGAAGGAACAAACCTTGGTATTCAAGATCTTCAAGGAACTGTTTTAAGTGCTGGTGGTACTCAGACTACCGAATCCATGGAACAGTATATTCGCTCTCGTACATTATCATTTTCAGCTACTGGATTAACTCCTAATGCAACGGGATTCTATATCACTTTTTATGGAATAACTTGTCCAATTACCGCCGGTTCTGGTTATAACGCCGCTAATAGTTCTGGTCAAGTTCAAGTAGCCGCTGATGGATCATATCAAGGAACTTTTGTTATCCCAGCTAATGTTCCTTGTGGTACCCGTGAAGTTGTCTTCACCAATGATGCAGATTCTGCTGAGGCTCCTTATGAAGCTCAAGGGATTAAAAAGACTGTCGAAGATATTATCTTTAAGACTTATGTAACCGCACATTTTACAGATCCTCTAGCTCAGTCATTTGTTCCTACTACGTATTACAACATGACGTCCTTAGGACTCTATTTCGCTTCTAAGTCTAACACAGACAGTGTTAAAGTTCAAGTACGTGGAATGACTTCAGGATTTCCTAATGAAACCATCTATGGAACTGCAATTCTGTCATCTAGTCAAGTTAGTGTATCATCAGATGCTTCTGTAGAAACTAAAGTATCTTTTGACGATATGATCCGATTAGACTCTGGTACACAATATTGTATCGTAATATTAGCAAATTCTGATGATTACTCCGTTTACTATGCTAAACAAGGAGAAACATTAATTGGCAACGTAGGGACACTTAATCAGAATGCTTATACTCCAGGAATGATGTTTGAATCTTCTAACGCCTATACATGGTCTGAGCAACAAACTTCTGATTTGAAGTTTAATATCTACGCGGCTCAATATAACTCATCAGCCACTATTCTATTTAAGCCTATGACCGTTAACTTAGATAGTCTTCTCTTGTTAAGTACTTACTTAACACCAAATAATACGGGTGCTACTTGGTACTACCGCGCAATCTATTCTAGTACAGCATCTAATACTGATATTACAACGTTGCCTTGGATAGCATTATCAAATTATACGTTAGTTCAAGCAAATGGACTAATTAAGCAACTCCAATTAAAAGCAACCTTTGATGCCTCTATGTATTCTTCACCACTACTGAGTACTGAAGATCTATCCCTTGGTGCTTTCTTGCATGGACTTTCGGGTTCCTACATTGGTCTCAATGTTGATATGACAGCAAGTCCATATAATACTCTAAAGGTAACGTATGGTCAGATAACTCCTTCAACTGCTAATGTTGTTCCAAAATACAGTACGGATGGTGGTACTACATGGACGGCATTTACAGCGAACCCTGTAACGACTACTCAAGGAGATTGGACAGGTGTATCTTATACTCAAACCACCGCAACTGGTGATAATACCGATAACTGGAGTAAGCAATTCAAGATACGTTTAGACTTATCCACATCTAACAGTTATGAACGTCCGCGGGTAAAAGCACTTCAATGCATCATGACACAGGAATAAAGTAACACGGAGTGTGGTATGTATGGGATATCAGGAGAAACAGTATAATAAGCATGGAAGAGCAATTGCCTTTATCCATGTTCCAACAAAGCATGACCAAGATCTTTGGAAAGCTAAGCATACTATTATTAAAGAGTCTCAAGAACTTCATAAAGAACTAGAAGAAGTTAAGAAACTTAAGCAAGACCTTAAGGACCAACTTAATAATATCAATTAAAGTAAAAGAGGACTTCTATATTAGAGTCCTCTTTTATATTCATTTCTATGAATAAATATTATGTACTTTTAAGCAAACTATAATTGTCAATATTAGATACTTTAGTACCTTAAAGGAACTATTAGGATATTTTATGGACTATAATCACCTTAAGAACCTTTATTTTAGTGCTTGTAGTATCTCAAAAGACACTTAACCTAGTGCAGGCTAATATGTCTCTTAAGATAGTATCTCAGATAACACCCGTAAGTAATTTAAGATGTAATAATTATTAACTAAAGAACTGCAACAATAGCAATTAATTAGCTTACATCGTCAAGAATTACGGCATTCATTATGCTCTCCATGCCCACGCAACCAGTTGTAGTGAGTTGTTATTTAAGTGGTAACTCGTGTAACCCACTAGACTACAATCTGGGGAATGATAACTAAATTCATGGTTTCCATGGTAGTCTCTACAGGCTACCCCCGCTCTTTTACAGGGTTTTTCATCCTGATGGATTGGTATTCCGTTGTTGACTGCAAGAATACTACTATATTCTCATGGGTTAATTCAGAGAGCGACTCGAGAGATGAACCAGTCCTTTTGCTAGTGGGTGCGACCCAACATTGTAACGTATGCCAAAAACGTATTACTCTTTTGCTATTCTTTTAAATATGTACTATCATTATATCATAGTAGAACAGAATAACAAGTCAATTAGCAAAGATTTTAAAAAATAAATTTAGAAGGTGTAATTTTGAAGTTATATATAGACTCCTCATATACTAAAATAAAATTTAAAGATACTGAAGCGGACCTTCAAAAGAAAATAGAAACTATCTTAACGGATGAACTTTCAGTATTACCAAAGGACTATCAGTATAGCTGGGCGTTTAAGCATGGTGGCGATCCTTCTATTAATTTTTATAATGCTAAAACGCAAGAGTTTCCAACAGGACTTGTTAAGAAAGTTAAGCAGATTTTAATGAGCCATGGATATAGTATTGAATCATTTGACAAGCGACCAGATTTATTTGTAGACGGTAATGATATTCCAAGTGATATTAAACTACAGGATACCAATAGTGAAATCACGTTGCGGCCATATCAGCGGCGAGCAGTCTTCAACGGTCTTGAAAAGGGCTATGGTATTATGAATTTTGCAACGGCCGCAGGAAAGTGTGTGACGAGTGATACAGAGTTGCTTACAGAAAATGGATATGAGACTATTGAAGATATTTTCAAGGATCAAGGAATTCTACTAGACGGATATGCAAAGGCGATACTGCCAAATAAACCGCTAAAGTTAGTTAACCGTTATGGGAAGCTCGAAGAAATTGGTCAGTTCACTCGAAATGGCGAACGTGAAGTTGTTAATATCATGTTAGAGTCTGGTAAGCATGAAGAGATTACTCTAAATCACCCGCTTCTAGTAAGTAGAAACACTGGTCAAACATGGGTACAAGCTAAGGACATCGAGGTAGATGACTTAGTAGTTACTTACAAGGGTATTAGTGCTAGGGATCTCCCTCAGTATGCATATGAAAAGGTGATTAATAAAGTCCCAGCTGGTCATAAGTTTACTTATGATGTAAGCATGCCCGAGACACATTCGTTTGTAGCTAATGGTATCATTAATCATAACACGGAAATTGCCGCGGGACTTATCAAGCAATTATTACCAGAATTGCAAAAGGATGAACGTATTGTTTTCTTTACTGGTTCAACTGAGATTTATAAGCAAACCATTGATCGTTTAAGCACCCGGCTTGGACTTTCTGTAGGGTACTGGGGTGGTAGTAAACGTAAACTATCTAAAGTTATGGTTGTAATGCTACCAACGGTTAGCTCAGCACTTGCAATAGACCCAATGGCAAAACTAAAAATATCCGGAAAGAAATCCGAACTTAAAAAGATAGCTCTAAATTATGCACCCCAGTTTGTAGACAATCCTAATGCTTTATCTGCATTTAAGTCATTTATTAGGTTCTTTAGTCCTAAAAGTAAAATTGAACAGCGGATCAAGCAGTCTTTAGAAGATGACTTGTATTCTTGTGGTTCTGATAAGGATGTTCAGGATCTTTTTAAGCGGTATAGTAGCCAATGGTTGGATGTTTTAAAAGACAAAGCTGGAGACAAGCTGAAAAAGCAACAATTTGTTCATAAGTTTCTAGATTCCATTGTTGCTTATTTTGCAGATGAGTGCCATCATACCAAGAGTGATACATGGTATACATCCTTGCTCCAGTGTAATAATGCTCGCTATCATATTGGATTATCAGCCACAGTTGATCAGCGAGATCCGGTATTGTGGATGCGACTTCAAGCTATTTTTGGTGAAATCATTGCAAAAAAGGATGCGGAAAGCCTAATTAAAGAAGGAATTCTTGCCAAGCCTACAATTTATACGATCAATAATACACAAGGGTTTAATATACCTGATGAGGTTGCTCAAAAAGGTGCTAAGCTAAACTGGATGGATACGTACCGGTATGGGATTGTTCAAAATGAGCACCGTAATAAAATGATTGCTTATTTAACAAAGCGAGCTTATGCGGGTAATAATATTATCTTGATTATTGTTAATTATGCAGAACAAGGTGAAATTCTTTCAAAGTACTTAGACGACGAGCAAGTCCCTAATAAGTTTTTAAATGGGACTCAGGATATTAAGTACCGGAAAGAATATATTCAGCAAGTTCGGGATGGTAAACTTCGAGTAGTTATTGCTACAAGTATCTTTGATGAAGGACTTGACGTATCTGGATTTAATGTGCTAGTATTAGCAGGAGCAGGGAAAAGCTTTAGACAGGTAGTTCAGAGAATTGGTCGTGCGCTTCGTAAGAAAGAAGGAGATAATACGGCTAAAATATTTGACTTCTATGATCGAAATAATGATTATCTTCAAAAGCATTCTAAAGAACGCCAAGAGGTTTACGGAATTGAAAAGTTCCCTGTAGTATTTGTTAAGGAGCTGGTGACAAATTGACTAATCAAGGGCACATCAAAAAATATACATCGTTAACTACTAATGATTCTTTAAGATTAGATAAACATAATTATGAATGGTATTCTTTAATGCGGCTATTTGAGGAGTACTCCATAATTTATACTGGTCACAAGATTAAACTTAGTTCTAACATAAAGGTTGCTCAAAAGTTCAAAGAGGTTTCTTATGTTATTGGAGCAAAGGATCCGAGAGTATATTTTAATGCGCTCTTTAGTTGTTACTCTTTATATACTCCATATAAGAGTAACCGCGGTCCTGATTTAGATAAACTATTAGATAGTAAGGTCTTAAATGTCTGGTCGTATTTGATAGCTAATTCTACTCAGCTAAATAATTTTAATAAAGTTATTGGTTCGGAATCTATTATAATTAATTGCCTATGCCAGCTATACTATGGTATCAGAGATTTTCAAAAAATTACGCCAGATTTAATTAGTAACTACTATGATTACATTAGTGAAGATCAATTAGCGGTTATTGAAAGAGGATTAGAAATAATCAATCAATTTCCAACATTAGAACATGAAGTTACAAATTTATGGTCTTATACAATAGACAATATCGGTCAATATTTAAAGTATTTGTATGGGTTTGATCTAATGGAGCTATCTAATAAGACTCGGAGTGAAATTATATCTATTGCAAAGTTTATTGGGACATGTAATAATTATCAAAAGATTGGAAACACAGGTAAATTAACAGTAGATAGAAGTGGGTGCATGATTTGGAAGAAACATTAAAGCAAATATTTTATCGTTCTTTAATTGACACTTCTTATGGGACGAAAGGGTTTTCTAAGGTTCCTTTAACAGAAGATATTTATGGAGAGTATTTAGATTTAGCTAAGTATATTACAAAGCATTATCAGAGTCATGATAGTGCTATTAGCAGTGAAGAGCTAAAAATAGCTATTAGCGTAGATTTAAAAAAGCGGCGTAAATATACGGATGACTTGTACTTGAATTTTGTACAGGATATTAATGACATCGTACAAGTAGCTAATGGTGAAAATTTTAGTAATACTAAGTTAATTGAACAAGAAACAACGAAGTGGTTATATAACCAGCTAACTGTTAAGCGAATTAAGCGATATATTTTAGACAATGATAATAGTCAACAGGGCCTGGAATCACTAGCTCAAGACTTAGATGAAATTTCCCATGTAACGAATGACGATGATCTTGGTGAAACTCTAAGCATGTTTAAGCCAGAAGACGAAGATCTTCGAATTGAGTACGCTAAAGAAACCTATGGTAATTCTTTGTCTACAGGATGGGATAACTTAGACGAAGTTACCGATGGCGGACTAGGATATGGTGAAATGGGTATGCTAGTGGCACCTTCTGGAACTGGTAAGACAACGTTATTAATGAACTTGGCCACTAACTATGTGCTTAACGGGAAGCATGTATTATACTTTGTTTTGGAAGAGCGCATGGCACGTATGGAAAATAAAATGTTATCTTTGCTAAGTAACCAAAATCGTCATTTCTATTATAAAGACAAAGACGATGATGGGAATAAAATAGAACCTAAGTTAGACGAAGAAAAGTTTAAGCAATTAAATAAGTACATGGAAAAAGCATATGAAGAGAAACGTGTAGGAGATGTTCGCTTGTGGGTAAAGGAACCCTATCAATTAACTCCTAAAGACATTGAACGAGTCTTGAATGATACTTTAAGGCGAGATGGGGCATATCCGGACGTGGTTGTCATTGACTATCCTGAATTACTAAATAATCCTTTTGAGCGTAAAGGTATTAATGAATATTCAGCTATGGGTCGCTTATACCATGAACTCCGAGCAGTAGCTAATCGGTATAAGGTAGTTCTTTGGGTTGTGTCTCAAACTAATCGGACTGCGTATACTCAGGATATTAAAACTGTTCAAAGTATTGAAGGTTCTAAAGAGAAATTAAACTCTGTAGAATTTTGTGGAACACTCAACCAGACTAGTGAAGAGTTTTCTAAAGGGTTTATGCGTATTTATGTAGATAAGAGTCGTAATCGTCCGGAATCTACTGAGGATCCTCAACGTAACTCTATGTTAAAATTTAAAGTTAATACCAAGACTGTTAGAATTTCATGTGAGACACCTGATGAAAGTGATAATCATGATAATTTGCTATCAAGTATTGGGAATAAGGGGCATAAACCAGAAGCCTTTAAAAAGTCGGAGAAAGAACTATCAGAATTACGGAATAATATTCCAGAGGATCTACGAGTATAATTTGCTTTAAGGATACCTTAGTGGTATCCTTATTTTAGTTAACTGAAGGGGGCTTAAAATTGAAGCTTATATTATATACAGATATTCATATGAATTCTGGATTTACTGATTTTTCTACAGTTGATCCACATACTAAATTAACCGATCGTTTCGAAAACCAGCTTAAAGTTCTAGAAACTATTTATAAAAAGGCAAATAATGAGAATGCAACAGTTATTTTTGGAGGAGACTTATTTCATGATCGAACGAAGGTTGATACTGTTACATTTAATAATACTTTTAGAATTTTAAATAAGTATTCTAATGTTAATAAAGTATTTCTACGAGGTAATCACGACTCGATTAATGAAACCATGGGTAGCCCAGCATCTATTGATTTGTTAGATACTTTAGATAATTCAAGAGTAGCTTCAGTTCCTCAAGTAGTTAATTTATCAAGTAAGGTTAAATTATATTGTCTACCATATAGCAACAATAACAAGCTTATGAAAGATCAAATTAGATCGTGGGCTGATGAACTTGATACAGAAAAAGTTAATATTCTAATTGCTCATTTAGGCGTTGATGGGTCTAAAGGCGTAGGTAATCGAGTAATTGAAGGCCCTTTTAAGATAGCTGATATGTACTCCGATAAATTTGATTTAGTATACTTAGGACATTATCATATGCGTCAAGCGCTAACAGATAACATGTTTTATGGAGGATCTACAATTGAGAATTCTTTCAGTGACGCTGGTTCGGATAAAGGATATGACATTATAGATATTGATGAAGATAACCTTACTTTAAAACAATCATTCGAAAAGTCTGTTGCCCCTCAGTTTTTAACCGCTACTAACATTGATGAAGTCAAAAAAATGGTTAAAGAGGGTAACTATGTAAAATTTACGGGTACTAAGGATGATAAGGACGTTTTAGATTCTTTAGATGACCTTACAAGTAATCATATTCGTTTTATTAGAGAGTCAACAAGTGACCACAAGGAACTAGAAATTAACGAGGATCGTATTGAGAGCCCCTTAGACACCGTTAGGGACTATGTAAAGTCAATTGATAGTAGTTTACTTGATAAGTCTTTAGAATGTCTTGAACAGGCTATGAGAGGTGAATAAAGCAGATGATTAAGTTAACACAAGTAGAATTAAATAATTTTCTTTCGTTCCATCACGCAATTTTGCCATTAGATAACCAGGGAATTACTTTAATTACCGGTGAAAATAGTTTGGCTGAAGGCCTAGATAGTAACGGAAGTGGCAAGTCTTCATTAATTGGTTCCATCACGTATGCACTATATGGGAAAACGATTAATGGTCTTAAGTCTGATGATATTATTAATCGAAATTTTGCTAAAGGAACTTATGTAAAACTTGATTTTGTAGATACTGAAAGTAATACCAAGTATAGGATTGAACGTTATCGTAAGGACAAAACTAATCATAATCGAGTATTATTGTATGCTAATGGTGAAGAAATTACAGAAGCCACTACAGCTAAGACCGATCAGCATATTCAGCAAGTAATTGGCACAGACTATGAAACATATATAACAGGAATTCATGTAGGAAAATCAGATACGGTTCCCTTATTTGCAGATGCTTCAGATAGCCAAAAAAAGGATATTTTAGAGAATATCGCTAAACTGTCTATCTATGATAAAGCTCACGAAATTGCATTAAATAAATATAAAGAATTAGATACAAAGTCACAAGTGCTTCAAGCAAAAATAAATAGTAGTACGCACACTATTGAACAACTTTCTGATAAGCAACAGGAAACTGAGGATAAGTCGAAAGAAATAAATCAAAAGTTGCAAGAATCCCTGAGTAATAAAGAATTATTAAACAAGAGTCTTTCTAATTTTAAGGTTGACTATAGTAGACAAATAGCCGAGGAAAATGCTCAGCAAGTAGTATGGCAAAGAAGTATTGATAGTTATAAGCAGTATCAACAAGATTATCAAGATATTAGCTCTGATATTAGTAAGGTATCTAATGATATTTCACAAATTAATTACCAAGTTTCAGATTTACAGAGTAAGTTGGTAGAACTCCGAAATCAGTATTCTGAAAGTTCTTATCAAAAAACTTGTCCATGGTGTGGAGCAATCCTAGACGAAGCACATCGCAAACAAGAAATTGACAGAATAACTCAGCAAGGAGTTCAAATTAAAAAGGATTATTTAGATAAAGTAAATAGTTTAGGTCCCTTGGAAGATAAAAAGAAAGATCTTGAATTTAAATTCAATAAAGTAAAGGATAGTTTATCCGGATATGGAGAACTTAATAGTAATATTCAGGAGTCTATTAAGCGCGTTCAACAGTTAAACAATGACTTGCAAAACAGAGAGCGTCAAGTTGAAGACGAACAACGTAAGCATGATAACTTACTAGTTCAGTTAAATTCACTAGTAAACTGGGAAGATGAAATTAAGAAATATCAAGAATCTTTAAGCAAAATGGTTAAAGATCATAAGGAACTTGATAAGGATATCGAAGAATATGGGTTAGTTGCTAAAAAGATATTTTCAAATTCGGGTATTCGATCATATGTTTTGCAGGCTATTACTCCGTTTCTGGATGCTCAGGCAAATAAGTATTTGTCTCAGCTAACTGGTGAAACTATGACTATGCATTTATCAACTCAGAGTACTAATAAATCAGGGGACATCAAAGAAAAATTTGATATATCACTTTTTGATATGAAAGGTGAAAATCTAATGTACAAGAACGCGTCTACAGGAGAGCGGAAACGCGTAGATCTTGCGATTAGTTTTGCAATACGAGATTTAATTGCTAAACAAAGCCAGTCTAATTTCAATATTGCTATTTATGACGAATGTTTTGATGGGCTTGATAGCATTGGCATGGAATATGTAATGGAGATGCTACATACTAACTATGCTACCTTAGACTCTGTTTTTGTGGTGTCACATAACGATGCACTTAAAAGTTCCTTTGATAATATTATTACGGTGTCTAAAGACATTGATGGTAATTCCACAGTCAAGTGAGGTACTGGGTAGATTTTCTGCAAGATAAAGGATATAATAAAGAAAACGGAATTAGAGGGACTAATTATGAGAACGAATTATTATTTAGATGAATCTGGAAATTTACAAGGACATGCAACAATTTACTCGAAATTTGAAAAGGGACCTAGTACAGAATTTAATTTTGACTATGACACACTACCCAATTGGTACCCATGCAACTTTCAATACGATCTTTATACAAATACTAAAATTAACGATGTGTATTTATCTCGAAATGTTAAATATTTGAAAGGGTATGAAGACCCAGCTTATAAAGAAATTGGTAACACTCAGAAAGCTAAAGAGTTGCCTAAATTAAGTAATAATGTTATTGAATGTGTTAAGAAGGCAAATTCAAATTTAAAATTTTGGTCACAAGAATATTCTATTATTACATGGCTTGATGACCCCAGTAGTTATACTATGGAAGATGTTATGTCGAGCATAAAAACCATTAATTCTGAAATAGACTATATCTTAGATGGGGCTTACATCAGTCAAGGATTTTTAGATGTTTTACCAACATATACACACGGTGAAGGTGTTATGTTACTTTACAGTTTAATTACTGGGGACCGTTTCAAGGGATATCCTTTGGGAATTAGTGAAGGGACTAGTGGTAAAAACGTAGTTCTTTCTAAAGAAACAGAATTTAAAATTTATCAGTTACAGTCACTATACAATATGCTACAGGAATGCCGGAAAGTTAAGAAGGTAAGCAACAGTAACTAATTATTTATAAATAAAAGTTGATAAAACACGTTACTTTAGTTACGTGATGAATCAACTAGTAGTATACTAAGAACCATAAAGAACTTAGGTAACCTTAGATGCGAAAACCAAGTATCTTAATAAGTTACTTAAGAATCTTAAAGTAAACTAATATGGGTCGGGACGACCCTTAGTAAATAGCTGTAACCTCTAGGTACTTTAGGGTACCCAAGTATGCAGTGTTCCTAGAAGCTCGTTACTTTAGTAACGAGTGGTTCACCCTAGCTCTAAAACATGCTCACAATGTGGCTTCTATAACGAAGCCTTTAGAACAATGGGACAACGATTCCTTAGTGTGAGAAAGTGGGATTGTCCCAATTGTTGTTCGCACCTAGATAGAGATATTAACGCTAGTGAGAATATCTGTAACACTTCTAAATTCAAGTTAGCTTATTAGACTGCTACTTAAATATGTACCGCTGGCTAAACGGGAATTTACGCTTGTGGGCTATTATACAAACCTAAGTAGCTATTACTAATCTAATAGTAGAACAGGGATAGGAAGAAGCAGGAATTTAGACTTATATTAGCAATATTTTATAAGTTTATTGTAGCGAGGTGTTTCCTTGATTAAAGATTATTTTGATGAACAATTAGGAACAAGCATGGACACAAATTCTGGTCAAACAAGATATTTGTGTCCTTTTTGCCATGAAAGTAATTATAAGTTCTATGTAAATACAGATGAAGGTAGTGAACGTGTAGGATTATGGGATTGTAAGCATTGTAAAGAATCAGGTAATTTTATCCAATTTATTATGAAGATAAACAACATCGGGTTTAATAATGCAAAAGATATTGCAATTAACTATGGTGCAGGTTTTGATAGTCGTAATTATAATCCGGAATCCAGTGATAAGGAACAATTAATTCTTGCTTTAGAAAGTAACACAGGGATACTAAAAAATGAATCTAATTTAGATGGTCAAGCAATTAATAGTATATATCCTACGATTTTCCCAACTGAATTTAAACTTCTTGAAGACAATTTATATAATCCGGAAGCATATCCATATTTTGCTTACTGTCAATCCCGAGGGTTTTCCATAGAGGATATTCGAAGTTACCACATAGGATACTGTCCATTTTCTAGAGTATATGATTTAGATGGGAATTACTTAACAAGTATTTACAAGTCTCTTATATTTACCACTTACGATTTCCAGGGTCTTCCCATTTACTGGAATACAAGATCTATTGTTAAGTCCCCAGTTAAAGCTAAAAACGCACCAGAAATAGAGGGTCATTATTCTAAAAGAAACTGTGTTTTTAATTTAAATGTTGCTAAAAGCCAACCCTATTTAATCGTAACAGAAGGGGTTCCAGATGCGATTACGTTAGGGGCACCCGCAGTAGCTACCTTCGGTAAATCTGTTTCAAATGAGCAAGTAGACTTGATATGCTCATCAGTACCAAAAGAAACGCCTATCATAGTACTGCTTGACATGGACGCCAAAAACATTATGATTGAGTTGGCTAAAAGGATTTCCAGACAGCATCCTAATGTATACATGGTATTTAATTCTACAAATAGAGACGCAAATAGTCTGGGTAAGGATAGAATTTATAGTATAATTAGAGACTATAAAGTAAAATATTCTGTAAAGAGTGCTATGCTATTTGGTCTTAACTAAAGACGATGTATGTTATAATTAAGTTGAGGTGATATTTTGAGTATCGAAGAGTATATTGAAGAGCTTAAAACTGCTCTGATGAATAAAGACAAAGAAAAAGTAGCACATTTAGAAAAGTCCTTTGGTGACAAAACGGCGACCTGGAAAGATATTGAAAATGCAGTTAGCTATAGCATTTATAATATGACTGTACTGATTAAAGCTTTTCAGAAAGAAGCCGAACTCAAACATAGTAATATTTTAAGTGTGCTTGAAAAGAGTAAAGTAATTACTGCTCGTCAAGCAGAAGACATTAAACTGCTAGATAAGCAAACAGAAGATGGGATTGACTCATTCTTGAAAGGTGAAGACAGCAAAAATGAAGAATAAATTATCGAATGAACAAATTAAGCAATTACAGAAAAAGCAACTTGATGATGGGGATCTTAATAAGTTCTTTAAGATTGTCACCGATGGAGTAGATGATACTAACAAAGAAGAATATGAGTTCTTACGGCGTAAGTCTGTTAATTTAGGGGACGTTTATGAATTTTATGCGGGACTCGGAATGCAAAACGAAAAGTTTCTCAATCATATTAACAAAGAGCTCACGATTCTAGAATACATTATTGATGATACTGTTCCCAAAGAAAAGATTGAAGCCGCCGTTGAAAAATACAAAGAATATTATTCGCGGATTTCAGATGCTTTAGACAAAGAAGTAAGCAAACAGCAAGAAGATAAGAAGTAGTTATTATGGTGTCAAGATCAAAAGTAGGGCATGATGCACATTCAAAAGGTTTTAGCTACCAGAATGTTATTGCACACAAATTTTCGGACTGGGCTAATAAGGATTTTCATTCAACCCCCGCTTCAGGGTCTTTACATTGGTCTCCAGATGTTTATGGTGACGTGATGACTACTGAGATACCAGAATGGCACTCTTTGATCGAATGTAAAAAGTATGATAATGCCTCAATCGAGCATTACTGCTACCACACTTACCAATTTAGAGATACTTGTAAAGAGGAAACATGGTGGTCCCAAACAATGCGGGAATCTATCGCAAGTCATAGTGTTCCTTTGCTAGTTTACGCAGGTTACCATACTCATAACTACATTGTGTTTCCTTATAATGCAGAACTGCTTGATAACATTCGTGACAATTATTATGTTATTCGTAATAACCTATTCTATTATACTCTAGGAGAAGACCGCAGAAGTTCTCAAACTTTATTGATGGACTTAGACGATTTTTTAGAGGTCCAAGACTTATCAGAATACTTGGGGTATCAGAAAAGTATACTAAACGATAAGGATAAATGGGATTGTAGCAGTCCTATTTCTTTAGAAGAGTCTAAAGATTCACCGGGTTTAACAAAGGAAGTTGATATTAATGACGTCTTTTAAATATACGACATGGCAGTCTTACTATAATAAACTTATAGAAGATATTCCTAATTCTAAGCCTATTTTTGAGAATTTTGGTCTTAATAATATACTTAAAGATCTTCCAAGTCCAATTGAACCATGGGAATACTATGATCAGGTATCGAAGATACTTTTAGACTCTTCAAGTATTAAATCTAGTGACGACCAGTATCAATATCAGTTTATACTAGATGCTGTTGGCCAGATCATACTTGCTTTGGATGTTGTTCCTAAGCTATTTAAATTTAATTTAGATTTTTCGATAGAATCAACTAAATTAATAGAGCTATATAAATATATAAAAGAGCACTATAAGAAACTAGCAAGTAACTTAGGATACCCCCAGAATTTAATTAAAGATGACGTGTACATTAACTATCTTCATTACATGAGCAATATTCCTAAAGATGTTACAAAGGACTATAAGAAGTTAACGAATCAGCTACTTAAAAGACTGGATCTACCCTACTTGTTTGTTTGATATAGTGCATACAAGGGGATTTGATTAAATGTATACTGCACAAATATTTCATACCAAAGGTTGTCAAAAATGTCGTCTTACGGAGATGCAGTTAAGCCCAATGCCTGTTGATATGGAGTTAATAGATCGAATGAGCAATACTAATAGTGATGTGATATCCTATATGGATAAACTTAATATGCTATCGGCGCCCTTAGTTAGGATATTCAAAGATGGCGTAAAAGTAGATGAATGGAACGACTTTAATATTGGGAAAATAAAAGCATGGAAAGCAAAGGTAAAGGATCATGGTAAAGCAGAAACGTCCAGTAATCTATAATACAACCCATAAATATAATCTTAACTTAGTTATTCCTAGTGACTATGCATTACGCCAAAAAGTTACTGAGGCAAACTTTGATAGTCTGAAAAAGGTATTTAGTAATACTGAAGGTTCTGTAATTGATCATTTAGAGCATCTAAATGACGTTTATGAGTTTTATAGTACTACTGAAAAGGATATTGAATTAATTGAATTAATGGCTCCAAAGGTAGCTCATATTTATGTTTATACAGAAGATACAATTCCTGTAGAGATCATGGATATTTTTAATAGGTACTCCAATGGGACTTTAGTTTACTTATGGGATAAGTATCAAGAATATGGTGATATGGTCACTAATATTCAGGAAGCCTTTAAAGCTACCGAAGTTATTTTAAGTCTTAATATCAGTCTCCCAGAAGATGACCCGGAACAACTTCTTTTTGGACTGTATCAAGTTCATACAAATGTTGATCAAATAATTTTAAACTTTCCAAGCAAGCAAGAGTCTCAACTTACAAAAGATAGCGAAAGATATTATCATAAAGTAAATGATAGTTACTTGCTTAATTCCGAGGATAAGTTCAGATGCTTTAAGATTATGCAACAGCCACTATCAGTGTGGGGTATGGGAATTCAATTAGTAGCAAATAATGTATCTGAAAAGGCTCTGTTGAATTACTATAGAGACTGTGATCAAGGGAATGTTGTTAGTCATGGGCATAAGATTAGCCTAGATCAGGCATTAAAACAAAATTAATATTTTAACTTGACTTAAGGATACCTTTGTGGTACCCTTATTTTAGTATAATTAAGAAAGTTGGTAATATAATGCCTAAAGTTTTAGTTTTAATAGAATACTTACGTCAGGACTATTTTGCTGATGGTAAATTAGACTATGCAAAATCCAATACGGGAAAAGAATTTATTAAGGTTTTGAAGTCTATTGGTATGATATACAATAAAGATTATGTATTTGATTATGTTTATACGAAAATACCAGAAGTTAAAAACAGAGACTATTACGGAAATATTACGTCTTATAATGTCCCTAAAGCTAAGTTATCTTCTATGGAACCTTATTATGAGAGACTACGTAGTAAAGTTATAGATTCTGAGGTAGATCTTGTAATCCCTACAGGTCCTTTGGGAATTGCTTGTATGAAATATTTGGGGTTTTCTAAAGTAGATTATAGTTTTCCTCGATCCCTGAAGACTGATAGTAAAAGCACTAAATGGACTATTCCTATTTATTCTCAAGAACGTATTGATTTAGACCCCAATTTAGCGTTTAAGCGTAATATTGGTTTTGCTTATATTAAAGATTATCTTTTGGATGGTTCTATTGATAGTAATCTAGGAGGATATAAAAGTGTTTTCTTAGATGATTATGATAAAACAATGGAAGTACTAAATAAGGCTATTAACAGTCCTTTGGTTGCTTTAGATACGGAAACTAATACTTTGGACGCCTATACTAAAGGAGCAAAAATACTGGTATTTACCATAGCTATGGACCCCAATACTGGATATGAAATTCCAATTTACCATCGAGATTTCAAAGGATGGAGTTCTGATCAATTAAACAATATTATTAAAAAGATTGCTCAAATTTATGCTAATAACAATTACAAGGTAATGCATAACTCTAAATATGATTTAAGCATGATCATGTATACTTTTAAAGACTATAATTTTAATTTCAACAAAGTTATAGATACTAAAGATGGTTATTATTTAACCATTAATCAGGCTGTAAAAGAATCTCTAAGACTTACTGATTTATCTAAAGAGCTTACTGATATGGGTGGTTACGATGATCCATTGGAAGATTTCCATAAATGGGTTAGTCAAGTATTACTCAAAGGGGCTTATGAGATTCTTAAAGGCAAGATTAAGGAAGCTCAAGATAATTTAGATAAAAAGGATGAGCTGTATAAAGTTAAAAAAGAACAACTTAAGGATAGTATAATGTTATCAGATGCAGACGTTCCATCTATTCTAGAAAATACTGATCTAAGTATTTTTAATAAATACAAGTTTAACCAAGACGAAATTATAAATAAGCTTTTAATTCCTATTATTATTCCGCAAATTAATGAGCACCGGCATGAGTCTATGGCAAACATGCTAGTAAACGAGGTCGATGGTGGTAAGTTTAACTATGATTGGATTCCATTAAGTATTATGACACCCTATGCTTGCGGAGATGCTGTAGCGACCTATAGATGTTGTCAATGGGAGAAAAATTATATGTTGAGTGATACAGAGGACCCTCAACATAAGATTCTCGATTTATGGCTTAACTTTTATCCTAAAATTGTATTAGGCCTAGTATGGATTCAAAACTTTGGGATTGCGGTAGATATAGACTATATGAATAATTTACAAGAGTCTTATCAAAATGAGTATGATCGGCTCATGAAAGAATTAACTAATCTTCCTGCTTCTCAAGCAGTAATTGAATATAAACAAAATTTGTATGATATTGGGCTAAAGGAGTTCCAGAAATCTAAGTACCATTTAGTGTTTGATATTGATGGAAAGCCTCTAAAAGCCAAAGATGCTAATTTGGACGATACAGATAAAGCCAAATTTATGGAATATGACAAGTTATACCGAGAGTATACGCATAAGGGTAGTAATTTGAAATATCCTAAAGAACTCAAAAAAGCTGGATATCGAGATGAGGATTTAGTAGTTTACCGCAACAAATTTAAAAATAGTCTGGGATTTACAGGAACTCCTTTTGATATTCGATATGCTTTGTTTAATTTCTTAGAAGCCGAGGTTCCTTTTGATAGTGATTATTTTGGAGACTCTGCATGGAAGAAAATGAATAGCAAGGAAGACGCAACGTGGCAAGATTATTCATTAAGTGCTAAGACGACTTTAAAGTATATTCAGGATAATGGTTCGAAGCTCCAAAAAGAGTATGCTAACTTATTAGTTGAATTGGCTAAGGTCAAGACACTTAAAAGTGATTTTACAGATAAGCTTAAAAAACACTTATCTAATGTTGATGGATATTCTCATGGATCTTTTTCAGAGACCGGAACTGAAACATCTCGTTTGTCTGCATCTAACCCTAATATGCAACAATTACCTCATGCAACTACAGATGTGGGAAGATTCGATTATCAGAATCCTATTAAGCGAGAATTTATTTCCCGGTTCCCTAATGGTGTTCTTCACAATATTGATTATGCTAACCTAGAAATGAGAATTGCGGGGTTAATCTCCGGAGATAAAGGTATGTATGATACTTTTGTTAATGGAGAAGACATTCATAAGGCTACTGCGGCACAGGCTTTAGGGATTCCCGAAGATGAAGTAACTCGACAAATGCGTCAAAACGCAAAGTCTTTAAATTTTGGTATCCTGTATGGTAGAGGTTCTGCTTCGGTGGCGAAACAAACAAATCAGACGGTAGAAGAAGCCGAAGACTTTGAAAAAAAGTACATGGATGCTAAGCCAGAAATGAAGAAGTTTATTGATGACTCCCACAAGTTTGTTGAAGACAAAGGCTATGTCTTAACAGTTCCAGGCTTCAGAAGATGGCTTCGTGGGATATGGTCTCGGGATCGGGGGGAATCTAAAAAAGCTCTTCGCCAATCTGTAAATACTATAGTTCAAGGAACTGGGACTTTCTTAACTAATACCGCTATTTATTACATTAATAAATACTTTATAGATAACAAAATGAAGTCTCGGGTAGTATTAACTGTTCATGACTCTGTTGTAGTAGACTCCCCCGCTGATGAGGCGGCTAAGGCTGGTCAGAAAGCCGAGTATATTATGGAAAACTTACCTTATGATTGGCTTATAGTTACTATTAATGGTAAGAAAGTAAGATACCCTATTGAGGCAGAAGACTCTATTGGATTAACTTACAACGATATGGTAGACTTTAACTATGATGACTTTAAAACATTTAATTCACCACAAGGTTACTGTAAATACTATTATGAGATAAGTCAATTAAGCGACCAAAAGGATTCTAATTATTTCAGTGATGATGACCAAGAAAATAGTGATATTTATGACAAGAGACTAGAAGAACTTAAAGAACGTAAGCATGAATATCAAGAAATATGAGGGGACAAACATGACGAGTAAAATAACAGTAACTATCGGTAACTTCGATTTTAATATTATCCGTTTGGTAGACCAAAACGGTGAAGCTCAAGAATATAACATATCAGATCTTTTAAAGTTTAACGCAGATAACTATGAGATTGAGTATACTAAGCAAGCTTCTAATTATATTTACTGGGCATCTGTGTATACAATATGTAAGGAACAGGAAGAAAGCGAGAATAATCTTTTAAGCAAAATTAGATCCGATAATTATAATCAAGTTTATAATGATCTTAGCAAGCAAGGTATTCGAGCTACAAAGGACCATATTGAGTCCTTAATTGTACAGGATACAGGTTATCAAGCGCAGCTTATAAAGGTTAATGAGTCTCACCGACTTTCCTTACAGCTTCAGTACCTCGTAAAAGCATTTGAACAGCGTAGGGACATGCTGATTCAATTTGGGGCAGAGCAAAGAAAAGATTACAGAAATGGTAATTAGGGTTGCCATTTTATCAATCGTGTGCTACAATTAACACTGTAAATTGAAAGAAAAGGGGTAATCATATGGGATTATCAGAAGCATTAAGTGGTTTCACACAAGCCTATGGCGAACAACAAGGTAATGATGATATTGTAGAGCCTTATACAAAACTTAAAAATGGGTTAGTAAAGCTAGGACGCAAAACTCCGGATTTCTATGTACGTATTCTTCCTACTGGAAACACCTTTTATAAAGATTTCCGAACAGTATCTATGGTATTAGATACTAGTAAAGGACGTAGCAGTATGGTATTTCAGTCATCTTCTCAGAATGATCCTCAAGATCCTTTAAATCAAGCTATTCCACGATGGGGAAAACGCATTTTGACTCCATATAATCGTGATGGTAATTCAGGTAGAGGATACACTACTAAGTTCCTTTTAAACGTAATTCCTTTAGTATTTAAGGATAATCAGTACCAAGAAGTTCGGGATGAACAAGGGAATTATAAAGTATATGTTCTTAGTATGAGCTGGACGCAGTTCACTCAACTAGAAGCATTAGCAAAGAACCCGGCAAATAATCCAACAAGTAATCAATTTTATTCACAGATGTCTCAACAATACGGGGTACAAGGATCTGATGATTGGAGTTTCATGAGTCCTTTAATTGCATACCCGGTTCATATGTCAGGTAGTCTGGGAAAAAATAATATTTTTGAGTCTAACATTTCTTTGCAGTCTTCTAACATGCTGGCACCATTAGACGCTGGATGGGAAAAGTCATTAGAAGATTTAGATTATCAAGCAACACCATCTTATCAATACAAGCCTAAAGTTGTTAGCTGGGCAGTTGATAAAATGGATGAAGCTTTGGGATTAGTTACTACGTCAACGACTACCTTCCAAGGGTATGTTAATACGCCACCTATGGCAAATCAGCAAAATCCATATGCTCAGGAAACTGTATCGCCTGCGGTAAATAGTCAAGGGAATCCTACAGAAAACCCACAAACTCCATGGAGTGTGTCTGCTCAAGATAACACTGGAATTCCTAATAGTAATCCTAATACAACTCCTGCGGGTGTTGCTCCTAGCCCAGCGAGTCTCGGGTTTACTACCGTAAGTGAAAAGGATAATACGCCTACAGCTAATCCAGTTGCTAATAACACACCGAATAAAGAATCTTTGGAGACTTCTGCGGATCCTTTCGCAAATAATGGTCAAACAATTGATATCTCAGAAGATGATTTACCGTTCTAATTGAGAAAGCTCGGTATTTCAATGCCGAGATGAATCAACATCTTAGATGACCGCCATTGTATTTTATAAATAAAAGTTGATAAAACACGTTACTTTAGTTACGTGATGAATCAACTAGTGGTATACTAAGAACCATAAAGAACTTAGGTAACTTTAGATGCGAAAACCAAGTATCTTAATAAGTTACTTAAAGGTATTTAAGTAAACTGGGTCGGAACGACCCTTAGTAAATAACTGTAACCTCTAGGTACTTTAGGGTACCCAAGCATGCAGCGTTCCTAAAAACCCGTGTTTTTAAACATGGTGTAGTTCATCGTTCTAGTAATTAGCCTCATTCAAATATAGTCGTGTGGTATAATTAAATTAAATAAAGTTAAAGGTAAGCTAAATATTTAGCTTACCTTTTTAATAATTAAGGAGCTATAACATGCCACGTGCAAAGAAAACAGATGAAAAAGTTAATACTGTAGATTTAGCTAAAAAGCTGGGTTTTGTTCAAGTCAATGATGCAGATTTCAATCACATTAAAGATATGGTTCCTACGTTTATTCCTCAATATGACTATCTGTTAGGTGGAGGAATTCCATTTAACCGAATGACTGAAATATTTGCTCCTGAACAGGTTGGAAAGTCTACTTTTATGATAGGATTGACTAAAGTATTGAATCATTTAGGAGTAACTGTTTATTGGATTGATACAGAAGGTACGGCGGATCGAGATCGTATGGAAGAACTTGGTGTGGATACTACAAAGACCTTTGTAGCTCAGCCTGAAAAAGACGATATGACTATCGAAGGTGTCGGTCAGTCAATGGAAAATATCATCAACGCCTACAAGGCTACTGAGGAACTCCAGAAGACCCCTGTAGTTATTATTTGGGATTCTGTAGGGGGAACTCTTTCTAAGGCTGAGGGAGAGATTGAATACGATCAGGAAGGCCAGCGGGGACGTGGAGCTTCTGCGGTAACTAAATTAGTAAAGAAAACAAAGTCTATTTTAGGTGAAGCTAACATTGCCTTAATTTTTATTAATCAAGTTCGAGCCAACCAAAATATGATAAATAAATTTGATGCAAAGTATACCCACCCCGGTGGAGAAGCTCTTAAGCATTTCTGTAGCTTACGATTAGAACTTCGCAAAGGGAAAGTTGTTAAAGACAACAATAATGAATATGGTGGTCATGTTCTTCGAATGATAACAGACAAGTCTAAGCAAAGTCGTCCACATCGTAAGCAAGAAGCTTATTTAATGGCTGGTATGAGTATGGAACCAGACAAGCCAGATGAAGAAGCAGTTAAAGTTGATGGATTAGATTATGAATACAATATTTATATGGAAGCTCATAATCAAGGACTTATTACTACCGTAGGTAAATATCGTAAGTATACTAGCTTGAGTGGAAAAGAGTATAGCTTTGCTACTAGTGAAGGGGTTAGTGGAGAAAACAAATTCATTACTTTTCTAAAGAGTCCTGAAGGTAAAGAGTTACGCAAAGAGTTATTTCAACGAATTCTATATATTTACTTCCCCGAAGGATTTAAACCACTCCAAAATGAAACCGTTGATGTAACTAAATGGGAAGATATGCAAGGAGTTAAAGAGCATTACGACCAATTAAAAAATGTAGATAAATCAGGTGAAGACGATGCCTAAATACGAAGACCTAATTAAAAAGTTTATAAGTTACAAGTTAAACCATACAGAACTTATGATTAATAACATGGACACTCGTTCACCTGATATTAGAGTTATTACTATTGACTATGTAGGACCATATTTTGCAAAAGGGCATTCTAGCCAGTATAGTGATGATCTGGGATATATTAATATTCCGGCTACATTATTATATGCAGACTTAGTAGCTACGAACTCAGGGAAGTCTGCAAAAATAATTGTAAAGAAGGAATTGCCTAGTGTTTAATCGGGACATAGCGTTTCTTTATCAGCAATACAAGCCTTTGCGAGAATCTATTGCTTCTAAGAACAAGTATAAGTTTCTTAAGGATAACACTAGAGGATACACAACATCTAGTCAAAGTTACGATGACGCGGGATATGATGACTTACAAGGATACATTGACACTGAATTCGTTCGTCTAGTCAAAGAGTACGACATTAATGGACCTATAGACTTCCCCGGGTACATTGCCAACAAACTTGGAAAACGAGTTTTAGGAACCCATCTTTCCCGAAGATCTCGTGATATTAAAAATGAAACTGCGGAGGGTAATTCATCAGACCTTGTATTCTCTGATTTAGAAGATCCTAAAGACTACTTTGAGATAGAAGATGACAGCGTTAAAGATGCGGTATGGGAAAAGCTAGCAGGGGTACTGCTCAAGCAGGATGCCTCGGAGTTATGTTTTAATATTGGCTACTTTATGGTTCATTATCAAACGTCTAATTTCACTAGAATAAAGAGCTTAGTTAAAAACCATAATACTACTAAGGATTCCTATACCGCAGAAGAATTTAAAAACTCCTATAACCATGTTGCTAATACTCTTTTGAACGTCAATTTCTTGTTCTGATGTCCTAAAAGTTGCCACCTATATTAATTCTGAAAAGCAAATGAATAAAGAAAGTAGGAATAATAATGGCAACAACTACAATTAAAAGTTTAGTAAATCAAGCTAAACCAGATATTGAAAATAAATATTTCTTTGTTGTTTCCGATAGCGACGGGATGAACAATATTTACGCAGGAAATCACATTTATAAGGTTGAAAAAGATGTAGGATATTCAGTATTTCCAATGAAAGTTAGTGAGTCCGCTGGAGGACTAGTTAGCGATGCACTTCCTGTAGTGTATACTGATGGATCTGACCATTTATACTATGTCGATAACGAAATAAAGTTTCCTATTGATCAACCTGGGATTGCTAAAAAGACTATTGCAAGTACTTCAACAGAGGAACTTGAAATTGTTAAAGGGTTCTTAGCGTATGTAGATGGGGCCTTTAACTACGGTGATTATGAAGTCTTCGTTAATGACGCGCCAGAATTAGTAGATAGTATTACTAATGATAAGGATACCACAACTACTACGACTACAGTAGCACCAACCACGACTACCACAACCACGGTAAACCCCTAACGACGACTACCACAGTTAGTCCGACAACCACGACTACAACCGTAGCGCCTACTACGTCCACAACGACTGTGGCGCCGACGACTACCACTACGACTGTAGCTCCAACTACTACTACTACGACTGTAGCAGGATAATAAGAAATACTCTAAAGAACTCCAATTTATGGGGTTCTTTTTTTGCTTGACTTATTAATTAAAATAGTCTATTATAATTAATAGAGATGTTTAGATGGAAGGAAGTGGAGAAAGGATGTCTCAAACACTGAAAGTTGTTAAAATTGGTAATTCTCAAGGAGTTCGAATTCCTAAAACGATTTTGAATCAAATCGGTATAGGAGATTCGCTTGGTCAAGAACTCGAAGTTATCGTCAAAAATCATGAGTTACTTCTCCGCGTTTCGAAGCCATCTAAACCAACGCTAAATGATATATTTAGAGGCTTTGATTTAGACGGTTATAGAGAGGAGAACTAAAAATATGCCAAAGTTTGTTATAAAACCTAACTCGTATAATTATTTACTTAACTATGCGCTTGAAAATGAATATCCTGTGGTGTTTTCATATAACTCATCAGACATTGAATTAGGGGATTACAATGATCTTCAAGAAGATTCTTTAGGATACTTTGATTTACACTCAGATACTCCCGATAAGAATATTATGCTAAAGAAGTTTACCCTAGATACTACTAACAATATTATTGCTTGCTTAGATCAAGGATACTATGTTAAAGACGTTTCAGATGCTTCAGAGGCTAGTTTACTTATTCAAGCAAGCTATATGCTTCAAGAGAACCTTGGATATATTAAGGGGGATCTTACTAAATATTATGATTTTATAAGGCAAGGAATGCATAATAATAATAAGCATTTTATGTATAACTATAATCATCGAGTGAATATTTCAAAATTTAATAAGGAACTCATGTATGGTAATACTACAATGCCCTATATAAAGCTACTTCGAAGTAATCCTAATATTTTAATTTTAATGCGAAGTCAATCTAATGTCTTTATAGTTACTTCAGATACTTATTTTGCAACCAAACTTGATAAGTATTATGAGGACTACACTGGAATTTATAGTTGTCCTGTTTACGATTCTGATATCGAAAAATATACAACTATTTTGGATAAATTTGTCTAAATTACCTTCTAAGCGGGTAATTTGGGCTTTTTTATATTTGCCGTGTGTTATACTGAGGTTAATCAAACTTGAAAGGGATTAACTATGCCTAAATATAATTTATCTGATAGTACAATAACTAAAGTAGTAATTATTGCGTATCTTCAATTAAAGAAAGGTAAAGCAACTTTAAGTGACTTTAATAAAATATATTGTTCGTTAGGAAACACAAATATTACTCGTAGAGGGTATAATGATTTATTTGATAAGATCAAGCAGAACACTAAATATTATAATGATTTATTTGATGAAGTTTATACTGATAAAATTTCTTTAGCGGATCTTCCTAATTCAGGGACACACAAGCTAAATAATGATTCAGAAGTTTACGATATTTTAACTACCTATAATAAGCAACATCAATTATCTCAAGACTATCTTCGTGAGTACCGTCGAGCTATCAAAGATGGGTCTACACTAGAGCTATTGATGGATAGTCTTAAAGATAGCTTATTAAAAGAACTTAAGTCTTTAAATAAGACTACCTATGTTTCTGAAAAAGTTACTCAAGTAGACGACCGAAAGCATATTATTGTGTGCTTAGCAGACTGGCATGTAGGGGCTCTTGTTGATAATGTAGAAACAGGAGGATACGACTACAAGCTGTTGAAAGAACGTTTAGACACTTTTTATGAAGAGGTTAAAAATGCTGTAATCAGTCAGCATGTGACTGATATTCATGTTTACCATATTGGAGACTTAATTGAGCATATTGCGATGCGAAATGTAAACCAGGCTTTTGATACGGAGTTTACTATGGCGGAGCAAATTGCTAAGGGTATTCGATTACTAATTGAATTTCTAAACCGCTTAGGGGGACTAGGGAAAGTAACTTTTGGGTGCGTAGGTGGTAATCATGATCGTCTAAACGGCAATAAGAAAGATCAAGTATACAATGATAGTGCTATGTATATCGCCCTTTCTCAAATACTACTAGTTAAGTCTATGGGGCTTCTTCCTAATGTAACTGTGATGGATAATCGAAACGATATATATTATTTAGAAGACCAAGTTGGCGTTAAGAATATTTTAGTGGAACACGGGGACCGAGAGAAAAAGGCTAATGATGTGAAGATTCCAAGTCATATTAAAGATCATAGTATTGATTATTTGATTATGGGGCATATTCATACAACACGTATTATTCAAGAAGATTACTCGCGGTTTAATGTTTATGTCGGTTCACCAATGGGCGCTAATAACTATTCAAAAGAACTTAATATGCCAGATACAGCACCTTCCCAAATGATTATGGTTCTAAACGATCGTGTAGATAGTCCTATTTTCCAACCAGTATTTCTCTAAAAGAGGGTTCCTAAAATGATTTTAATTCCAGTATATGTTTACACAGTATTTACTTATCTATTTCAGTTGTTGGCGGCTATAAATCATAGTCACACGTATCACCAAAAACTAGTTTTTAGTACTCCGGTGATTATTATAGCTAGATTATTAGGTAGAGTGCTCGGAATTTATGTATTTAGTTTAATATTTGCGTTTATTTCTATCACAAGCATGTTATTATTAGTGCTTTATTTAAGCTTAATTATTCTATGTTCCTCTCTGTTCAGTGTTCTAGGTGAGTTTGTGGTACGAGTAATTGTAAGTACTTATATTAAACACCACGCCAATAAAGTAATTGCTAATAATAAAGATGAATACGGGGACTCAAAAAATGACTAGGTTGGGTTAATCATGGAAGATAGATCTAATAAAATAGATGTTAACATATACACTGAAGGGGTTCTTTATATCATAGGAGATAAGTCGTATAAAGAGCCTCAGTATATAATTGACAAAGTAGAATACCCAGATGGGTTAGTGACTTACCTAGTGTATGCTAGTAAGCCAAATACATCAGGATCCAAATTACCGGTTAAAGACTACAAAACAATTGAGGTTAAGAAACAAGCTCCCCACTTTTCTGGGCATACTATCCTATCTAATCTTGCCGCCGGCTTAATCGATCAAGACGACAAGAAAACGGGGCAACGTCAAAGAATAGTTAAGCCACCGCTGTATATATCTTATCAAGAACGAGGAACAGATACTTTTACAGGTAAGCCTTGCATAGGATTTAAAGAGTATACTCCTGATAAAGTAATCCGCAATCGGTTTATTAAAGGGGAACCTACTGGAGTATTTGTTAATGAAGACAACATTCGGTGGGGAAAGCCTACAATGAAGCTGGAAGAATTAAGGGATCATCTTGCCCAAAGCTTATGAGCTTGACGTTAAGAATTTAATTCTGCATCGCGGGCATATGTTTACAGATTCTGCTAGTTCTTCTATAGCAGTTTTTGAAAAGGAAATTACTAATAGAACTCGTGCAGACTGTCTAATATTTACCCCAGAGGGAATTATAGGCATTGAAATAAAAACGGCGCATGATAGCAAGGAACGTCTAGATCATCAGATTAAAGACTATCTGAAAGTATGCTATAAAGTCTACATTTTAGTTCATAACGAAATGTTGTATGAGGCTACAGAGATTGTTGAACAATACCCACAGGTCGGCATTGTAGCCTACACGGAAACAGATAGTAAGTTGTTTCCAGGAGTTATTCGGGAAGCTCATGTTAATTCTCAATGTAACTTAGTTAAATATGGATATAATTTATTATGGAGCTACGAATATAAGAAAATAGCACAGGAAATGGCTAAGAAGCTAGGGGAGACCTTAAAGGTGACTAGGAAAGCATCTTTTATGAAATATATTAGCTACCATAAGAAGCTTTCATTAGTAATTTGCTCTGCGTACATCAGGGGCGATTTTCATCCAGATCATAATATTATTAGATACAAGGTGTTGCCTTAATGTTTATTGGATATAAGAACCCATGGGGTTACTACTACTTAGATAAGACTTATGAGTATCTCGGTCTAACCTCAGAAGAAGTTGATCATTTTCCTAAGTTTATTGCTCGTAAAATTGGAAGGGATATTGGACTACCAGAAGACTTAGTTTATTTAGAGGAGTATCATACCAAGTATGTTAAGCAAGGTATGGATGTAACCTATTATTTTAAATACTCGCAAAGATACTGGGGAAAACTATTTGTCTACTATCGGATCATCGGGGATAATTTCTGGGTACAAGCTAACTTTAAAAAACGTCAATTTCAATCTAATGTACAACGAGTAGCTCTAAAAAAGCATCAATCTAAATTTAGAAAGTATGGCGAGAAAACGGTAAAAGACTATCATAAGAACTACAGACTTGGAAAGGAACACCCTACTAAATGAAACATTCAACTAAAATAATAAAGTATATTAGAGATAGCAGAATTAACGGGTATCAGCTAGTCGGGGTATCATCTAGTCAAGACTACGATTTTCAAACTAACTTATCTTATAAGAATCTAGTTAAGGTTACTTTTTTAGATCCGAGCTTAGTTTCCTTAGAGATATCTGCTGATGTTCCTGAAGATTCTATGAATGTTTTTCAGGGCCTTGCAGATTCTATGAATATCTTGGATATAGGGCTTGATGGGACAGATTATAAGGATGAGAGTCTAGCCGTGCAATCATGTCGTTTAGAGATCCTTATTGATGACGACAGTCCGGATTGGGATATTAGAAAGGATAATATTTATCTAAATGGTTCCGAATACTATCGAGTTAATATGACTTATCACTTACCTTTAGTTAAAATGAGTGACTACAAAGATAGTTTACCAGGGGATATTGTCTTTAATTTGCTTTTCCTGAAGACGTCCAGTTCCCTACCATCAGCATTAACCCCGTTTTTGAACACGAGAATTAGCCCATCGGTAACTACAAAGATTGTGTCGTTGCTTAAATATTCTAGTTTAACTTTGCTAAGCTGTAACTTAAATATGCCTAGCAATAATCTTCAAGGTTTTTTATTTCCGGTTCAGAGTAACTTTGATTTGGGATATAATCGTGAAGACCGCGAATTAGTAATTGGGTCTTTAGCAGGTTCCTTTAAGATTCCTGAAAATAGTATAAAAAGTGCTTATATAAGCTATGAAAATGGTTCTTATGTAATGACAATTCACCTTAAATATGCTAATATTAAGTTATTGATTTCAAGGAGTTGAGTCTATGAATTGTCAAGATTATAAGCTTTTAGGTCAAGCGATTGGGTTAGATCTAGTAAAGAGCTCTAAAATTAACTTTAAAAATTATAAAAGTGAACTGGTTAAAGCCCATAGTGAGTTTCAGATCAATATTAATTATACTGACAAGGGTATGCAACCAATATTTGTAGATCATCAAGAACACTATGCTAGAGCATTTCAGTCTGGGCTTGATCGTATCTTTGGAAAGTAGGTGATTTTTTGGTTGAAAAGCAACAAAAGTCTCTATTATCTTTGTATAATAACACCATTCTTCGAAAGCAAGTAGAAGAAGCTTTAAACATTGGTACTAATTATCAAGAAATTATTGATTTGTGTCAGCAACAAGGAGTTTCTATTAGTAAGAGTGCAATCACTCGCTACAAGAAGAAGCTTAAAGAAGCTGAAGAGCAAGGTATACCCGTGGGTGAACTTATTGCAGGAACTCTTGAGTGGGAACGTAAAATTAATAGTTCTATTGAGAGCAAAGATAAAAATAAGCACATAGCAAATATAAAGAATGAATTAGAAAGTCAAGATTTGAGTGAGGATCCGGAGCATTCCGAGCTTACCATGGATGATTCAACTGAGGTTGCTGAAAACGCGGATGTAGACTATAAATACTTGAATGATGTTGAAGTCCTCGATGTAATGATTCATAAGGGCCTAGGAACAGCACTTGAGCAAGATGGCATGGCCCCTCAAAATACGATTAAGGCCATAGAACTAAAAAACAAGCTTACGGATGGAGCTTTAAGAGGTATGACAGTGAAAGGCATCAACGCTTTACAGACACGTCAGCAGAAGCTTTCTTATGTTCTATCTAAAGTTTTAATTGATTATGTACCCAAGGAAAAGCAAGAAGAAGCTCGCGAGAGTTTGTCCAAGGCGGAAGCAGAGTTTAATCGTAACTTAGACCTAGATAAAGATTATTTAGCACTTAAACGGGCACTAAAGGCAGGGGGTGTAGACAGTGACAGCTTATAGTTTAGCCAATTATGACGTTTTGAGTCCAGATAGTTTGCAAGATATGGGAACTCGTCGATTGGGACTAAGTGATATTTTTAACAAATTAATTGGTGGATATACTATTGTCATTCCCAAATACGAGCAGTCATTAGGCGGGGACGTCTATGTTAAGCTTACAGAAGATACCTATCCAAGGACAGAAATTGCTATGTATTATGATTCTTCAGGCCCTACTGCATGGCAAGACTATGCTATAAGTATCGACGCCTTATCTACGTACCCCTGCTATGAATATACTGATACACAAGCGCTAGTTAACCCTACTTTAAAGTATCTTAACGTAGGTACCATATTAAAATATACTAAGGATAACAAAGGAAATACAAGTAGTATCACCGGGGTTTATTTCTTACCGGAATCTGCGGTAACGACTACGACAACAACTTTGTTTCCGGGAACTACAACTACGACAACCTTATTAGGATATGCTAGAGATTCTAAAGATCTTGATGGCAAGAATCTAATACAATTATCTGATGGTTCTTACCAATCTGTAGATTTTAGATATAATACAGACGTAGGGGACTTAATTGATATTAACGTTAATATACCTGGGTATTATTCAAGTATCCCGGAGTCCTGGTATTCCGATTTTGCTATTAATAGCGATGATTCAGGGACGTCTACAGATGCTCCTGAAGCACCTATTGGAGTTATTTTGTACACTTTAGATAACCAAGATGGGTATTTTGCCATTGTTGCTTCGGATGAACAGTCGCTAGATACCGATTCAGCACCAGTCACACTATAAGGGGAAAATAATGGACGAAGAAGAATCTTTAAGTTTAGTTCTTAAAGCAACACGGTATTCCGCGGAATATAACTACTTAGATATTACTGTAAATGGTAAAGAAAAGTATATCAAGATACTCCCACAGGGAGTTACTTCATTGTTGATTAATCTAGGTATTATTGATGCTCCGGAAGATCGTTATGATACTGAAAGTACTACACGGTCCAATGGTAGTAAATTATTTCAGGTGACCGATTTATTTTTTGATAATACTTTTGTACTTACTCCGGATGCTTATTGGGAATTTTTAAATAGTAACATTAATGAGCTTCGGTTAACTCCTGCTAACTTACTTATGGTTCTTACATCAGACCGTTTAGGTAAAGACTCAAATAATTACCAAGAAATTTACTTGGTATCCGGCGATGTTTTTGAAGGTTTGACAGTTTCTCAGATTCAGGATCGTGTTTCTGGGTTACTCTACGGTTCTCCTTCTGAGACTCCTAAAGGTGAATTTACTAGTAGCTTGAGTAAACCTACAAATGATCTTAACCGAGCCTCATTAGCATTCTTTAGAAAGTTAGCGTTATTAACAAACTCAGATAGTACTAAAGACTTGGATACTTTTAAGGAGCTTTTAAGTCTTATTCGGAAAGTAGAAACGTTTGACCATTATCAAGCATATTTAGAGTATTCCCTAACAGAAACTTATGTGAATACAATGCGTAACTTGATTGGAGACCAAGAAGTTTCTAAATATGATAGTCAGCTTAAAGGACTTAAGCAGTTATTCTTTAGTGAAGATGTACCAATCAAAGCGCCCCGCAAGTCTAAAAATAAGACCTTGAAGGATATTATAGATAAGAAGAGTCCTTCAGTTCCTATCTATGATAACTCTAAAATTAACCCGTTACTTGAAGATACTTTGAAAAGTAATAATAAAGAAGCCAGTAAAAAGGCTATTTTAGACGAGGCTTGTGAGCGGTACTTTAATAATGACCATGTCACGGATATTATTAAAGACTTAGGTATTTCTAGCCGAACTCTTTACGAAGAACTTCATCGTCGCGGAATTAACCGAGAGAACTAAATTAACTTTGAAAGTGAGTGATAATTTATGGATGTTCAAAATATTTCAGAGATCGTTGTTACAGTAGCCGTAGCCATTATTGGGGTTGTTACACCATACTTAGCTAAGCTTATTAAATCTAGCAAGACTGCCTCAACGCTTGTAGATGTTCTACCTACATTAGCTAAGGATGCCGTAGTAGCTTTACAAAAGTTAGGGGTCACCTCGTATATTGACGGGGAAGTTAAAAAGTCTAAAGCAGTGCAACTTGTTTCAGATTCTTTAAAGAACTTAGGATTTACTAAGGTTGAAGCTAACACTATTAAAAACGCAGTTGAAACAGCCTATGCTACCTTGACTACTGATGGAACCTTGGATGCTTATACTCAAGCAGATCCCACTACAACTACGACCACTACTGCGGTTCCTACTACAACCACAACTACTACAGAAAGTCATAGTATAACTACGGGAACACTTACTGAAGCGCAAGTCAAAGATATTGTTAAAAACGTGCTTAAGGAGTCCTCAAGTACACCAGAAGAAACAACAAGTGCTTCTCAAGTATCTAGTGAAGTTGCTACTGAAAGTGCGGCACCGGCTTCTCAAGCCTAGTCAAGATTAAAAGAATCCTTAAGGGGTTCTTTTTTTAGTTATTTGGCTCTATATTATTTTTGAACACCATTCAAAGAAAGGAGCCAAAAACTTGACTAATAGGTTTAAAAAATATGTACTAAGTCTTTCTGTGTTTATCTTTAGTTTGTTTTTTATACCGACTGTAGCAAACGCAGCAAAAGGTGACTTAGGGGCGGATAATAGCTATCCTCAAGGGACTTTAGGCAACCTAGGAAGCCCAAATACTAAGTTTAACATTGTTGGTATTGGTAGTATTTATAATTCTAAGGTAATCTATCAAAGTACCTATGCAACACAAGTCCAATATACAATTGCTCAAGGGCGTCGATCACACACTTATTTTTACATGGCTAATGGGGCCGATCAGACAAGAACTAAGGCAGTTTTGCCTTCAATACTTGCAAAAGTCCAAACTCCTAAAGGTTCAATTGTTGCTGTAGATTACGAAGAAGGAGCTTCTAGTGATAAGGAAGCTAACACAGCTAACATAATTTTGGCCATGCAAATGATCAAAGATGCTGGATATACTCCTGTAATCTACAGTTATAAGCCTTATTTCAAGTCTTATATAAATGATGCAGAAATTGCGGCAAAATTTGGGTCTAACAAGGTTTGGATTGCCAGCTACAAAACTACTAGTCGACAGACTGCACCAGACTTTAATTATTTTCCAAGTTTTGACAACGTAGCTATTTGGCAGTTTGCCGATAACTTCGGGACTAATAATTCTGGGGTTGACGGAGATGTAGATCTAACTGGGATTACTGATAATGGGTATAATGGTACTACAACCAGTGATCAAGGCGGCACCGCAGTAAAGACAGATACGACTACTCCAGCTATTGAAGCAGGTCAGCAAGCTAATAATACTGCAAAGTCTGATATTAAAGTTGGCGATACAGTCAAGGTCAACTATTCTGCTACCAAGTGGAGTAATAATGTAACTATTCCTAGCTGGGTAAAGGGTAATTCATATAAAGTTATCCAAGTGTCCGGAAACAAAGTTCTTTTAGCAGGAATACTTAGTTGGGCAAATAAGTCTGATGTTGAAATTCTTAGTGTAGGTACACCAGTAACTACGTCAACAAGCTCTTCAAGTGCTACCACTAAAGTATCAGGAACCTTTAAAGACGGTGGATATACAATTACACGTCAAAACGGAGTCTTCACTGCTGGGCAAACCTTGCGAGTATTCGCTTATCCAGGTTCACAGCCAACTGGTGCTAGATACTACAAAGGGCAGCAAATTTCTTACGACGGATTCGTAAAACGTGGTAACTACATTTACGTAAGTTACAAGATTAAAGGTGGATACCACCACTACATTGCTGTTAGAAATGCAAATACACGGGTGCTATTGGGTAGCATTCAGTAGTAACATATGCTATAATAAGAATCTAAGCCCCAGAAGCCTACTAAAAGTGCTCAAATGCTGGGGCATACATATTTGTGCAGGCATGACTGCTTATAATTAACCAGACATAAATCCGGGACGTATGGGCCTGCGGATGGCAAGCATCAGAAAAACTTGTAATTTTCAAGGCTGGACATATTCTAGATAGTTGAGCTGGCAACGATAAAAATCATGTGTATTAGGAATAGGCCTGAAAGGGTCTATTTTTATGCTATAGAACGTTGACAAGTTTTCCTTCTGTGCTATAATATACTCATAGGAAGGAGGCGTAGTCATGGAAGTTACTATTTCAAGACACGCGACTAAACGAATTAAGAGCCGCATGGGTATTCCAAAGAAAGCTACGTTACGTCAATTTAGTCGAGCTTTAGATAAAGGGATCAAGCAGTCAGATGCTAAAGGTAATCTTCGAAAGTACCTTGCGTCAATTGCGCTTAAGGAAGAACGTCCACATTCCGTGGTGGTTTATAATAGTTATGTATTCATTTACGGATACTCGGAAGGTATCCCTATGCTGATTACAGTTATTCCCCTGCCAAGCAATTTGCAAAGAGAAGTTAAGTACTATAAAAATTAGTAAGGAAGAAGGAATTATATTGAAGAATGACGAGTTTGATTTAATGTTCTTGCATAATAATCAGATTGTCCGGGTGAAAGAAAATGCGGATTATGACATTATGCTAAACATGTTTGATGATGCCATGGATAAAGTGCATCCACGAAAAAACGTACAAGATCTTGTACAACGTTTAGACTTAGATTCTACTGAAGAAGCGGAAAAGGAACTCCAAAAGCGAGTCTTAGTAATTGGATTTTCTACAGATACACCGAAAGATGGTCACCGGATTATGCCGGTACTAGTTAGTCAAGAAGCCTTTAAGCAGGAACCAGATAAGATTAAGAATAAGCTTCGTCATGTTTTTCAGAATCCTAGTCTTGTCCAGTTAATAATTTAGGGGGTAAATGATATTGAAAGAAGCAACAGATAAACAATTGAAGTACATCTTATCCATGGAGCCTTGGATTAAGATTTATGGGGATCCTAATAGTTTGCTATCTAAGGATGATATTCCCGATATTAAGCAGGCGAGTCAATTTATCAGCGCCAATAAAGATGCTGTAAAGAAAATCATGGAAGACCACACCTATGCAGAACTATGGGGTGCTATTGGGTTGTCTAATTAGATATTTTAAAAGTGCCTCTGTGATACAATAAAAGTACAAGTAAAAATAAAGAAGGTACCTATATTGTACTACTTAATGGCACAGCCTGATGATCCTTATTACGAATGGCAACTAGAAGTTGTTTTAACTAATATGGGTGAACTAGGCATAGACCTTAGTAAGGTTATTTTATTATTTACAGATCGAGGAAAGCACATACCTGATAAGATCGCTTCTAAGTACTCCGTTAACTGTTTTAAGTATCATGACAAACGTCCAGCACTAGCTTCTCAGTATATTCCCAGTATACGCCCCTATTTATGGTCAGTTTTTCTAGAAGAAAATCCCGAGTATTGTAATGAAGACTTTGTCTATCAGGACTCTGATATTATTTATAGAGAACCTTTAGATTTTAATCAGTTTCCATTATTATCCTCTGATCACTGGTACGGAGCAGATGTAGAGTCCTATGTAGGTCCTGATTATTTAGGATCTAAAGGAAAAGATATACTTCAACGAATAAGTTCTTTTCTAGGACTTAGTGATGCAGAATCTATGATGGCATTTAAAGGGCGCTCAATTGGTGCTCAATGGATTATTAGTAAGCCAACTAAAGAATACTGGGAAGATGTTTATCAGAAGTCTTACACGTTGTACTCATGGATGAACAAAGTGCAACATCAATATGACTATATCTTGAAATCTAATGGAGGTACGCAAGATTACTTTATTCAAGTATGGTGTGCTGAAATGTATGCAGAGTTATATTTATGCAATAAGTATGGGATTACTACTGAGAAAAGTAAAGAACTTGAGTTTTCTTGGTCTACGGATAATATTAGTCGGTATCAAGAAACCAAGATCCTGCATAATGCTGGAATTACTGAAGAAATGCGAGTAAGAGACAAAGCATTCTACAAGGGTGAGTATATAGCTAGAAGTCCTTTATACAAGGATCTTTCATGGGTAAATCCAGAGTTATGCTCGTCAGAATACGCAAAGGCAATTGGAAAAGTAAGAAAGTAGGAATAAAAATGGGATTAGACACAAATAAAACAGTTACAGTTACCGCAACTAGTATGGCTACAGATAGTACAGAGAGTCTTGCTAGGTTTAATACTAATTTATCTCTAGAAAATTCTAATAGATATATTGGAATTACCACAAGTTCTATTAAGGGTATTATTAGGAGTAAAGATAGTTTCTTGAAAGACTTTTCGGAATATTTAGATGAACTAGAACAAGCAGAGTCTAGTTTAGAGGCGGAAGCTACTACAACAACAACTTCTAGCGTACCTGCAAGTGCCACATCAGAGGAAGCTAAAAATGCCTAGCAAGTATATTGCCGTCCCTAGTAATTCCGCATGGTCTTACGATGCAACAGTTAAGCCCCGAAAGGACATTGGAAACTTTTGTCGTCCGCAGGGGTATGTGCCGGTGGTTCTTCCAATGTTTGGTCAAAGTCTAGATAGTATGGAGAATACACTGAGTAGTATTGAACTAAATTCTGTAGTTATCTTGCAGGTTCCTACGTACAATAGCTTTGAAACAAACAGTCGTATCTTCGAGAGTATTAAAGATAAGAACTGTAAGGTTGTTTTATGGGTACACGATATAGATTACTTAAGAGGACTTGTGAGCAACGCACAGGACGACTTGCAGTGGCTTGAGAAAGCCGATGTACTAGTAGTTAGCTCAGTGAAGATTAAAAATTGGATTAAAGATCATTTGAATAATTCTAATATCAAATATGTAGTTCAAGAGGTCTTTGACTATGACGTATCTGAAAATGATAATACAAGCGGTTTTCCTGAAGTTACTGCAAGCATGGTATACGCTGGTAATTTGACCGCTAAGAAGTCTGAATTCCTAAAGGATATAAATACCTTCTTAGACGTCTATGGAGACCCTGATGACAAAATTAGAGTGGTTATACAGGATAATCCGTATCTGTTTTACAAAGGAAAGTTTCCATCACAGGTTCTTCCTAGTATTATTGACCGGTATTCTATGGGACTGGTATGGGACGGAACTCCGGATAGTAGGTACCAAAAGTATCAAGAGTATAATTGGTCGCATAAAGCTAGTTTATATTTAGCCTCAAAGCTATTCATAGTTGCTAAAGCGGGAACTAATGTCGGAGAATATGCTAAGAAGCATGGAATTGGTACAACCGTAGCGTCCTTAAATGATCTGGATATGGTTTCTGTAAGTAGCTTTGCTAAAGTTAAAGAATATCAAGCTCGTGTTAAATCTGGATATTATACTTATAAAACTATTGTGGATATTAATAATATTCTTTCAGCATAACAAAAAGGAGACCCTAGGGTCTCCTTTTTTAACCTAACGTGTTTTTTAGCTTATACCAGATGAATGTACCGACACCAATGATTCCTAAAAGTACAAAGTAGAACATATAGTGGTCACTGGCGAAAGGAATAACATAGTTCATTCCAAGGATTCCAGCTACCGCAGATACACAAGCGAGTACAATAGACCAAACAGTTAACTTATTAATTGAAGTACTTTGATTATTTTGGACTACCGCTTGAATCATACTAGAATAGTCTTCGAGCACTTGTTTGAGATACTGATCTTTTTCAAAGGTATCATCTAGTGCTAGACTAGCTTTCTTACTTAGATCATTATATTTAGGGTCGTTGAAGTAGTCTTCATCCTGAATAATCTGATTGCATATTTCATTGTTTCTACGCAAAGCACTTGTGAAAGAATTGAGGGTCTTTTGTAGACTCATAATTTCATACAGTGTATCGTTATCAGTAGCTTTATTTAAGGACTTTTCTAATCGAATAGTGGTATCCTCAATATTTAATAAGACATTTTCAAATTCTCGGGCAAGATAATAGATTGCGGATAAAATGATATCTTCTTTAGCTCCGATATTAAGCTTTAGGTGCTCAGTGTTGGATATAATGTGACTAATAAAGTCTGGAAGTTCTTTGGACATAGTGATTAGATCATCTTTGTCATTATCGTTGGTAATAACTAAAACAATAGGTCTTGTAGTGTATTCATAAAAGTTTCCAAAATTAGATAGAATCTTAGTGGGGTACTGTAAAATCATAGTAACGGGATTCGGGTCTTTAGATAGCCCATCAATATGGTTACTTTGGGAATTGCTCAGGATCTGGTTTAGGGACTCAGAGTCTAGGTGAGTTCTCGGGCGTAATTGACTTATTTCTAGGTTATTTGGAGAAACTGCGTTTGCCCAGTCATAGTCATCACTAGTTGTTTCTACTAGGTTATTTGTGTTTTGTATCTTATAGTATTTTAACATTTCGCATATCCTTTCTATCCGCCAAATTTAATTTAGATAGTTTACATACAAATAGAGAACTAAATTAACTTTGGAGTAAAATACAGAAACTTGTACTTGAAAACAGGATGAAAGAAGAAGGTAAATTGAAACTTAGTTTAAGTGATGAATCTAATATTTTAAGATCTTTTCTGATGTCTTTCAATGATGGACTTATATCTATTTCAGGATTAGCTTTAGGTGTTTTAGCAACAACAAGCAATTCCGGAGTTCTATTTAAGTCTATTGTTGCTGGTATTATTGCGGGTATGATCAGTATGGCTTTAGGGGAAGTTGCTTCAGTAAGTGCTGAAAAGGACTCTCAACAAAAAGTTATTATTAATGAACGAAGCAACCTTAATCAGGGAAAGTCATTACATTTTATTGCATCTTTATATCAAAAGAAGGGACTACCAGAAGAATTATCCCTTAACTTTGCTCAAGAAATGCTACAAGAGGACCCTCTAAGAACTATAGTTCAAGAAAAGTATGGTTTTGATATTAATAACATAACTAACCCATATTTTGCGGGTATTGCTTCTTTTATAGCTTTTCCTCTAGGTAGTCTCATACCCCTTATCTTTGTCATGATTGCGCCTATAAAGTTTAAGCTTCTCTTTACTGGAATAAGTGTTGTGATAGCTCTTCTTATTATTGGAACAATCGCGGCTAAAGTAACAAAGAGTTCTGTAATATCTAATATTATCCGTAATTTAATTATAGGGACAATATCTATGGGAATTACTTATTTAGTGGGGTGCATAATATGAGTGATACTTTAGAGCAAAGAGTCAATTCACTAAGAGCCGGTGTTCTGGGTTCTAGTGACGGAATTTTAACAACTGTAGGAATAATATTTAGTTTAGGCATTGCTTCAAGTAATAAATATGTTATTCTTGTAGCTGGAATATCTAATTTGGTCGCCTGTGCTATTTCTATGTCTGCTGGGGAATATAACTCCGTAACATCTCAAAAGCAATTAGAGCAGGAAATTACGACTAAGGAATATGATAGAATGCGTAAAGACCCTGAAAGTTCCTGTAAAGAACTTACCCAGCAGTATATGCAAAAGGGGATTTCACAAGAAACTGCGGAAAGAGCAGTTAAAGCGCTTCGGGATCCAGTTACTGAGATACTAGAAAATAAGTATAATATTGAAAAAGGTCACTCAGTTAGTCCTGTTCAAGCTACAATCTATTCTTTGATATTTGCTTTTTGTTCTGGAATAATCCCTTTAGTATTCTTACTATTAATGCCTAGCTATTATGTATTTTATGCAGGTTTAATTGGGGCCATAACTAGCGTTACTGTGGTAGCTTTAGTTTCTTCTAAAATAAGCGAAGTTCACTTTAAGAAGACTTTGCTAAGAAATATGGGATTAATGCTTCTGAGTATTCTTGTTAACGGCTTGTTTGGATTACTTTTGTGATAATATAATAGCTAAATTAAACTTGAAATCAGATTTCAGAAAGGACTATGATATATCATGGCAGAAGCAAAGTTTAATTTATACAATGAGCTGGGTGCATTAGTTCAAACTGGTGCCTCACCGTTAGCTATCCCTGTAGAAAGTGGAGTCACCTATACAGGATACACTCTAACACACTTGAATTACGATGGAACAAAGGAAAGCAACAAAGTAGTTGTACCAGACTTTACAGATACCACAACTACTACAACTACAGTAGCTCCAACCACGACTACTACGACTGTAGCAGGATAATAAGAAATACTTTAAAGAACTCCAATTTATGGGGTTCTTTTTATTTGACTTCTGGTAGTTACTAGCATATAATTCCTAATTAGGAAGGTGATACGGTTGGACGAATTTGAAAAATATAAAGATTCAGTGAATGCTGAGTACTCTGAAATTGGGGCCTTGGTAAGAACAAAAAGTGCTTTAGATGATATTCCAGGAACTTTCAAGGATCTTAGTATGCTTAACGAAGAACAGCTAAAAGAAAAGTATGGAACTCATACTATTGGGCTTTCATACCGAGTAATGCAAAAGGTATTTAAGGAGCTAATTAAGCATTATCCGTATACCGTAAAGTATATTGAACTTAAAAAGGATTATTCTATAACGCTTCTAGATTTACTATGTACTAAGGATAAATCAGAAGTAACTGGACCACATGGCTATTATACAGTATCTACTGGGGTATACTCTTGGTACATGAATCCAAAAATATTTAACTTGTACACGGATTCCTATGAAGTTCCTACTAAGCAGGAGTTTGGATTAGCTCAGGATATAGAAGACTGGAATAATTTTGACTTTAGTGAACGAAGCTATCAGAGCATTCTTGGAAGTATTTTTTATGCAGTCGGTAACAGACTAAGACTAACCAGTCAAATGAGAGTATATATTTACCGTGAATACTTTTCTAATGCTAGATACTATGATTTACTGTCTAAGTACTTAGAAGAAGACCATCTAGGAATTCGTACGTATCTTGAGGACGTTGAAACAAAAGTCAAAGAATATGAAAAGATAAATAAGCTAAAAGAGCTTAGAAATAAGGCTATTGAAGAAGTTTTTAACAACAAAGATAAGGTTTTTGACGTATTTGGTATAAAAATAAAATTGGTTGATTTTTAGGGTAGATACCTCGGATCCTAATTATTATTCAAATAAGTTACTCATGTGAAACATAGAATAACTTTAGGTTACTTAGCAAAAGCTACTAAAATTTTAAGATAAGTTAACGGTATGTACTATAAAGTAGCCTGTTTTAGCTACCTACACGAAAGGTCTTAGGTGAAACAATGGAAAAACTATCTAAAGTCCAAGAACAGAATTTAAAAAGAACTCTTCAAAGTCATGAAGGGTTCCTTAAGCGTCACGCGGATTATCAAGAGAATGGGTATCGTGTGACTTATGATATAAACGACGAGCAAAAGCCAATTAAGCTGGAATATAGAGATTCTCCAAGCACTTCATATTTTGAATTATGCTATCTAGACTGCCTAGGAGATTTGCACTATGTGAATAACCGAGTTATTACTAATAAGTCTTTAGGAGTAATGACTAATTTATCCATGTGGCTTCACGCAAATGTAAGTAATGTTCTGGGGTATAAGCAGTCTAACTAGCGTCATAATAGTTAGTACGCGTTAAAGACTTAACAAGATTATCTAAGGTGTCTATTAGTAAGTAATATTGTTGCTTGTAAGTTGACATAGTGATTTGGTAGTAATTGCTATTAGTTTCTTCAAAAGACTGGCGTAGACTTATATACCGGGTTGCCCAGCGTCTTTCAGACTCTCTCTGAAGATCTGGAAGTAGTTCCTGAATGGATTGGTCAATTAGTGTAACTTGATGTTCTACTCGTAGTCGTGTATCTTCGTTTTCAATGGTATACGCATAGTAGTCATAATAGAAGTGTAACTGTTTAAGCAACTTTTTAAAATTACTAAGATGATTCAATGTAATAATCCCCTTTCAGTATCAAAGCTAATTTAGGCGCTAGGCTCAAGAAAGGAACCGTGTATGGATAAAATTAATTGGGATAAGGCAGAAGAAGATCATGATCAGTACTTGCAGGATATCTCAGGGTATGCTTTGAACTGGTCAAACAACTTAACTGTGGAAGATCAATTAAAAGACTGGAAAGTATCTATTAAGGAAGCTATTGAAGAAAATAAAAATCAGGGACGTAAAGGGTACAAACTTAGCTGGGGGTGGAGCTATCACAGTGAAATAGAACGTAGCCTACAGGATGCTTTACATGATATTAGCCCATGGTTTACTAAACGGCGAGTTCGAAAAATACGAAATAAGGTTAAATGGTGGGATCCTGTGTATTTTCGCCAGTTTATGTATCTAATCTGTGACCGAGGAAAGTCCAGACAGTATAACGAAGTCAAGAAGAGTATTAAGAGTATCTCAGATTATTTTGATAGTATTGTCCCATGGAGTCAGGAAAAAGAGGATCATTGGGTCCGAGAAAGTACACCAAAGTACCGAGATATTATCTTAAGCTATGACGACAAGCAAATAAAAGCACTAATCGTGTATACCATTTGGGTCGCTTTTCATAAGTACTACGAGGGAGTAGAGGAAGACAAGGGAGCTATTAAACAGGTTCATGAACTAGAGTACTTCTACAGTATGCTTCTAGTTTCTCAGTTAAACAATCCTGTGCTCGCTAGTAAACAAGCAAATGCTTTAGAGGCTGGAAGGTACTTGGCAGAACATCTTGATGGTTGGTGGGACTAGCCATATTTCAGTTGACTTGAAAGATATTTAGGATTATAATTAGGAATATAAGAAAGAAGGCACGAGTATGACAAAGTATTTTTTCACTTCAGAACAAGACGAAGATGAGTTTATCGAGGAAACAGCTAAAGACGTAGATAAATTCCTTGATGGGATACCTGACAAATTCTTTGACGAATGGGATCGTGCAGAGTTCCTACATGATCTGTATCACATTACACAGGCACCGCTAACAGAACACCAGAAATATATCTCACTTGAGATGATGATTAAGAAAGAGTATGAGGATAAAAATAAACATATGCTTGATAAACTAAAAGATAAGTAGTAAAATGGATACTAAGGAGAGGATATTGTGTCAACATTTTCAGTAGATGCTTATAAATTACCGGACGACTATTTTTTAAAAGGTCTAAATGGCGAAGGAACTGAAAAATCAGAGACAACTTTCAGGACTCCCGAGGACTGGATGAAAAACTGTGCTGAAAGACTTAATAAATTACAGAAGGGGCTTGATAATATGGCAAAAGATATTAAAGTAGGAGACACTGCTAAATTTGAAGGAACTGTAAAGGATATTCAATATGACCAAAATGGTAACCCAACAGGTTACACTATCGTAGATGAGATTACCGGCATAGGATCGCCTATTCCTGGGGCAGTAGTAGACAAAGTAAACGATTATCCAGAAGTACCAGTTAATATTGCTAGATTACTTAACCCCAGTTTTGAAGTTCCTTTAAAGAATGAGGGACACGCAGTATACACTGGTGACGACACATACCTTAATCTTGTATTCTATCTAATCAATTCTGATAGTAGTAATGTGGATTGTATGAATTGGATTGATAAGCATGAAGAAGAGTTTCATCAGGCATATTATCATGGGTTTACTGTGACCAAAGAAAGAAAATATTTCTATCCTGTCCCTTATACTAAGGGCTTCTACTATACTCATCCAGATCAAGTTGATCACTCAACCTTATTAGGAACTGTTAGTCGTAGTGATGAACCCGATAAGGACTTTGCCTTTATCTATCCTAACGTAGTTTGGACAAAAGAACAGCTAAGTGCCCGGGGTATTAGTTTAGACGACGTAGTAGAAGCTGAGGTGGGTTACTAATGACAGATTGGAGCATTACTGCTGGTGGAAAGACACTAGGTACCTATATTGAGGACGACAGTAGTTGGAATCCCCGATGGTGGGGTTCGCCACAAGGAGATTACCTGGTTAAAGCAACTCTTTCAAAAGGGAAACACTGGGCTATTTTGCCTACTTATACGAGTCGATTTGGTTCTCCCTTACCCGGAGACTATACAGAAGCTTACCTTTCCTATGAACTGGATAGTATTTTTAAAAATAATTATATCGAGCAACCAAAGGGTAATCTATCGGATTATGCAGACCACATCGTTAACGATAAACTTAATAACAATCACGGGTCACCTATAGAATATGCTAAAAAGTATATAGCTTATTATAATGATTTTCAGGATAAGCAACTGCCAGAACTGTCTAAAAGTGAACAAGAGAAACAAAAAATTGACTTTGAAGTAATTAGTGTGGAAGACGCTAAGAAACAGATTGTGGACTATCTAAGTACCTTAGAACCTTATGATGATTCTAAAGAATGGTTTAAAGAAGATAAAACTAACAGATCTGCTGATAGTGAATGGTGGGTTTATTTTGTAACAGATGGGACTCTTGGTCTAGTTATGCAAGGCCTATATAGTGCAAAATTAGAGTTTGAAGAGTACCTAGATAAAGAAGGGAAAAGTATTGAAGACTTTGATATCTGGGTATATGACGATGATGTGGTAGGGCCTACTGAGGATATATCATATAATCACAACAAAACTTATATATACGCGATTAAGAAGGACAAATAATTAGTAATAATATCTAATAATAGAGGTCATCTGATTAATTTTAGGTGACTTTTTTGTTTTACCCTATTGACTTGGCCATTAGAAGTGCTATAATAATAGATGTAAACAAATAGCTATGAAAAAGGAGACTAGTTATGGATAGTGATTTACGTGCAAAGATTAAGCAGATTGTAACCAACTATAAATGTATTGCTTACAAAGCGGCTATAGCTGATAGTAAGGAAATTTATAATCTGGCGTTAGATACAATGATAGATGATATTATGGATACTACCTATGAAACCATTAAGGAGGCATGGCTAAATGAGTAACTATGGAGTCATTCCACAACCAGAAGATTTGAAACAATTTAGTGAAACAGCAATTAGTCACCAAGTACCTGTAGTAGGAGATATTTTAGACCTGTTAGTATCTAGGCACTTATTAAGTCAAGTATCCAAGCACAATTGGGGGTACAGTCCATACCCAGATACCTTTAGTATTCCTTATAACCGGGAGGGATTCTATCACTACGATAAATATGAATTAATCTGCACACTACACATTTTTAGCGAAGAAGCTATTAAACTAGGGACTAAAAACTTAGTTACTAAGCTACAGTCATTAGGGTATACAGTAGAGAAACTCTATGATGAAGATGGCGAAATTGGACTAGCTATTACATGGGAGGGACAACAAAATGGTTAAATTTGAAATTGGCAAATACATTATTACAAATGATACAATGAATTATATTCTAAGTAAGACTGGGGTCACCGCTGAGGGGACTCCATTAAAACAACCGGTGACTATGGGATTCTACTCAGACTTAAAGCACTGTTTGAAAGCTATTAAGCGCGATATTGTTATGAATGGAGATACCATGATTACTAACTTTGATGAGTTACAAGCTAAAGATAAAGAGATTGAAAAGCAATTTGATGAATATTTAAGTAAGCAAGTGGGGGAATACTAAAATGTTAACACAAGAAGAATTTGTTAAAGCTGTAAATGAATTAGATGTTCCGGAAAGTACAGGTTACCGGGCTTTTCCTGATTATGATGGAACTATCACTGTTTGGTACAAGAATGGTACCCAACAGGTAGCGTCTATTAATAATGCACAGCATAGTTTACTCATTACAGCTTGGATCACTCCTGAGTTATTTGACTTGATAGAGGAATATACGCAAACACCAGTAGAGTATCGTAAGCAAGTAAAACATTATGCTTATATTATTGAACCACATGATCCAGAGGAAAATTGTGTTCCAGTGTTAATCAAGGAAGCTGAGGGTCAATGGATTATTGATAAAGGATACTTATATGAAAGCTCTGATGGTCGGTGGATTGAAACTAGGGAAGATTCAGATAAAGTAGGGTTCACTGATGAAGAAATTACAGAATCTCCTCTTTTCCTAAATCGTTCTATGTTTACTAAACTGGAAGTATCCATTAATGAAAAATAGGAATACACACTACAAAGCGTTCAATAGATATATCTGGGACGTAGATGCCATTAAGGGTGCTAAAGAAAATAAGAAATATGTATTAAGTAAGTACCGGAGTAAAATTCATAGGCATGAAAGACGGCAAGCTAATTACAATCTAAGAAAAGGTAGGTACATGTAATGAATAACAATCAGTATCCTAAAAACAATGATCTATTCGAACCGTGGAATGACCCAATGAAAAAAGATGATCCATTTGCATGTTGGAATGATCCTTTTGGTCACGGAGACTATCGAGATGAATGTATTAGTTGGAGATAAATATAACTAGGAATAGGGGGAATAACTAAGTTGAAGTCAATTCTAGATATGACTGCTGGTAGTCGCATGTTCTGGTGGGATAAACAGAATGAAAATGCTACCTTTGTAGATAAACGCGATGTAGAGTATGAATTACCTGATCGTACAATTAAGGTACATCCTGATATTGTAGCAGACTGGACTAAGAAGTTACCATTTTCAGACAATATGTTTCACATGGTAGTCTTTGATCCACCTCACTTGCTTCACGCAGGTGATAATAGTTGGTTAAAGAAAAAGTATTGGGTACTTAATAAAGATACATGGCAAGATGACTTAAAACATGGGTTTGATGAAGCATTCCGGGTACTTAAACCTTATGGTACCTTAATCTTTAAGTGGAATGATGACCAGATTAAAGTACGAGAAGTGTTAAAAGCAGTGGGGTATACCCCTTTATTTGGTGATAAGCGAAGTAAAACTCACTGGTTAATCTTTATGAAACTAGGATAGGAGATATAAATATGGTAGAACCTTTTTGGGTAAGATTTAAGCGTAAATTGAAACAAGCACTTTGCTTTCATCACGACTGGTATTATTGGGTAGATGGGAAGCATCGTACTTGTGAAAAGTGTAATAAAACCGAGGTGATAAAATAATGGAGTCAGCTAAGGGCCCATATGGTAACAGAGATAATAATCAATGGTATACTACTATATTGCTTAAATATGGATCTGTCGTGGATTAAGAGCTATTATAGGAATGCACTAAATCTTGTGGGTGGTACTTTGACTCTATGTATTAGACGGCATCTAGATATAGGAGAAAACATTATGAAAAATAGAAAAATTGAGACTTTATCAACAGTATTTGGGGATATTGTAAGGTTTTATACGGGTGAACCACTAGGGTTTCTCTATGGTAATCCAGTAAAAAGTATTGAGTTGATAACAGGAGATCAAAGTTCTGAAATTAGCCATTCCCCTTATCCTCATTCTAGTAGCTACTACAAAGTAGTAGGATTAAATGGGGAACTTAAATTGTTACCAGAACGCGCTTACTATGCAGGATACGGAAAGGAATATGAAGTCGATGAATAGAGAACAAGATGATTGCCCGTACTGTCATGAACCGTTTAAGGCACTATACTCAGAATCTGATGATTTATATGGGATTATTGAGCATAAAGTCTTTGGAGTATATGCTGATGAAAAAGTGCTTGCAGAATTAAGACCCCCGTACTGCCCACAATGTGGAAGAAAGTTAGGTGAAGACTAATGACACCAGAATTTAGAGTGTGGGATACTGAGAATAACCTATACAGTACTAATCAGGTCTTCTATTATATGTCACCAGAGGGTGAAGTATATGATAGTAGTTTTGGTGAAATTGATAGCAATGTTACTAACACAGTTATTGTTGAACAGTACACTGGATTGAAAGATAAGGATGGTAACAAGATTTTCGAAGGCGATATCTTGAAACTTAGTTATGATGATCCAAAAACATATTTATACACGGATGAATATGACTGTAACCCGAAAATAATTCCACCTAAGACAGTCACACGTACAGTAAAAGTAATTAATGAAAAGGGTGCATTTAGGGTTATAGCACTGCACATTAAATTATATGTCACGAGATTATTGTGTGATGTTGACCAAGGACGTGAAAATATTGAGATTATTGGTAATGTTCACGAAAATCCAGAATTGTTGGAGGTAAATAAATGACACCAGAATTTAGAGCATATGATCTAGAGGACAATGATTATTTAGAAGATGACGCTACTTTATTCTCCATAGTAGCTGACAGTAGCTGGGATATGCTTGATCCTCATGATGTAGTCTGGGAACAGTACACTGGATTAAAAGATAAGGATGGTAACAAGATTTTCGAAGGAGACATTGTTCGCATCTCAGTGGAACTCAATAGTGAAATTAGTGGATATGCAGAAGTTGTTTTTGAATCTGGATCTTTTGTTATAAAAGGTGAGATTATGAAGCAAATACTTTTTGATGGCGTACTATATGATTCCTATTCCGACTGGGATGATCGTCTTTCCCTTTATGATGGCGCATGCGTAGTTGTAGGAAACGTTCACGAGAATTTAGATTTACTGGAGGCAGAGGAATGAACCAATTTACTACCAAGCTAGTTGAGAAAGTTCGGTATTTTAATGCTGAGATGAATTAACGTCTTGAGCGACCACTATTATAGTTGGTAGTATAATCAGATGTTAGACATGATGATAAAGCGTTATGAAAACAATCCAGAAGCGCCTTTTCTGGGAGCCTATACTCTAGATAAACTATTACCAACTTTAAAATGTGAATACCATTTCTTAAAAAACGCTGAATCTACCAGTTTGCAAAACACTAATCAGGACTTGGTTGAAGCTTATAAGAAATTCTTTAGAGAACACAAAGGATTTCCTAAGTTTAAGTCTCGTAAATTCCCTAAACAGAGTTACCAATCAAAAATGGGAATTAGCAAGGCTTCAACAAATTATTTAAAGCTACCTAAGATTGGTGTTGTTAAAACCAAAGGACAAATACCAGACTGTAAAATTAATAGGGTTACTATTCGGTTGTCTTCAACCAATAAGTATTATGCAGTTTTGTTAGTTGATACAGAAATTGATAGTATTCTTAATACAGATAATCAAGTAGGTATTGATATGGGAGTATCTGATCTAATGATTACTAGTGATGGTGTTAAGTATCCCACTATCAGATTTGATAAAATATTAGCTAATAAGAAACATTACTGGGAGAAACGACTAGCGCGTAGAAGATTACAGGCTAAGAAAGAAATTGCATGGGATAAACATAATAAAGTATCAGAGCCACGCGATTTAGCAGACTTTAAGAATTATCAAAAAGCTAAAATTATGGTAGCTAAGTACAGTGAGAAAGTAGTTAACCAGCGTAATGACTATCTTCATAAGCTAACAAAAGATCTAGTAGAACAGTATGATGTGATTAAAATAGAAGATTTGAAAACCAAAAATCTTCTTAAGAATCATAAACTTGCTAGAGCAATTGCTAACCAAAGTTGGAGAGAACTTAGGAAACAATTAGAGTATAAATGTGAGTGGTATGGGAAACAATTAGTCATTGTTAACCCCAGAAAAACATCACAGATTTGTTCTAGTTGTGGTTATGATGATGGTAAACATACCTTAGATATTAGACAATGGACTTGTCCTAAATGTGGTACACACCATGATAGAGATATCAATGCGGCAATTAACATTTTACAAGCATCACAAAGATAAAGACTAACATGGGCTGGGGCAGCCCTTAGTAAATAGCTGTAACCTCTAGGTATTTTAGGGTACCCAAGCATGCAGTGTTCCTAGAAACCCGTGTTTTTAAACACGGTGTAGTTCATAGAATACAAAGAAGATGCACTAGAACAAATTGATGCCCTTGAACAAGGACAAGCTAATAACTGTAAGAAATTTAGATTAAAAGAAAGAGGTACTAACAATGACAAATAGAACTATACGAGAGCTATATGAAATGGATAGTGATGATGAAAACGCTAGTGTTTTAGAATCTGTCATTCTAGGTATGGAAGAGCAGCATGAGATCCTCCAAAATGGACTACCTCAAGCCATTGACCAGGAAATTAAATGGAGTAAGGAACACAAGGATTCCTATGATATATCTGAAGAGTATTATAAGGGATATATTAAAGGACTAGAACAAGCTAAAATTTTATTTGATCAAATTAAAGATATCTAATTAAATTACCCCTTGACACCAGATATGTTGAGGGGTATTATTATGTATGTAAACAAGAAGGAGGAAGTACTTTGAATAGACATGAAAGAATCATGAGCTTAGATAAGTTACCAGATAATGTTGATAAAAAGAAGATTGATGAGATATTTGATGACTACTACAAGAAATTAGCAAAGGAAAGAGAGAAAACTATGAGTTGTTATAAAAAAGATGATAAGGTTCTGGCATTACTAACAGTGAAGGATGTTGATTGGTCACAGTCAAATATGAATTTGCCTTACAAGTTGAGAACTAACGATGGGAATGATGTTTGGGTATCTGAAAAGGAGCTTCGTGCTAACTTTAATGATGTCTTCGAATCACAGGATAAGTGGGAAGAGCCTGTTAGTTACGATGATTTATTTCGTATGCAGAATGTTCAATCACGATTATATGGTATCTGGCCAGCACTCCATGAAGTTACCCGGCAGGTTTATTCGCATACCAAAGATGATAATATTCGTAATAAGGACTCATGGAATAGAGTATTAGATCAATTAAACACCGCTAAATTCCTTGTAAATAAAGTAACAGAATTCATGGAATTAGAACGCGAAGAAGATTTTAAGGTGGTTAAGAAAGATGAAGAATCTAAAGGAACGACTAAATAATGTTGTTGAAGAAAACGACAAACTCGTTAAAGCACGCGAAGATGAAGAGTATCAGCATTTCTTAAAGCACTATGAAAGGCGCATGGAAACTGTATCCGATAAAGTTGTAGTAGCTTCAGCTAAGGTATTGTCAGAGACGGGTAAAAAGGCGACTACTGCTGTATTGTTTAGCTGTTTTGGTCCGCATGAATACCCTGTTAGTCCAGTTAGTCACAATTTGTTTCGAACAAAGTATTATCAGCAGTTCATTGGACGCGATATAAGTTATATTGATACAAATAATCCAAAGATCGTTAGGATTAGTTGTGATTTAATGTATAGTGCCTTTGAAGAACTTTTAAGCAACTTGAAATACGTTAGTAAATACCTAGGTGTTCCTGCTTATGGTCGTCCATTGCAGTCTCTGATTACTTCCCCTAGTCCTATATTTATTCCCTTAATAAACGTGTCTAGTCTTAATCCAAGTGAAAAAGAGGTAGATAGAGACGGACGCTCTTATAGGAAAGTGATTGTTCTTGATCTGACAAAAGGTATGGGAACAGGAGAGGGGCAACCGGCATAACGAAGGAGAATACAAAAATGAAAATTAAACTGCATAGTATTACTACAGAGGAAAGTGAAGTAGCAGAAGGGTTTGGAGATGAGGAGCATACCAGATCAGATGAGCTTAACTGTCTACGGGTTTACATGGGATTTTGGGTATCTGTATACTCTACCGCTAGTGTCTGCACCAGATTTTGCTAACTGGATTGCTCAACAAGATTACTCGGTAGAAGAGATTAGTAAGCTGAGTGATAACAGCCTGTATTATCGGTATCAGTGGTTGGATAAACAAATTAGTAAATTTTTAGAAACACAGGAGGATACTGATGAAGGTTAAATACTGGTATTATTTAATAGAGTTTGAAATTAGACTGGCGCTAGGGTTTATGACATCCCTTGGGAGTTTATTTCTTTATCAGCAAGCTACAGGTCACATGATGTCATCATTATTATTACTAATTACCACTTCTTTTTTAACTACAGGGGTAGTTAATGGGTTAATCAACTTTGAAAAGTGGTTTAGTAAACATGCGGAGGCTGACGATGACAGATAATTTTAAGAAATACTTACTGATGGTACTTTCATTTTGTTTGATTGGAGGTGCTGTCTACACTTATCAGGACTACAAGCACTATAATAACATTAGCATATCTTTAGCATCTACTAAAGAAAAGGTTGTCTATCAGGGGTTTGATGGTAAAACTACTCGGTATCATGTTCTAGGTGATCATGGATCAGCTAAACAGGTACAGAAAATGGCGTCATCAAGTATTACCTATAGTGTCGTTCTAGGATTTGTAGGCGTCTTAGTTCTCGTACTACTTACAGCTGTATGACCTTGAATTGCTACTATTAAATCAGAGAAAGAAGAGGAAAATAATGAAAGTAATTAATTCAGATACAAGTTATATGATCCAGAACTCAGATAATATTGCGGTCTTCGACGATCTTCCCAAAGGAACTTACAGTGTGAGCTTTTCACCACAGCGAGGATTCTGGTTAGAAGTACAAGATAACTTTAAAGTTACTCAAAAGTTATATGGTAAGACAAATGACCGAATTGAACACGTGCTATCTATGTTTAACCACAAGGATAAGTCTACAGGAGTTATTCTTTCAGGTACTAAAGGTATGGGCAAGACAATGTTTGCTAAACGGTTATCCCAGAGAGCCTTAGATCAAAGCTTACCAACAATTATGGTAAATAACTATGATGATGGTATTGCCGAGTTTCTAAGTTCTATTAAGACGCCTGCTGTAATTATCTTTGATGAATTTGAAAAGAGCTTTAAGAATCATATGGATAGTATGCTTACCTTATTCGACGGGTTAAACACTTCTAAGAAGCTATTTGTGATCACTGCAAATAATCTAACTAATCTATCTGAATACTTGATTAATCGTCCTGGACGTTTTCACTATCTCTTTGAGTTTGACCAAGTATCCTCACAAGTGGCTTCTGAGTTTATCCAAGACCACGTAGAGAATGCTAATGAAGATACTCTAAAAGGTATTCAGAGTCTAAGTTCACGGATTCCAATTACTTATGATTACCTAGATGCTATTTCAGATGAGTTAAATGTAGGTACAAGTCTAAAAGATGCCCTAAATATGTTGAATATCAGTACTGATGGTGGTGGTAAATATACTGTTAAAGTATTTTTAACAAATGGGGAAGAATTTCCAATGCCCTCGGTTATTGAAAATTGGGATTCTGATTATGATATTAACTTTGAGGATGGAAACTTTGTTTTAGAAACTCCTCGAAAAAACGTAAATTGGCCAGATTATGATATTAAAGGTGACGTGGTTGTTAACGTAAAAGTACCACGTTCAATGTTTACTTATAACGTAAATTCAGGATTCTCTGAGCTTTCTCTTGAAGATTCGAGTATCAAAAATAAGCTAGAAAGTCTAGATGATATTATTTTAAAACTTTATCATTATGTTGAAAATGATGGTTGGAAAGTCGCGGAGAAACTAAGCATTGCTAAGATTGCTTTCAAGTCTGTTCCACGTTCGTTTAACAAGGTATTTTAAAAAGGAAGGAAATAAAAAATATGCTAGAATATAGAGTACAGTATTATAAGTTAGTTGCAGAGCCATCTAAAGGGTTCATTTTAGAACCTGAAACAGAAACACGAGTTACCGGGTCTAACGAGGAGAAAGTTAAAGCGTACCTACGTAGCCTACAGGATAGATTTAGATCTGTAAATGATTCTGTAGATTCTGTAACTAGTTATTACGATAACGACGCTGCTAAAGTGTTTACAGCAACAAATAGTTGGAATGAGGAAACTGCTAAAATGGTAATTACTAAAGTAGATACCATAAATTTAGATGACACCTGTAAAGAATCAACTAAATTTGTTGCTACAACCCCAGATAAAGATGAACAAAAGTACTACATTGCTTTTCTGTGGGAAAATGGAGGTATCTCATTTTCTATGGAGAAAGAAGACGGTGTACAATATTTTGTGGATGCAGATGAGTTACTAATGTCTCCTAAGGGTAATCAACGGTACCTATTTACAAAGGAGGAAGTCAAGGATAAACTTAGTCTTAATCCATATCTGACATGGGGTTACTATCAGGCAGTTCCTTACAAAACTCTCCAATGAGTTTAAGACATACTAGAGCAGTAGAAAAGAAAGGAATAATGATAATAATGAAAAATATTATTAGAAATATTATCATACTCATTGTATGGATATTAACCATACCTATTGGAATACTGAGTAAGATACCCATGACACTTGTGTGGATACTGATAAATGTTACAAGAGCACTACTGGTATTACTAAGAGTCGATCAACATTACTACTATTTTAGCTTAGAGGAGTCGCGAGAATTCCTTGGTGAATCCCTGATAGATATGTTCACGTCATAATTATAATAAGGAGGAAATCTCATGATTTATTTTACAGCAGATACCCATTTCAATCATCAGAATATCTTAAAGCTTTGCAATCGTCCTTTTAAGACTATTGAGGAACATGATGAAGCACTTATTAAGAACTGGAATCATGTAGTAAAGCCTAAAGATGAAGTATACATTCTTGGAGACTTGATTATGACACGTTCCGGGGAAAAGGCAAATAGTCTATTAAAGCAACTTAATGGGAAGAAGTACCTTATTATAGGGAATCATGACACCTACTTAAAAGATCCTGAGTTTGATACTTCATTATTTGTATGGATCAAATACTACTATGAACTACGTTACACCCATAAAAGTATCATACTATTTCATTATCCGATCTTAGAGTGGAATGACTTCTATAAAGGATCTATTCATCTATACGGTCATGTTCATAATCATTCCGAAGAGTACTTTAAAAAGACTTTGAGTAAACGGGCAGTTAACGTGGGTGTAGACCTGACGAATTATACTCCCATTAGCATCGACGAAGTTATTAAATTAACTAATTAAGGTATTGCACAAGAATGTTATTGTGGTATACTTGATTCATAGATAAAGGAAAGAAGGAATAATAAAGATGTCAGAAGATGCAACAATTACTTATAATACTGAGAAGTTCTTTAAGCAACTAAAGGAAAACGTTAATGATCACGGATTTCTGAAGACTATAGACCATGTAAAATTTGAACACCATTGGAAGACTCTATACAAGATGCGAGATAAAGCTGAGAAAGCCGGTCAAAAGCATAAAGTTGAGAAGCTGGATATTACTATTCAGTGTAACGGAAGTGTCTCTAAGTTACTCGATGCCGGATTTAATAAGACTATTAGTATTAAAAAGCTAAATACCATCTTTGACCAGCTCGCAGATAAAGACGTGGCAATTTTCCCCTTAGAAGATTACACTGGGGATATTCCTGAAGAAGTTGCGGATAAGATTGAAGCAATTAATGCCCAGGAGTTATTTGATGGAATGATTGTTATCGGAACTGATTATACTGGTGAAGACAAGAAGTACATTACTAAGCAACGAGACCCTGTGCTTTTTGGGCTCTTAGGAGACGCTAAGAAGGAAAACTGGCTCCCAGAATTGTTCTTTATTGCTGACTGGGAAGATGACTATGTAGGACTTACCCTAGACGAGATGGTGGAAGCGTACGAACGTAGTGGTGCTAAGGATAAGCTAGTAACTAAGCCGGCAATTGTGGGCAAGTTTGATAAACACGTAGATAATCATCTTATGGGGGACATTAAAGGTGTTAAAATCAAGTAGACTTCATCAAGCAGACTATACCGTAAAATATGGTATATCTCGAATGGAATCATCAAATAATGCTTATCACAGTTTAAAAGAAGCTCTCAAGAGCATGCCTATTGGAAAACCTAGTGGTGTTTTTAAGATTACCCCTTTGAATAATGAGGGGATAACCCTAGATGCTTCAGTAGGTAACTATAAAACACATGAAGTTTACTCTAAAGGGTTTCATAGTCTAAAACTGTGCTTATGGGCGATGCTAGATGAGATTAGACCACAGGCAAGTATGACAATGCTAGTTAATCACGGTAGCTATGTAAACTATACGACGCCGCCATCTTATATCCAAAGAATGTTTCCCACCGCTCGGGTAGTTGAACATAGCAAGCTAATAACAAATAGCACAATGGGACTGGAGCTAGCAGTCTGGCGTAACTCGTGGTCTTGGAAGGATGATAGATTTGGTATACCTCGTCTAGTCCATTCCGGGAACTTACCTATGGACGCCGGCATTCTAGAGCTAATTAGTAACTTCAACTATGGCAAAGCAGATACTCAAGACCTCGAAAGAACTTATGGGGTACTATGCGAGTGCTGTGGTAAACCAATTGAACATAGCGGTCGATTACTAGGGAATACCTTGTGCAACACTTGCAATCAAGAACTAGCACGGGATCTTAGACAGTCAAAAATAGCAAATGCTTATCGACTCCGGGATTCAATGGGTGACTATCATGGAAACTATTTAAAACATCTAGCATGGTGTTAGGAGGCTAAAAATGATAAGTTCAAAGATTAAATGGTCCATACGAGAATATGAAGTTAGTGATATGTCCATAGATGAACCGTTAATGCAAGTTGCAGAAACTGAGGTTACTAGTAGTCATAAGCCCGAACTATATGATTACCTTGATAAGCTGTTAGAAAACTACTTGATTAATATGCGTAGGTTATTTGGGAATATCTATGATTATAGTATTCATGCCAATTTTAAATTAGGTTATGCTTACGCTAAAGTATTTGATTCAGACGGTCAATTAATCTATAAGATGGAGCTTGTCAAGGTAGACCAAGTAGACTTAGAAGATTTACACATGAACGAGTCAATTAATAAAATCGTTAAGGAGCACGCTAATGATAAGCACCAATTAGTAGCCACACAAGAAAAAGATATTAAAAGAAAGAGTTATTAATAATGGCAAATAGAACTATTACTATTACACTAGACGTTGCAACATGCTTATTCTATAAAGGTACTTATGAAGACTTAACTCGTGTGGCAAGTACTGACCATGTGTCTTATGTAAAGCTATCCCAAGATAACCAGTTGTTTAAAGTTCGGACCACTAACGTGTACTTAAAGAATAATCATGATGATTACTTCTATTTTACTGAAGTAGAAACTTCAGCAGAAACAAACGTTTGGGATACCTTCTTCCTTAATAAGGATTACCCAGCGGTGTTGTGGCATGATAAAGATCGTAAGGCTCCAGTAGAGTTATTCCCATGTTCTAAAGAAGATATTGGAGTGTATCCAGAGGAAACGGATGCAGAACACGTAGAAAACCCAAGGGTTACTAAGTTCATTAACTACTTAATGGATGCTGTTACTAAGGACTTCATCTTGTCTAAAGAAGAGTCTAAAGAGCTAAAGGATTCTCTAAGTGAAAAGTTAACAGCGGCAAATTATAAGATTTTTTAAGTCAACCAATAAGCGTCCTTTCTATATACGGAAGGGTGCTTATTTTAGTCTACTGGTTTCTTTAGAGTACGCAAGTAAGGAACTCTATTGACTACTTAGTCAACAAAACAACTTGAGAGAGAATACCGATAAGGACCTTCATAGTACTATCAGAAACCCAGAAGAAATCTATTGACCGGTTAGTCAAGAGATAGCTTAAGATATAGATACTTTGTAGGTACTCAAGTCTTACTAAAGTCTATTGACTAGAGAACTTATTAAAGGAACTAGAAAGATACTAGAGATACTTTAAAGGACTTAGGAGTCTATTGACTAGAGAGTCAACTTGAGAGATAGATGAATAACTAAGGGTCTATTAATAAAACTGTAAGGACTTTATAAAAGCCTAGAATAAGACCTTTAAAGAAGATAGCAACCGCTAAATGTCAACTGTCAATTTCTAACTATCCTGCAATAACTACTAAGCCGACTTAGGCGTATTCGAAAAGGAACTTGAGGAAACTTTAAAGGATCTTTGAAAGCTATTAACTATGGACTTATTAAAGATACTAGAAGATACTCTAAAGTACTTAGAAGTCTTGTTGACTAGTGAGTCAACTTGAGAGAGTCTGAAAAGGGCTTAATCAATTTTGAGTTTTTTTGAAAGTAGGCTTTCCCTAAGAATTCCCGTTTCAGTAAACTAGTAAAACTGGTCAAGAACCCTTGATAAGACTGGATAAGACGTCCGTAAGTCGTTTTAGTGAGGACTCTCGTTTCAGTCCTTTAAGCCACTGAAAATAAATTTAGAATAATCCTTGACAGTTATACTAGAAGATGGTATACTGAAGTTGTTCTTAAGAGTACTGCAAAGTCCTTGCTGTTACAGCAAGCTAATAATGTAGACTTAAAAGCATGGGGTCGGACCTTGTGTGTGCTTTCGCTAAGTACCTTGGTGGACAGGGATTGGTTATCCCAGGGACTTTGAGTATCTTATAGAGCAGATTACCGGATAGTGATGATAAGGCTATCCGGTTTTATTATCCCCGAAAGTCCATTATGTGTACTTTACTTGTAAGGTACCTTAGAAGTCCGTAGAGAGACTTTAAAGTAATCCTAGGTAAATACATAGGAAATACTGTAAAAGACTTGTATGAAGACTTGAGGGTACTTTGAGAGGACTGTGGTGGGTGTACCTATAGCAAGACTAGCAAAAGTACACATAATAGACTATTAGAGGTTCATCCCCTTAGACCACTCTAAAACACTCGTGAGTACCTTTTAAGGACTTAATAGGTAAATACATAGAAGACTAGCTAAAGAACGTCTATGATGACTTTAGGGCACTTGCAAGGCGCTTTAGAGATACAAGGGGATGTCATAAAAGTAAACTTAGGGGTTGACAAGGTGCTCTGGAAGGTCTATGATAGAAATCAAGATTTACTTAAGGAGTCCTTGGTAGTTACTAGTACGGCAACTTAGAGAGTAACGCGGAAGACTCAAGTATATCTTGCATGGTTTTTGTGCACATACTTTACTGGCTAGTATCTCAGTGGGACTTTATTAAAGGAGCCTCAGCTGAGAATCTAGAAGTGCACAAAAGATCCTTCTAGTCCTAGAAGTCCTCACGGGTAAAACTGTGGGGACTTTTTGTGTTTTCTAGGGAATGACTAGGACTATGTAGTACCTTTGCAGTAGCTGTAAGCAGACAAAAAGTTTGTTTTCGAGGAACCTGGGGATGAGCTTAGGAAGTCTGTGCAGTACGTCACAATCTAAGGAATCCTAAACGAATTTCATATAAGGGGAAAGTCATCCCCAAAGTCCGCTAAAGACTGGTATAATAGGATTCCTTAAAATCATGGTACTTAGTGAAGACTTGTACAAACTAGGGAAGTTTCCCTATGTAGTCCCCTAAATGACCCCCTGTAAATACTAATCAGTAGACTTGAAGGACTAAATAGGAACTATGTAGTACCTTTGCAGTAGCTGTAAGCAGACAAAAAGTTTGTTTTCGACCTTAGCGAGGTACTCTAGGGGGCTGGGGATGGTCTTTGCGTATTCTGCAAGTACCGCTAAAAGACTGCTGTATCAGTGTTTACAGCGCGTACTTAAATAGTTTCTACCATTAAAAGGACTTTTAAAGGGCTTTGAAATTAATTTAAAAATAGTATTGACAAAGTCCAATGGGTGGACTATGATAGGTGCATAAACAAGAAGGGAAGTAATTAACATGAATTATATTACAGCAGGAACTGTACTGTTTGGACTCTATCAGACCATAAGGAACTTTAAACGGTACCAAGTAAATACTACTACACGGAGGCACAAGGAAGTTATTTATAAAGCCTATTTAACAGACATGGGGTTGCTTTGGTTAGGACTTGCCAGTTTACTTATTTACGTGAACTACTGGATTAATTTAAAATAGTGCTTGACAAAGTCTAATTAATAGACTATGATTAAGACAATCAAGAAAGGGAGTAATACTTATGAATAAAGTATACAATATTGTGGAAAGTAGCTATGAGGTCAAGACAGGGCTTTTTGAAAGTTTTGTCAAGACTTTCGAGAACCGAAAAGACGCTTTAAAGTATTTGAGTGCTAGTGTTAAGGAACTCCAAGACAATTATAAAGACTTGGCAGTCAATCAAGTTACTGATGACAAAGTAAACTATTTTGAACCTAACATAATTCTGCATGGTGCTATTGAATTGCTTGTTAGTTACGTGCATTAAGAAAGGGAGTAATAACTATGAAATATATTATTTTAGGACTAGTCTTATACTTAGCATGGGACTTCAGTAATCCGCTAATATTATCGGCGCTAGTAATCGTGGGAATGATGTGGTACTGTGACAAGGAACATGAAAAGTTCAACAGTAGAAAGTAGGGGGTACTTATGGAAAAGTCAAAAGACTACAAGGGTAAAAAGATACTTATTAAAGACATTGCTCATGAAACGGGTTACACTTTTAAAGATCCACACGAAGCAGATTTAAACTCATTAAATGACTACGGGTACTTTTTGAGTGATCCGCCGCGGGTTATAACTGATTATGGTACCTTTGCGTTACGCAAGGCA